ATGAGAGACGGATACAACATATATAAAAAATACTTAGCAATCAAGTTACATTTTTCAAAAGATGAGTTTGATTTTTTTAAGTATGGAGGAGAAACGAAAGCAAAGTATGAAACATTTATTAAGCGTAATGACAGATATTTCTTTGTCAAGGCAGCCAGAAAGTATGGCAATGATATTGTTGATTATTTTGTTGCTAACTTCATAGGCAACAAAACAGATTATATCAAAGATTTTAGCGAAGATAATTATTTAGAGTGGCGAAAAAGAATAGATGGTTTAACATATTACTTTAAGTTGGATATGGAAAAACTATTGAAGAAAACTGATGGTAACTTTGATAAGATATTTAAATGTTATCGTGGTCAACACCCACCGTTAATTAAAATGTATTTGGCAAAAAAGATTACATTAGAAACTTTATGTATATTGGAAACAATGCTAAACTATACAAGACAGTTTGATAGAGATATAGATGAGACTTATGTATATCCTACAATTAAAAGAAGAATGAAGAAGTATCAACCTTTCATAAAGTTTAATCCAACAAAGATGAAACTAGAATTAAGGAAGATGTTAAGTGATTAAAGGTTGCGTTGGGTTTTCGTACAAACACGGATATCCATGGATAGGACATATGATACTAGTAAGAGGAAAGAGAACAATAAACATACCATTATTATATCCGTTATATTTGCTGTTGACTTTTATGTGGAGACATGATATAATGTTTACTAAAACAAGAGATTTTTAAATGATACAAGAACATCATGTAATTGGAAATGGCGAAAGTAGAAAAGATTTAAATGTTAATGAACTAGATGGCACGACCTATGGTTGTAATGCCATTTATAGAGATTACTATACAGACTATCTATTCAATAAGGATAAACCTATTCAACATGAAATACTTGATAGTCAATGTTGGAAAGATAGAAAAGTAATTATACAAACTAGATGGTTTGGTCAAGGTCATTATAACGAGGCATATGGTACAATGTCATTATGGAAAGATATGTTAGGTACAAATGATTTTACAGATTGTGGTTCAGCGGCACTTACATATGCCAGTACGAGAGCAAAGTCTTTTGGTGGTGTTGTAAACATGTATGGTTTTGATTTTGATAAAGCAGATACAACTTATGTAAATAACATATATAAAGGAACACCTAATTATTCTGATAGAGTAAATCAACGCAAAGGTGTCACTAAAGAATTTTTAGAGTGTATAGAAAAATTTAAAGATGTACAGTATGTTTATCACGGTGATAAATTACCTGACTTGTTAACAAAATATGAGAATGTAAGATGAAATTATTAGGTATTAGATTATGTGACCACGATAGTAATATTACAATTACAGATGGCACTAAGGTACAATATCATAAAACAGAAAGACACTATGGTGTTAAACATCATCATTTGCCATTTGAGAAATTAAAAGATTATCTTACTGAAAAAGGTATTGACTTATCACAAATAGATGACGCAGCTATTGTAGTTGATGAACAAAACATAGAGAAGGTACATAGTTTAGTACAGTTAGGTCTTAAATGTAAAATAGAAAAAATAGACCACCATTTAGCACATGCATTGAGTGTCTGGCCGATATCTAACACGGAAGAAAATACAACAGATTTTATATTAGATGGTTATGGTGACTATAAAGTACATCACACAATTTTAAAATACCAAAAAAGAAAACATGTAGAGTGGAACTTAGATGAAATGAAAAGTCTAGGTATGCAGTTTGGTGAGTTTGGTGCTAATATTGGAATGAAAGGTAATGATATAGACTTTGCAGGTAAACTTATGGCATTGAAAAGTTGGTATTCAAAAGATGTACAGTTTTGTAATTCTTTAAATAATATACACTTTGTTAATGTACAAGAAATATTTAATTTTAATAGATGGATTGAACATAAAGGTTCTAGGTATGTGGCAGAGAATACAAAGGTAGAATGGTTTGCTAATTTACATATGTGGTTAGAAAGTACAATTACAAAGTATTTTAAATTGTATGCTAAACCAGATGATAAGATATCTTTTTCAGGTGGCGTGGCACAAAACATATGTTTTAATGAACAACTAGGTAAGTATTTTAAAAACTTATCAATACCACCTCATGCTAATGATGAAGGATTATCTTTAGGTGCAGTTGAGTATTTAAGAAAAAAACATAATTTAGAACACTTTGACAACTCAGGTTTCCCTTATTGGCAATCAGATGAGGCACCAGAAACTACAGCGAGTTCGTCAACAATCAAACAAAGTGCTGAACTGTTAGCACAAGGTAAAGTATTAGGTTGGTATCAAGGACATGGCGAAGTAGGACCTAGAGCATTAGGTAACAGGTCAATCTTAATGACGCCATGTATAGGTTCAAAACAAAGAGTAAACGAAATAAAACAAAGAGAAGATTATAGACCATTTGGTGCGTCTGTACTTAAAGATAAAGCACATATATATTTTGATATAGAAGATAGTCCACACATGTTATATTCTTGTAATGTAAAAGATGATAGATTAAAAGAAGTAACACATGTTGATGGTAGTTGTAGACCACAAACAGTTGATGGTAACAATCCTGTCTTTGAAGAATTATTATATGAAGTTGAGAAGTTAACAGGTCTACCTGTGTTATTAAATACATCTTTAAATATACAAGGTAAACCTATCTGTGGTAATATAGAACAAGCAAAACAAATTAAAGGACTAGACAATCTAGTAATTGGTAATGACACAAGAAGTTAAAATATTAAAATACGATATTACTAATTTTGTTGCATGTCCTGTACTTCATGCTAAAACAGATTTTAATTTAAATGAACGAGAAGATTTTATATTAAGAGAAATGGCAGGTTTTAAAGATATACCTAAAGATGAAAAATATGGCGTTAATGTATCTGGTAATCATACACTACTTGACACATATGGCATGGAAAGAGTAAGAGACTATATTGTAAACTTTACAAAAGAGTATGTAAGAAACACTTTAAAAATAAAACAAGAATTTTATTTAACGAGTAGTTGGGCAACAAAAAATCTTAAAGGTGATAGACACCACGGACATACACACCCTAATACATTATTGAGTTGTGTATATTATTATAAAGCAACAAGTGGTAAACTCACAGTATCAACAGACCGTAATGGTTTGTTTCCTAACTTTGATTTTAATTTTGATTATGATGAATGGAATAATTACAATGCTAAATCGTGGACATTTGATGTACAGACAGGAGATATATTATTGTTTCCAGGTTACTTAAATCATTTTTCTACACCTAATGAAAATGATGATGAAAGAATAATAATTGGTGCAAATTTTTTTACGAGAGGCAAATTTGGTACATACGACAATACAGACTTGATAGAGATTAAATAATGTTTTATAAGACACACTTAAACTGGACAGATGAATTTGTTGAAAACAATATACAAGTTATAGAAGATAACTATAGTATGTGGCCGACAAGAAACAGATGGAATTGTAATGTACATGCTGTACACGATAATGATGAAGATGTACCAGGTATTGATTTTACATATCTAAGAAACAAGTACGAAGACTTAGCAGTTGAAGTTGCAAAACATTATAATATGAAAGAATATCATTTAAGTGATTTATGGTATAACTACTATAAAGAAGGACAGTACCAAGAACCACATATGCATGACGGACACGGTGGTGTAACAGCAGTACACTATATGTTATTTGATCCTAAAGAACATAATCTAACAGAATTTACGGATGGTGATAAGTCACCAGACATACAACAAGGTGATATATTATTCTTTGATTGTCACAAAGAACACTATGTACCACAAAACAAAAGCACTAAACCTAGATTAACAGTTGCATTTACAATTACAAAACATGACATACGATAAGAAATTGAACGATAAAATAAAAGAATTAAACTCAACAAGAGTGTTTAAGAAGATAACACCTAAGTACGATTTATCTTGGTATGTTAAATGGGTATCAAGTGTATTGATATTATTAGCAGTATCTAGTAGAGCTGCAGGTGGTTTACATATGTGGGATTTAGGGTTTAGTTTAGTAGGCACGATTGGTTGGTTATGGGTAGGTATACTATGGCATGACCGTGCATTAATTATGTTAAACGGTGCTCTTGCAACATTATTGTTTACAGGTATTATGAAGGCATTTTTAACATGACAGAACCTACAATTAACTTATTTGTATTAGGTAATGGCGAAAGTCGTTATGGCATATCAGTACATAATTTACAACGTCAAGGTAAAGTATGGGGTTGTAATGGCATGTATAGAGATTATGACCTAGATGGTTTGATTGCAGTTGACCCTATGTTAGAACATGAAATATACAGGTCAGGTTATGCACATAAACATCAAGTTTGGTTTAGAGATTGGGATAGTATGCCTGCTGACCACTATGATATGATGAAAGAAGCATTTGTAGGTAAAATGGAAAATGCTAAGATAAGAGAACATGGTGAGAAATCAGATAGTTTTGTTATACATGGTCAAAGTGCCATAAATCAAAAGAGAATTACAGAAAGATGGAAAGGCGATGGTTACGAAAACGTTTATTGTACATGGTTAAACGGAGGTGACAATGTGTCGCAATTGAAAGAATTAATGGTAGATGTTGATGGCGAACCTAGGGATATGGGTTGGTGCTCTGGCGCTAGTGCCATGTATGTTGCATGTAAAGTAGAACAACCAAAGCGTTGTTATTTACTAGGTATGGATATGTATAGTCAGACAGATAAGGTCAACAATCTATACAAAGGTACACAAGGTTATGTTTCTGCTGAGGAAAGTGCATTGATACCAGAGAATTGGGTCATACAAAAAGCAAAAGCAATGATGAGATTTCCAGATATAGACTTCATCAAGGTACAAGGAGAAGGATACCAAGAGATTCCAGAGTGGGAATCCGTGCCAAATGTACGATATATGAACATAGAATATTTTAAAAAAAATTTATATTAGAGCTTGACAATGAGCAAGTTTTATGATATAATAGAGATATCTTATAAAGGCAATATAGTTGCAACTTTATTGCTGCTACTGGCTGAACAACAATTAAGAGGTTGTAAGGCATGGGTAGAGAGGGTTATGGGCGAATGCTTGAAGACACTCTATTCAGTTGTAAGTAGGGACCACCTGTAAAACAGATTGGACTCTTCCCGGAAGCTTGGGGGTAAACCAATAAATCCCTCGTAGCATAAGATAACTTGTATAAATAATAATGTCGCTAATATAGACAATACAAATATAACGAATACAACAAAAGGAAAATATATGTCATTCGCAAATCTAAAAAGAAGTCGTGGCAACTTTGACAAGCTAACCAAAGAGTTAGAAAAAGTTGCAACTCCAACTACAAATCAAAATTCATCAGGAGACGAAAGGTTCTGGAAACCAGAACTTGATAAAACTGGTAATGGTTTTGCCGTTATCAGATTTTTACCTGCCGTTGAAGGTGAAGAATTACCTTGGGCAAGAGTATGGTCACATGCTTTTCAAGGACCAGGTGGTTGGTACATTGAAAACAGTTTAACTACACTAGGTCAAAAAGATCCAGTTTCAGAGGAAAACACAAAGTTGTGGAACACTGGTAGTGACGCTGATAAAGAAATCGCTAGAAAAAGAAAAAGAAAGTTATCTTACTTTACAAATATTTTAGTTGTTTCAGACCCTAAACATCCTGAAAATGAAGGTAAGGTATTCTTATACAAGTTTGGTAAGAAAATCTTTGACAAGGTTACAGAAGCTATGAAACCTGAATTTGAAGATGAGAAGGCAATCAACCCATTTGATTTTTGGGAAGGTGCAAACTTTAAATTAAAAATCAGAAAAGTTGATGGTTATTGGAATTATGACAAATCTGAATTTGAACCTATCTCTAAACTAAAAGAGACAGACGAAGAAATAGAACAGATTTGGAAAATGCAAAAACCTTTAAAAGAATTTTCTGCTGCTACAAACTTTAAATCATATGATGAGCTGAAAAGCAAATTTGAGAAAACTGTTTATGGCACAGGAAAATCTGAGACGGCAGAACAAGTAGATATCCCACCTGTAAGTGCTGCTGTTGAAGAAGTTAGTGAAGACCTAAAGCATGAAAGTATACCAACTCCAGAAGTTACTTCCCCTAGTAATGATGAAGATGATACTATGAATTACTTTAGCAAATTAGTCAACGACTAATCTCTCCTAGTAAGTAATATAATCACTAACGAAAGGGCGGCCTAGTGTCGCCCTTTTTTACATATAAATAGGGACATGATTAAAAGTTTTATTGAACATAGACTATTTCCTACTACAGTATATCAGAATGAGATACCTGTAAATCAAAACGAATTTACTACAATAAAAGAAATAGATTATGAGCGTATGCCTAGTGATAATGGGTATATGACAAGGTACAAAAGAATTTTAACACTATTACCTGATACAAGAAAATCAATAGAAAAACATATAAATTATTATGCTTATGATGTACTAGGTATATCTCATAAACATAAATTTCATATCACTACAAGTTGGGTTAACAGACATAAAACAGGTGATAAAGCACACACACATTTTCATGCTAATTCATTGATAAGTGGTTGTTACTATCTAAAAATGCCAGAGAGTGGTGGTGATATTTGTTTTCCTAAACCTACTAATCATAATAATTTTTTAAGTGATACATTTAATTTTGACACACAGGTAACTAACGAAAGAAATTCAGCAGAGTATAAGATAGATGTTAAAGAGGGTATGATACTATTATTTCCGTCTCAGACAAGACATTTTACTCAGATAAATAATTCTATAGAGGATAGATACTCACTTGCATTTAATGTATGGACTAAAGGTGAGATAGGTTACGAAGATATAGAAAAGATTAAATTATAATGGATTTATTTTTAGACATATTAGTTGATTTTGGATTACCAGTTGCTGGTGCAATGGTAATGGGTGTCTTTATATACATTATCCTTAAATACATATTAGCAGGTGTTGTAGGTCAAGTTGCCACAATTACAATGTTAATCTCAGCATTAGACAATAGAATTAAAACAATGAACCACGACATGATTAAATTAGATATATTAATCAGTAGCGCTCTAAACTTACGACCAGATTTAGATAGAGTTTCCAGGTCAGATGGTAAAGAAGACGCAAGGAAAGATTGATGGTTGAAGTAGAAGTAACAGCACCTATTATAGATATGTTAAATAGATACGGATTTGCCTCTGTAGCAGCAATTGCTATGGGTTGGTTTATCTATTTTATTTACAACTTTGTGACTGGTAATATCATAGAAAAATTAGACAAGGCACAAATGACGACTATAGCACTAATAGACCGTATTAGAATGCTAGACAATGACTTAATACGATTAAGGTCAAAACTTAATACAGTATTAGAAATGAGAGAAAATGAAGAAAATAACAGACGTAAAAAACCAGATTAGTTACCTTAACGCCTTATTTCAAGGCGCCCTTGCATTATTAGCATTGTTTGCCATAGCGATATTACTCGTATTCATCACACAATTATTATAAATAGTAGCATGAAAAGTACACTAAAAAGTGTACTAGGGGTAACATTGTTATGTACTATTTTGACTTCCACTAGTACATCATCAGAAATCGTCCATGAGTTTAAAAATCCTGCGTTTAGCGGCAATGGGTATAGCTCTCATGTACTTTCTGTAGAACAGTTACAATCAAACAGAAAAAAACAGGTAGCAGATGACGCTAAGTCAGCAGCATCAGCTACTGAAAGAGCAGAGAAAAATAAAACAATAAACAAATTTATTGCCAATGTAGAAAGTAGAATTTACGCTAATCTTTCTAAACAGTTAGTAGATAATATGTTTGGTGAGTCCTGTACAGGTACTTGTCCTACATCTGGTACTGCTGATATAGAAGGTTCTACAATTTATTGGGTCAAAGATACAACTACAGAAATAATTACATTAACCGTTACAGACGAAAATGGCACGGTAACACAATTAACCGTACCAATGGGTGATTTTAATTTTTAGGATTTTATGGGTGCATTAGAAATATTAAAAGTGTTAGGAGTGGTTTGCCTGTTGACTGGCTGTGCTAGTACAAATAGTGCTTATAAGAATGGTGAATATAAAGCACCATACATAGAGGGCACAACAACAAGTAAGTTGTTAGAAGAAATACCTGATTTAGATAAACAACCACAGATAACAATTGCAGTTTATGATTTTAGCGACCAAACTGGTCAAAGAAAACCAAGTACAAAGTTTTCTCAATTATCAACGGCAGTAACACAAGGTCCTGATGTATGGGTTATCAATGCATTAAAAACTGTGAGTGGTGGTGATTGGTTTAAAGTTGTAGAACGAAAAGGACTAAATAATCTAGTTAAAGAAAGACAATTAATTAGGTCTACTAGAGAATTATATGATGGAGAAAGTGATGTTAAAAATCAATTAAAACCTATGTTATTTGCCGGTCTTATTGTAGAGGGTGGCATAGTAGGTTATGATACTAACACACAATCTGGTGGTGTAGGTGCAAGATATTTTGGTATTGGTATCAATGAAATGTACCGTACAGACCAAGTAACAGTTTCATTAAGATTAGTTGCAGTACAAACAGGAGAAATATTATTAACTGTTAATGCAACAAAAACAATTGCCTCTTACAGTAAAGGCGGCGATGTGTTTAGATTTTTAGATATGGGTACAAGAGCACTTGAACTAGAACAAGGTTCAGCTGTGAATGAACCAGTTAGTTATGCTATACGAACAGCAATAGAATATGCAATCTTGCAAATGATATATGAAGGTGTAAATTGTGATTTATGGAAAATGCAAGGTGTAAAGGAGATAAAAATACATGAAAACAATAACTAAAATAGTTATGTTTTTGATGATGTTAACAATGCCAGTAATGGCAAATGACATTTATGTAACTCAATCTGGTGCTACACTAGATTTAGATATATTACAAGACGGACAAAACAACACAATAGGTAACAGTACCACAGCGTCAACTGTAACAGGTGCTACCACGACTTTAAATATTGACCAAGTTGGTGATAGTAACGTACTAACCTTTGACATTAATGGTGCAACTTATACTGGTACTTTTGATGTAACTGGTAATAGTAACAACATTGATTTCAATTGTGATAGTGCAGGAACAGTTAGTTCATGTGCTACGGTTACTGCCTCTGTTGTATGGGTAGGTTCTTCAAACGACTTAGACATTGACATAGGTGAAACAGCAGACGCTTCAAACGCTGCCGTTACAATATCAGGTGCGTCAGGTAGTGATAGTAATGTTATAAATGCTACAATAGATGGTACAAGTGTTATCCTTACTTTATCAGTAAACGGTGATACTAACAATTACTTACTAGACATAGACGGAGATGGTGATAGTGCAGGACATACACTTATACACACTCACACAGGTTCAATCGCTGATGTAGATATCACACAATCAGGTATCTATGACAATATGATTACACTAACAACTTCAGGTGATAACCACGATATAGATATAATCCAGAGAGACTAATAATGTCTAAATGGTTTCTAACCTTTTTCATAATCTTTTATGCTAGTCATAGTTTGGCTAGCATAGGAGAGGTAACACAAATAAAAGGTAATGGTGTTGTAGATAGAAAAGATGGCGAAAAAGAAATCATCCTAGAAAAAGAAACAGATATATTTTCATACGATACAGTTAAAACAGGCAATGGTAAAGTTGGTATAGAATTTATAGACTTAACTAGAGTTGATGTAACTGAACATAGTAAACTTATCATAGATGAATTTGTTTACGACCCTAATACTAAAACAGGTAAACTATCATTAAAGGCAAAACTAGGCACAATCAAATACGCCTCAGGTCAGATTGCCAAAAATTCAAAACAGAATGTAAAGATAACAACACCTACAGCAACGATTGGTGTTCGTGGTACAGACTTTACAATGACTATTGATGAGATAGGTTCATCTACAATTATTTTATTGCCAAGTTGTGATACAAATGGTAATTGTTTTGTAGGTGAGATAAGTGTAGAAAGTGACGCTGGTCAAGTTATACTTAATCAGGCATTTCAAGCAACTGTAGTTGACAACCTTGTAACTAGACCATTGTCACCTGTAATTTTAGATTTAGATGAAGATATGATTAACAATCTATTAATAATATCTAAACCGGCAGAGATAGAACAAATGCAAAACGAAGAAGGATTAAATGAAGTTGCAGACGCATTAGATATTGACTTTTTACAATTTGATGATTTAGAACAAGACTACTTAGAAGAAGACGAAAGTCAATTTGTTACAGGATTAGATATAGATTTTTTAGAACAAAATTTTTTAGTTGATATTTTAAAACAAATAAACGAAGAATTGGCAAAAGCAATGAGGTCAGAATTTGATAAACAAAAATCAGTTGATGGTATCATATTAGGTAAAAATCCAGAAACTGGTGTTATAATATTAGATGAGGATCCACAATGGGTTTGGAGTAGAGAAGCTGCTAGTGGTTCTTTTATTGAATTAAGATTAGATAAAGAGTATGGTTATGTATTAAATGTAATACAAGGTGAGTTTGTACAATACGATTTTGAATTAGGAGGGCAAGAAAATGCGATTACGATTAATCAGACTAATTAAAGATAATTTATTACTGGCATTTTTAGTATGTTTCTTGTTTACAACTTCAACAAATGCAGGAACTTTAAATTATAAAACATATGCTATAACTACCTATGCACCAAGCCTAGAATTTCCTTTCTATGATAATTCAACAGGTTATAACACAGATGGTTCAAATTCCAGTCCATATGGTTTAGGTAGTGTACTCAGCACAGGAACTATATCAAGTCCAAGTGGATATTATTGGGGTAGTGGTCAGGTATTAGATAGTGGAAGAAGTGAATATGTGGCAGTAGAAGTCACAGGTTACATCACTTGGCCAGGTACAACAGGACAAGAAACAACAGTTTACTTTGGCGTAGCGGCTGATGATGGTGTGTTTATGAACATAGATGGTACAAATGTTATTACAGATTGGCAACAACAAGGTTGGGGGTATTGGAACGCAACTGGTTCATTAACAAAGACTGCTGGCCAACAATATGAAATTACAGTATGGATGTATGAATGGGGTGGCGCAGCTGCTTTAGATATTAATTACTGTATGACTAACTCTTATTCAACTTCTTGTCAAACAGATTTGCCAACTTCGTGGTTTTCAACAACACAAGTTATACCAACCTCAGGCATAACAAATGCACAAACAACAGAATTTAATACATTTAGAAATAAATCTGTAAGTGGTAATCAAATTTATGTTACACAAACAGGTGATGGCAATACTTTAAATATTCTACAAGATGGTGACGATAACTTAATTATTGGTACAAACTTAACATCAGCTGCTGTGATAAATGGTGATAACAATGCTACAGACATAGACCAACTTGGTAACGATAATGTTTTAGGTTTAGATATAACAGGTTCATCAAACAATGTGGCAGTTACACAAAACCAAGACCAAAGGGCAAAGTTATCTATAACAGGTTCATCAAACAATGTAGATTTAGACCAGTCAGCAATTAACTATGTTGGTGAGCATTATATGTCAGTCACTATAGCAGGTAATAGTAATAATGTTGATGTAGACCAAACAGAAACAGGAAATAAGAAATTGTTTTTAGATATAGACGGTAGTAATAATGTTGCAGTAGACCAAAAAGGTACAGGCAATCACTATGCAGAAATAACATTGACTGATAGTCATAATGTAGATGTAACGCAAGACGGAAGTGGCGACCACAATGCCACTATTAATTTAAGTGGTAATACTTCTACTCTTACTTTGACACAGGATAGTTCAACAGACCAAAATTATTACTTATATCAAAATTGTACACAAACAAGTTGCTCAGCAACAGTCACACAAAACTAAATAGTAATATGAAGTATTTGACCCATTGGCTAACTGCCTTTGTAACCGTAGTCTTATTGACTTATGTAGGTCTACAGGATCCAGGTTTTAAAGAAACACTACGACTTAAATCTTTTGACTATCTATTAGCAAACGAAGAAAGAACACCCTCACAAGACATAACAATCTTAACCATAGACGAACAAGCAATAGAGAAGTATGGTCAATGGCCGTGGCCGAGAAAAGTCTTAGCAGACATTATAATTAAGTTAAGACAAAACGATACAGGTATCATTGTCATGCCAATATTGTTTAGTGAACGAGATAGATTTGATGGTGATATGGATTTTTGTGAGACACTTACATATGGTACAGTTATTGCTCAAGTAGGTACATCACAAAAACGAAAATCTAATCCTGTGCCACGAGGTGTTGCAAAGATAGGTGACCCATTAAACTTTTTATTTGAATGGGATGGTATGGTAGGTCCTCTACCTGAATTAGCAGAATGTACAAATGGTGTAGGTGTTATCAATACAGCACCAGAGATAGATGGTGTTACAAGACGAGTACCTTTATTAATGAAAATAGGTGATGAAGTATATCCTAATATGGCAATAGAAGTCATAAGAGTTGCAGTTGGCGATCCTAGTTATCAAGTTAAAGCAGACATGAATGGTGTTGTTGCAATGAGAGTACCGGGTTACGATACCATAAATACAGATACAAACGGTAGAATTTGGGTACGCTGGAACAAAGACTTTAGGGTAGTGTCTGCTGGCAATGATGAGGATTTCCAGAAAGCAGCAGGTACAACTGTCATAATTGCTATGACAGCAGAAGGATTAGGGGGTGTCATTGCAACGCCAATAGGCGAACAATATGATTATGTTGTTAGTGCAAATACTTTACAGACAATACTTGATGGCGAAACAATACAAAGAGCAGACTGGTTAATAGAATTAGCTGTTGCATTTTTCCTAGGATGTGTTATAGTATTAGTATGTAGATTTTTACCATATTGGGCAATTGCCATTGCTCTAGTAGCAATCACATTTTCTGCTGGTTATTATATCACATTTACTTTCAAAAGTCAACTGTTATTTGATATTTCTTGGATATTAGTGACTGCTTTTGTAGTAGCATTCCATAGTACATTTTTAAGATTTATATTAGAGTTTAGGGCGAAACAACAAATTAGAAAACAGTTTGAGAAGTATCTGGATCCACGACAAGTGGCGATACTAGTAAAAGACCCTAGTAAATTAAAACTAGGTGGCGAAAGAAAAGAAATGTCCTTCTTATTCATGGACATTGTAGGTTTCACACCTATAAGTGAATACTATAAAAACAAAGATGATCCAGAGGGATTAGTAGAAGTCATTAATGACTATCTAAACAGAATGAGTAATATAGTATTAAAGAACGGTGGTACAATTGATAAGTACATGGGCGATTGCATAATGGCGTTCTGGAACGCACCCCTTGACTGTCCTAATCATGCGGAGATGGCAGTTAGAACAAGTATAGAGTGTGCTGAAGAAACAGATAAAATCAAAGAAGAATTTAAACAAAAAGGATTACCTGATATTAACATAGGTTCAGGTGTTAATACAGGAACATGTATCGTTGGTAACATGGGTAGTGAAGCAAGACTTGACTATTCAGTTATTGGTGACGCTGTGAATTTGGCAGCCAGATTAGAGGCACAAACACGAAACTATAAAGATGAGAAAGGCAAAGTTACACCAACATTGTATTCGTCTTATACGAAAGAACAACTTACGAATATTAAGTCTGTTGAAGTAGATAAGATAAAAGTAAAAGGCAAAGAAGAGCTAATTACTATTTTTAAACCACAATAAGGAGAAACTATGACTAGGCAAACTATGATTAACACATACAAAAGGGAAAAAAAATGAAAAACTTAAAGAAGATGATTAGAAGTAAGAAATTTGTAAACCTTAAAAATATGCAAGTGAAGCCTCGTCAGTATGCCGCTTAAGGCGTTTCAGTAGATAACGAGCTAAATGTAGTATCAGGCGAAGAAGTGCCTTTTTGAATTGAGAATGTACTATTAGATTGACTTGAAACTGTATTATCACCACCTTTGACAATTGTTACAGGCACTTGCTTCGCACCTTCCATAATTGCATTATCATAAGCAGCAGACAATTCATCTATTCTATTTAAGATAGCACTTTCACCTTGTATATCACCTGCTAAATCAGCATTAATTGCCATATCTTCTAGTTGAGCAATACGAGCATTAACTTCATCTAAACTCATATTTGTAGTGATAGAAGCACCAGTATTTAATTTTTTAACACCACTTGACGCTGGCATTTCCATTTTACCACCTACTATTTGACCACCTTGACCAAACATGTCAGCAGCTTGTTTTAATGTGTCTGTACCTGGTAATGCATATAACATTTTACCTACAAGACTATTAGAACTAGGTAACATACTACCTGCTAAATTCATAAACAAATCACCAAAGTTTGGTAGTTGAAAGTCAAACATTTTACCTGGTTGAAAACCAAAGATTGCACCAGTTTCAGGATCATATATTTTTTTTGCTAAGTTTTTGATACCTGTAAACATATCACTTAGACTTGGTATTTCAGCAATAAAACCAAAGATTTCTCCTGTCTCAGGATCATATATCTTTTTACCTAAACCTACAAGACCTTGACCTAATCTACTAATTACACCTTCATCACCTATTAGAAACTCAGATAGTTTAAATGGTTCATCAGGATTACCAAAACCAAATACATCTTTTGCAAAGTTAGTACCAAGATTGATACCTGCACCTGCAACGTCAATTAATTTAGATGTAACACCTGCTGCTGTCATATCTTCCTCACTAAATGAGAATAGACCTTCAGCAAAACCCATAGTGTTTTTCATTTTGTCACCTACAAAAGCAGAGAAGTCAGTAAATTTTTCTGCTGCCATATCAGCAGTACCAGAGAACCAGTTTTTAACATTTGTCCAACCATTTGATACACTATTTGATATGAAGTCTTTAAGACCAGTTGCACCTTCAACAACAAAGTCTGCTGTGCCACTAAACCATTCTTTAATACTTGACCATGCACCTGTAACTTTAGATACTAACCAATCTTTAATATTTCCTGCACCATCTACAACAAAATCAACTGAACCAAAGAACCAGTCTTTTATACTTTGCCATGCTGATGAAACTTTTGCAGTTACCCATTCTTTAATATTTGTATAACCATCTTGTACGAACTCTACAGCACCTGTGAAGAAGTTTTTAATACCTGTCCACATGTCATTCAGTTTACCTAATAACCATGCACCAGCACTATCATAAGGTGTAAAGTTAACGCCAAACATTTCTAATACATTTGTAATTAAACTATCACCTATGTTTAGTATGAAACTACCAAAGTCAGTAAAGATACCTGCTAATGCTTTTATTCTTTCTAATACAGTTGCGTCACCACTAAAGATAGTACCTAGTTTATCAGTAACACCTGTTACTAAATCTACGATACCATTGAAAGCGTCTTTTAAAAAATCAAAAGTGTTTACGAATACACCTTTTACGAATGTTATAAGACCTGATACGACTTCTCTAAATTTAGGATTTTGTAATGCTTTGAAGAACAATAACATAAGACCAAAGATACCTGCAGGACCTAAAAGACCTTTAATCATACCACCAATACCACCAAGTGCTTTACTAGCACCTTCTTTAAGACCTGCACCAGCAGCTGCCATTGCATTACCTGGACCTTGTACTAATGCGGCTCTGGCACTTCTTGCTCTCTCTTTAAGCATGTCAGTAAACTTTCTACGCTCAAACTTCTTTTCATCTTCAGCAAGTTTGTTTTGCAACTTTAAAAATTTACTAGATTTGACACTCTCTTTGCCTAATCCTTCTAGTTGTTTTTTAACTGCTTCTAATTCTTCTCGTTGAGATACAAGTAGTTTTTTCTGGTCACGTCTAGCAAGTAACTCTTCCTGTGACATTCCTGTCAATTCTCTAAGAGTTCCGTCTAGTTTATTGATTGTAGTATCGTCTGCCATTTAACTATTTATCCTATTTCTTCTTATTTGTCATTGCTTGAGCACCAAAAAAAGCAGCAACAATACCTGCAACAGCGATGAAATATACACCTGCCATATCACCTAGTATTTTTGCGCCTTGTTCTAGTCCTGCCACATTAGCAAGAATTACTGCTACAGGATACATTAACATACCATATAGTGAGTACCATGCCATTGTTCTCTGAGCGTCTCTCATAGCGTCAGCGTCTTCTAATTCTTTACGTTTAAACTCTAAATGCATTTTGTGCTCTTCAGCACTTACTTTACCATCACCATTTGTATCTGCTGGGTGTGGTTGTTGTACTATTACTTTTTCTTCAGCCATTTTCTTTTCTCCTTATTTTAGTTTCGCCTCTTTCATCTTTTTATTTTCTTCCTTTATATGTTCGTTTAATAAAGAAAGATAGATTTCACGCTCATAAGGCAACATATTTTCAAGTTCAGTAAGTGTGACAAAACTTTTATATATTGTCATCTTAAATATTAAATCATAATAAGTCTCTAAGTCAATATGAGAGAGGCATATTAAAAAAAACTTTGTAAACCCTCTAACACGACTTTACCTTTTTTCTTTGTTTTAGGGTGTGTTAGATTGACAGTATGTTTTAATCTTGGCATAGTCACAAAGAAATCTTGTATTTTAGCAAACTGTTCTTGTGTAAGATTGTTTACAAAATCATCTATTTCTTCTTTCTTTAAATCTACCGCTTCATGTGTTTCAACACCGTCTATAATTTGGTAGACACAATCACTTACTAAACCAATAGCGTCATCAGCAGATATATCTTTTAAATTTTTACCTGCATATGTTGATAGAGTTGGGTAACTCATTATCACAGACACATTGTCGTTTAGTTGTACTTTGTTGACATGTTTATCATCCATTTCAACTTGTATTGTTGTTAAATCTACCGTAGCAGGGACTTTTGTGTCTGGGTCACCTGGAAAAGGTACATTTAGTTTTATTTTTTCACCTACAGACTTTGCTCTAATCTGTAAGAAAATGTATTCTATATCAAATGATGGAAGTTTGTTTATATCAACTTTATTGAATGTACAATTAGAAACTATTTGTTTCAATGCATTAATCATTTCGTCATCACCACCTTCTTGTCCTTGTAGAAGTATTTTTTCCTCCTTGACAAGAAAAGGTCTAAACTTTATCTTTTCATCTGAGCTTGGTATAGTCAACTCATATTGTTGTGTATTCAGCTTTGGTAAAGCCATAATATATCTCCTTTATATAATAATTAAAAAGTAAGTGGCGGGAATATTTTACCACCAAATACTTTACCAATTGGGATAGAACGTTTTAATCCGTTGATAACGTCTCTACCTGTTCGTCTTAATTCAGGTGGAAGTCCTTGTAAGAACCCACCTTGACCAGGTTTCACCTCACCAGATGATAGACCACCAACTTTACCAGTTGAGTCCACATCTAAATCAAAGTTTAACCAATCTCTATATGCAAATGTAACATTAACTTTAACATATTGGTTCATTGCACCACTATCATATTGTATCTCACCAATCTGAGCAGGGAATGCTTCTCTTAATCTTACACCGTATGTTGCCATGTCTCTATCATTTGCTTCATCAAAAGAACCTAGTTGGAATATGTCAACATTACCTGTGTACTCTTTATAAAAATTAAACATTCCTGTTTGATTATCATACACTTGTTTTTGCCACATTTCAAAGAAGTTTCTTAATCTTAAAAATTTGTCACCTATAAATGTCATTTGTATATCACCATATAACACTTGCACAGGATACTTATAAGGTGCTCCTGCAATACGATATGGGTTAGTAGTAAATGTTCTAGCAGGCATAGTAACAGTTTCACACATTAACGCAACTTCTTTTGCCATGTCAACATTAGTACCGTGTCTACCTGCAGGACCTATTGCTGTTTCTGAAATAACATTTTCTTTTTCTTGGTTACTTGCCTCATTAATGAGACCTTGTATAATATCTCCAGACGGTAATGTAACGTTGATTAAAAATCTAGTATTACGAGCAACACCTTCACCTTTAGATAAGGCACCTCTGAAACGATTGATTGTAGTTTCAGGATTTGCTCTACTCTTTAATCTAGGATCACCTGGTATATTATCGTATTCTCTACCACGTGGCAGACCTAATCTTATATCAAAAGGTCCTACTCTTTTACCTTGTCTGAAAATTGCCATTATTTTCCTATTACTTTCCCTTTATTGGAACCTTCTTTAATAATATATTTTTGTGTACCATTGGCGCCAATCTCTACTTCTTGTCGTAGATTTCTTGTTAAATTTAATTCTTGTTTTTTCTGTTCACTTGTTTTGCGTGAGCAGTTAATTGTCTTGTTCTATCTCTATCCATTATATCATTCTCCTTGAGGCGCTGTGTACCGTACTTACGCCTGCTTTTCTAAAGTCTTGTACAGGTAAAAATATAGATGGTGCGTATTCATCTTCATCTAGTCTTAAAAATTTTGATGCCATTTGACCTCTTAAATAATGTTTGATTGTAGGTTTAATCTCTCTTACATTTTTAAGTGCTCTATAATCACCTTTAAAGTCTTTCTTTTCTAATGTTTCAAATAATTTCATTCTCAACGGTATTGGCAAGTAGTGAAAATTGATACCTAGAAATCCACCTGGTGCTGGTTGTATAGGTAACACAAGAGGAAACATATCATAGTATGGTAATATTTCTTTGTACTTTGGATTGTAACGAAAGAAATTTAAACCTCTGAATTGTGGACTTGCATATAACTTGCCTCTCATCAGTTTATTCTTTGTTATTGTATCCATAAGTGACTTAACTTTACCACGATACCATTGTAGCGATTTATCTCTATCGCCTGCCAGGTTTCTTATAGGTTCAAATACTTTTGTAGCCATGTTACTATTTATATCTAAATAAGGATATGATTAAGCGAAAGAAGAAGATAGGTAAATATGTCCATAAGATGGCAGTAAAGAACAAGTATAGACCATATAATCCAGAGAAATATAAAGGTGACCCTACAAATATTATTTTTAGAAGTAGTTGGGAAAAGACAGTATTTAAGTATTGTGACTTAAATCCAGCAATAATTAAATGGTCAAGTGAGGAGTTTTTCATACCTTATCGTAGTCCTTTTGATAGAAAGATACACAGATACTTTCCTGATGTTTATATCAAATATAAGAACAAGGAAGGTATTATATCAGAATCCGTGCTAGAAATCAAGCCTAAAAAGTACACACAAGCACCTAAAAAACCTAAACGAGTAACAAAAGACTGGAAATATACTACAGAGCAGTACATACTCAACAAAGCAAAGTGGGATAGTGCTGAGATATACTGTAAAAAGAAAGGTTATAAGTTTGTGATTATTACGGAAGATGTTTTAAAACATTGGTCAACAGTTTCGCCATTATAACAGATAAATAGTATTATGTCAAGCTTTGCACAACAATTAAGAAGTAGGTTATTTGGCGGCGTATTAGGTGGTTCATCTAAAGCGACAGCAGCTGCAGGTGTAGACCTGTCCAGAAAAACAAAACCAAATAGTTCTACGGCACACTTAGATACAGAAAAGAATCCATACTCATTTGGTACAGTACAATATCCAGATGATTTAGGTACAGCAGAATTTGGTCACTATATTATGTTTTACATTTACGAAGTTGCAAAGAGTAAATATGCAGGACCACAAACAGAAACAAGCGAAATCACAAGAGAAAATGTACATGGTGTTCAACAGAAACATCAAATTACAAAGAAACATAAAAAGAAAGATGGTATTACATCATCTGGTAAAACAAGTCAACCTTTAAAAGGTGCTGAACTTGCACAAAGAGATAAATCTATCTCTATGTCTGGCGCATTAAGAAGAAGTGGTAGATTAAAACGAACAAGTGATGTTATATCATTGTACATGCCACCTAACTTTAAAACAGATTACAAAGCAAATTATAAAAATTCAGAAACAGGTCTTGCAGGTGTACTTGGTCAACAACTTGCAGAAGCAACGAGTGTTGATGGTATGTTAAAACAACTTGGTAACACAGGTACATTTAATACAATTATGAGTGCATTGACAGACACACTAACAATGAAGTTAGCTGCAGGCGCAACTGATTTAGTATCAGGTGGTGATTTAGAAGGCGTGTTAAGAAAGGGTAAACAAAAAGCATTGAACCCGGCAGTAGAAGCAATATTCCAATCAGTTGATTTACGAACATTTAACTATTCGTTTAGATTTACACCACGAAGCGAAGCAGAGGTGCGTACAGTAGATAACATCATCAAGTTATTCAAGTTTCATATGTTACCTGAAAGAGTACAAAACGAAGCAGTTGGTAGACACTTAATATTCCCTAGTGAGTTTGAAATCTATTACATGTTCCAAGGTGTAGAAAATCAATGGTACCCATTTACAGGTCAATGTGTGCTTACAGACATGAATGTAACATACGGTCCTGGTGGTGAAAGTCAACACTTTAGACCAGTTGACGGAAGTCCACCACCTACAGAAATTAATATGTCATTAACATTTACTGAGACTGAGATAATGACAAAAGAAAAAATAGTAGAAGGATATTAAGATGTACTTTGAAAAGTTTCCTACATACGAATACGACCTAAAGAACACAGATAAGCGTACACTTATAACAGATTTATTACGCCGTGTCAACCTGAGAAGTAATGTCGCAGCTAACACACTTGTTTTTGACGAGTATAATGTTGCTGATGGCGAAAGTCCAGACATTGTGGCGTCAAAGTATTATGGTAACAGCATGTATCATTGGGTTGTGGTCACAGTAAACAATGTGAAGTCGCATTATGACTGGCCGCTAGACCAGGTTGCATTGTCTCAATATGTCGCTGACAAGTACGATAATCCAGACGGTACGCACCACCATGAGGTAAGTGCGTCTTCAGGTGATACAACAAAGAAATTAATTGTGTCAAGTGATACAACAGGCGCCGTGGCGGTGACAAACTATGAATATGAACAAACCTTAAATGATGAAAAGAGAAAGATACGACTTTTAGATAGAGGATATGTCTTACAATTTAAGGAAGAGTTTGAGAAACTAATACAAAGGTAACCTGAATGAACCAAGCAGGTGATTATAAACTAGATAGCATACTATTACATGCGCCAACAGGCACAATTGACATCAAAGACTTGATGATAGAATTGAATGTGTACGAAAGTATCCACACTAACGCCATGTATGGTAACATAGTCATTGCTGATACAAACAATCATATACAGAATATGCCTATTATAGGGCAAGAGTTATTAGAGTTTAAGTTTGGTACAGACGATAATCCAGACAACGAAGTGATAGATTTTACAAGACATCATGCTCGTATATACAAGGTATCAGACCAAGTGCGTACCGCCGAAAGACAACAAGTCTATACTTTACATTTCACTACGCAAGAAGCAATATCAAATCAACAGACAGCATGTAAACAAGCATACGAAGGTACAACAGACCAAATTGTTGCAGAATTATTACTCAATGTACTCAAAACAAAGAAGTCAATTGTTACAGAAAATTCATCACAAGGTGGTAAGTTATTAGGTAATCATGCAACACCATTTGATTTCATTACCAAGATGTTAACAAAACGTTCTTGTAGCGCAATGTTTGACGCACAAGGTTACCTATTCTATGAAAACCATCGTGGATATAACTTCCGTTCTTACAAAAATCATACACACAGAACACCAGGTAATGAAAGAACAGTACAAGAGAGTTACATAGTACAACCTAGTAAACGAAATAGCACTATCGCCGAAGACATGAAGTCCGTATTAGAATATCGTATAATGAAAAACCAAGATGTCATGGCAGCAATCAATACAGGTCTCACAGCGAGTACGAATTACAATTATGATTTTACCACTAAATCTTTTTCTGTACTATTCAATAACTACATGGAAAACTTTACAAAAGAATTACATACCACGATAGGTAAGAATATAGGGTCATTGTTTACAACAACACCAGAAACAAATAATGGCGACACATTGTTTGATAAAAATGACAGTAAGATAATGATTACAACAAAAGACGTTGCGTTACATAGTCAAAAGAAAGGTGATGGTAAATACGATAATCACACAGGTAAAACACAACAACGTAACCACGATAGATTACAACATGACCAGATAGCCGCAAAATGCACAGTCTTTGGAAATTCTAATCTAGCCGCAGGTGACCTCATACACCTACGAGTTCCTTCCTACGAACCACTAGATAAGACATCTACAAGAATACACGACGCTTTCCTCTCAGGTCGTTGGCTACTGACCAACGTAGTACATACGCTAAACAGTACCAGATATACAACGACATTTGATTGTGTAAGAGATTCCGTAGAACAACCTTATACAAGTACAGACCAAACAATATTATCACATGTGGAAAACAACTAATATAGAAGGTGTATATATGAACGCTAATCAATATCGCCTAGACCCTCATGTAGAAATAGAATGCTCAGAGGGAGACATAGAGGTTACAACATATGAACCTCAACCAATCTATCATAAGTATAACATACAGGAAGATGTGATAGTACGAAATGATACAAATTTTAGACAGTATGTAAAGTCTTCCGGAATGATAGGTCCTAGGTCCAAAATCAATATACCAATCATGTCTATACGACAAGGAAAAGCGAATAAGGAAAGGTACTATGCAGACAAAACATGAGCAAAATACACATAAGAGACAAGAGTGTGATTTATACGCAAAAGGTGTAAAGAATATGGATGCTAGTCCTTTAAAACAAACAACTTACGAGCCGCGGAGCAAAACGAAATGAAAAATTATTACATAGGTGTCATAGAAGACCGTATAGATCCTGACCTACTTGGTAGGTTTCGTGTTCGTGTATTAGGTCTACACCCTATAGAACAAAACATCTTACCAACGAGTGACTTGCCATGGGCAACTGTAGTAGTACCCTCTGGTGGTAACTCTGGTCTAGGCATGACGCCTCCTTTCTTTGTAGAAGGCACGTGGGTCTATGTAACGTATAGAGACGAAGATAAACAAGAACCTTTGATCCACGGTGCATTGCCAGGTCAACCCTCTAATGCCGGGTCTGATTATGAGAATGCCAATGAAGGTATGCGTGACCCTAATGGTACGTATCCTGTCAAGGCAGGTGAGAGTGATGTAAACGAATTAGCAAGAGGAGTTGTGGATGCTGCCAACCCTACGGCGAGAGAGAACAAAAGGCGAACATCGCTGGCGACAGCGGACTTTGATGGATTTGAGATACCTACAGTAGGCGATAACCTAAGTGTAGTGCAGTCAGCAGGTGGGTCATTTGACATGCCGGCAATACTAGATGGCACATACTCTCCTCTGTATCCCTTTAACCATGTCTTTGCAACAGAAACAGGTCACGTCCTAGAGTTTGACGACACACCTACCCATAGGCGTATCCACCTATCCCATGCTTCAGGGTCCTACATGGAGTATAGTAATGACGGTACCCTTGTCAATTCTATTATATCAGATAAATACGATATTGTCAACAGCAATCTTTTTGCCTTTACAGGTGGTAACGAAGTACAGACCATAGACGGTAGTTTAAAGGTCAAGGTCAATAAGAGTGACACAACAGGCAATCACTATGACATAGAAGTAGGTCAAGGTGCCAATCTGAATATCATGGTACGACAAGGCGACCTGAACATGAACATCAAAGGCAATGTCAATCAATTCATAGATGGTGACATGAACGCCTCTATGGACAATCTACGACTAGACGCTTCAAACAAAATTACAATGAGTGCAGGTGGTCAGATACATATAGACGGTGGTTCTGTAAACATAGATGGTAACCCTATAGACTTGAACTAAGGCATAGGGTATGTTATACTGAGCTACGGCTGGTAATCTATAAATGTAATAAAGATACTAAGACATACAGGAGACACAATGAAACGATACATCAAAGAATGGGGTTGGACAAACATCATACTTGCAGGTACATTAGGCGGATATCTAGGTTATGTTTTTCTATTGGCGGCAATCAATACATTTTGTGATTGTATCTAACAGCCCACTACGTCAATACTGGAGCGACTTGTATTCAGTTACATAAGTAATACTGTATATACGGTGTGGGTGGCGAAGGGAGACTGGATCCACGCCACACATAATAGGTACGAAATATGATAATACAAGATGATGACTTTCTCTCAGAGGAACATAAACAGTTTATAAACAATACTCTACTCTCAGATAACTTCCCTTTCTTTTACAATGAATGGAAGAACTTATCTTACATGGGACATAATGTGGTACTACGGAATGGACTTCGTAATAGTGATTACTATGAGGAGTTTATGTCTATGTTATATGCATTTACTACGAAGCATGATATACAGGTCAACAATATACTTCGTTGTAGTTTGAACATGACCTTTCCTTTGTTTGAAGGTACAAGTCCTATACACAAGGACCACGAAGAAGAACATAAACAGTTAATACTCTATCTTAATGATGTTGACGGTAATACTGTACTATGTGACGAGGACAGGATGCCTATACAGCATATTACTCCTGTACAGTATCGTGGTGTTTGTTTTGACAATGTTTATCACTATGCACAGTTACCTAGAAATGGGCGAAGACTAATCGTGGTCTATACATTCAACTAAATAGTAGGTATGAGTGAACACGAATACTGTGGCACACCAGATTGTTGTGGTGAGTGTGAAACAGAGAATAATAACACAACAATGGAGAATACAATGAGCATTAAAGAAATTATGGAAGAAATAGAAAAGTTAAAAGCAAGAGTAAAAGAATTAGAAGATAAATCAAACTAGAAAATTTTTAGATTATGATAGAAGCGTTTAGTCCATACTTTGGACCTTTGATATTGAAATTTAAGTGTCCAGAAAATATCGTCCAATCTATCCAAGATATTTCGGAGATTGAACGGAAACGGAATCCAAAAAATCGTAGAGTTCTCGGTGAATTTGATGACGAGAGACCTGAAGACTTTGTCGCTCTTCGTTGGCGTTTACCTATAGAGACGAGACTGAAAGAATTTATTGATGTCTATTTGAAAGAGGCAAATGTGGATCGCTCTTATGAGATTGAAAGTTTATGGGTCAATGTTCAAAAGCGTGGCGAGTATCAACCTCATCACAAACATAGTGGCGATATCTCTTATAATTTAATACTTGACCAACCAAAAGGTTTAGGTGAGAGTGGTGTGTTATACTTCTCTTACGGAGAAAAACAAGCATTTAATAAAACACTATATAGAGTTGAACCAGAGAGAGGTGACTTAATACTCTTCCCTAGTTGGGTAACGCATTATGTTTATCCAACAACAAGTACACAAGAAAGGATTACCGCAGCCGGTAATATAAATTTAACATGATACATTTTCCAACAAACGTAATAGATAATTTTTGTGACAACCCAGACGAAGTGGTCAAAATGGCAAAGTCTGATAAAATAGAATGGCACAAACATGAGAGTGGTAACTGGCCGGGTATGAGGTCACAAGCGTTACATGTATTAGACAAAGAGTTTTGGGCAAACATGATTAAGAAATATTTAAATGTCTTTTGGACAAATGATGAAATGAACTCACAAGATATTCGTTTTGAAGCAAGTAGTTTCTTTCAGCGTATTTCAAGTGAATACACAAATGGTTGGATACATTCTGACTTTCCAGATGTTCACACAACGATACTCTATCTGACACCAAACGCAGACCCTAAATCAGGTACGGCAATCTACATGCCAAAAAATATTAACACACAAGTAAAACATACAGATATAAAACAAAGTTATTATCGTGGAGAAATCAGTAAAGAGGAACAACAACCTTACCTTGAAGAACACAATAAAGGTTTCATTGAAGATTGTTTCTTTGCCAATAAGTATAATCGTCAGATAGGTTTTGATAGTCGTTTATGGCATGGCGTTAAAGAGTTTGATACAAACACAAAAGAAGAACGATTAACAATTGTTACATTCATTCACAAAGTTATTGCACACGGACTACCAATGAACAGAATGAGAAATGTGCCGTTGACAAGAGATTTAAATTTACCACAACTAGATATAGTATAGAAAATTTATTTACACATATTGAACAGAATATGGACAAAACTCTTATATATAGCATGCTGCTCTTTCAGACCCCCAACCTTAACCACCTATGAAACTCCTCTCGGCCAAACATATAGAGTTTCCTGAATACCACAAGGTCTACAATCTGAGTATGCTCGGCAACAAAACAGATTATCACAACCCAAACGATAAACAAAAACACAATCTATCAAAGTTATTTGAAAGTTTAGATAAACATGGTATGACACACCCTATCATTATATCTTGGAACGCATACTCTGTATCTGTAGGTCATCAACGAGTATGGTATGCTAAATCAAAAGGGTACACACACATAGATTGTTACCATGTAGAAAATCAAACACAATGGGAAAAAGTTTTTAATTATACAGCGAATGAGGAATATTTAAAATGATTGAAGTCAATAATTTTTTACCACAAGATGAGTTTGATAAATTAAAAACATTAATTACAAAGGAAGAATTTCCTTGGTATCATATTCAATCTATGGTAGTAGATAAGAAAGATAACTTAGGTTACTTTACTCATTCTTTCTATAATAATAATTCTATTAACAGTAATTATTATTCTGACTACATAGTACCAATACTGAACAAACTTAATGCAAAGGCAGTTGTTGAAGTACGCTCTAATTTATTTCCATCTGTGTTCTTTAATAAATCAGAATGGCATGTTGATAAAACTTTTAATTGCAAGACGGCAATATTATATTTAAATACTTGTGATGGTGGTACAGAATTTAAAATGAACATACATAAATTTATTCAAGCGGAAGAAAACAAAATGGTAATCTTTAATTCTAGTTTAGAACATAGAGCATGTACATCAACGAATACAGATTATAGATATATCATTAACTTTAACTATTATGATTGAAGTAAGAAAAACAAAAGACTATAAGTCTATGCTCTTTAATGATGAGTTTATACAAGGTCGTGTTAATGCGTCTGGACAAATATCTTTATTGTATATGAAAGAAATAATGAAAGTGTTTAATCATGTAGAGAATATACAACATGTTTGTTTACTAGGTCTTGGTGCAGGTAATTTACATACAGAAATATACAATAAGTTTCCAGATGTACACATAGATACAGTTGAAATAAATTCAGAAGTTATAGAAATTGCACACAAAGAATTTAATTTACCAAAGTCAAAACGCCTTCGTATTATACAAGGTGATGTCCATGATTATATACATGAAGTACATAACTATGATGTAGTGATTGTTGATGTATATGACGCAGATGGTCAAGTGATGTTAGACAATCGTTGGTTACGACAACAAGGTAAATGTATTGTTTATAATAGTTTAGTCAATAAGGACACTTATGTAAGTTATATGACTGAACTAAATACTTTGTACGATAGAGTACACGAACAATATAAACCTAAACTCTCAAGCGAGGAGTATAATCATATCGCATTTTGTTTTAATGACTAAAAAAATATTACACGCAAAAGAAATTACTCACCCAGACTTGTATCAAATATTAGATTTAAAAGATGTAACTTTTAAATGGGACAAAGTACAAGGCAGTTGGACAAGTTTCGCAGATAGTCAAGGCATTAATTATAAAAAATTATTTGATGACATGGCAGAAAACGGTATGAAACATCCTGTAATGGTACGAAAACTCAATGAAATATATCGTAAATGGCAGGCAGGTGGTCGTAGAATTATATGGGCAAAGTTAAATGGTTATACACATATAGGTGCATATGTTTTAAAAACACAAGAACAAGTTGATGAAATATATGCGGCTCAATATGATGAAAGTTATAAATAATACACCATGAAAAATTTACGAGGTACATATTAAATCCCATTCAGGGATTGATTATAATTTTTATAATCTATAATTCAAAAAAGGAGAATACATGTTAAGATTAATTACTGCTACGGTAGTTGGTATCGTTTTGCTTGCTTACACAGCAAACGCTGCTGAGATTAAACCGTATGGTACTTTTAACTACAAGTTTTCGCATGATGAAAACGCCTCTGGTGTTGCATACGACAAACTTGAAAACAACGGATCAAAATTAGGTATTGATTTTTCAGAACCTAGTATTGAAGGTAGTTCTATTTCAGCAATTGCAAAATTGGAAGTTGGACTAGACGTTGACGATAGTGGTTCAGACACATTTGATTCCAGACTAGCATATGTTGGTTTAGAAAATAATGGTGTTGCAATTACTGTAGGTAGACAAGCTCATGCTTCAGTATCTCAAACAGATAACTTTCAAGTATATGGTAACAATGCTGTATTTAAATATGCAGATAGGTCATCTAATACAATCAAACTAAGCAATGGTACAGTTAGTGCAATGGCAATGGTTGATGGAAGTAACGGCAAAAATGGTGTTGATGTTTATGAATGGAATATTTCTCATTCAATAAAAGACATTAACTTATCTGGTGGTTACGCTGACGATAGAGTTAACGATATCTCATATTGGGCTGCAGGTGCATCCACAACTGTAGGTGACTTTACAGTCGCTTCAACTTATTCAATCTATGACGCTGCTACTGACTTAGTTGGTATGGAAGCAACAGTAGGTTGGAAAGCATTAACAGTTGGATACGGAGATAAAGAAGGTACTGGTACTTACATGACTTATGGTGTAAACCATAACATGACAGAAAGTCTAAGTGTCTATGCAGAAATGCAACAAGACGATTTAGATACTGGTACTGATTTACAACACTACTCATTTGGAACAAAGTTTGTATTCTAAATAGTAATAACATAAAAACAAAGGAGAAATCTAATGTCAAAATGGATAAAAGATATATCTGCTTGGAAAGATTATGGTCTAATTTTATTAGCTGTAGTTCTTTTTACAGGTATCATGGCACCCCTTACAATAATTAAATGGGGTCTAATTGCTTGGATCGCTGCTAACTTATGGCAGAGATACAAAGCATAATATAAAAGGAAAATTAAATGATTAGGAAATTAATATACGTTATTATAGTAATAGTAGCGTTTACTCTTGGTCACCACTATGGCGAAGACGCCGCTAGTTTAGTAGATAATGTACCTTTACCAAAAGTTACAATTGAAATGCCAGCGACAGAAACACCTGCCGTAGTTGAATAGATTAAAATAAAAAAAGGACATCCTCACTTTTGTTTCAAAGGTACTTGGATGTCCTTTTTTAATTTTGTACGAACATTTAAAATGTTCTATGTTGCCTGTCCCATAGTGCTAGACAGATTACTCACTCTCACTTTTATTTCAAAGATACTTGAGCTTTCACCTATACGTCTGTACAACGCCCCACAGGATAAAAACCGTTAGGTCTTATACTTGTCACATATCAGCAACAACTCCTTTCGTTGGTGTTATAACTTGGTCAAAGTACGCCCAATATTCGCCTTCACTTTCACCAAACGTTACATCTTTATAACCTATAGAACCTAAGTAACCCATATCAGTATCGTACTCTTTTAGTTTGATACCTAACTCACCAGCAGGGTCTGACGTAGTAAGTCCTATAGAAATGTCTGTAATAATTCCGTCTCTATTGATACCTCTCTTGGAGATTTCAACTTTATCACCTATCTTAATTATCATTATGCCGCCTCCAACATTGACATTGGTACTCTATAACTTCTACCAAGCATATTTACTACACACCTAGATTGATTAATCTTAGTAATTACACCAGGAGTTTTTTTAGTCTTTTGTACAACAAACACTTTTTGTCCTACAGATAGAGAAGATTTAGCATTCATAACTTTAACATCACTAATAAAACTAGAAAGTTCATTCAGTTCAGTTAAAGACAGTTGTTGGATGCCAGCCTTGATTAGTTGGATTTTGTTCATAATATAACCTTTCGTTTTAAATATAGATATATCCTATCACATAAATACTTTAAAGTCAAGCATTATTTTGACTTTATTTCAAGGTGCGACAGAATGTCTCAGTTTTGTTCACTATTTGTTCTTTTTGAAAGGAGAATATTATGGGATTTTTAACTAAATTATGGACTATGACAGATAGTCTATGGAAACCTAAACCGTTAGTATTGACGAAAGACATGGAAGTCAAACCTAAGAAGAAAAAGAAATCAACTAAAAAGAAATCAACTAAAAAAAGGAGTTAACATGAATTGCGACAACTGTGGTCATCCTTCTCATTGTGGAACACCCTTAATGAAGACCAATGAGGGTAGTGAGTATGAAGTTTGTAAACATTGTAGATGTGAGGAGTGTACTCCAAAGGAATAAATTATGCCAAGAATGAGGGAGTTTACCTTTAATAATGGAAAAGAAGATAAAATAATAGAAGCAATGTCTTATAAGAAAGCCGTGAAGTCTTATCAGTCAAGTGCAAATAGAAAAGAAGACGGCGATACAGTTAACGTTTACTGGTTAAGTAAAAAAGGTAAAGAAGAAAGTCTAGTACAGAAATTACCTTTAGGTAGAAAAATTAGGCAAGCGGAAATAATTGAAAGAGAAAAGGCGGCACTTAAAGCGGCTAAAGAAGCAGGTAGTAGATAATGGCAAAATTAGCAAAATCATTTGTACCTCATGTTTCAACACCTAAGAAGACTAGTCAAGGTAAACGAAAAGGTGTATCTTTCTCTACTATGAACAAAGCTAAGAAACGAGATTTCAAAGCATACAAAGGACAAGGTAAATAAATGGGTCAACCAGTTATACGTTCAGGTTTAGATAGTCATGCTGGGCATGCCAGTCCTACTCCTAACCCTTTTCACAAAACAGCATACACAGGTGGGTCACCTAATGTTAATACTAATGGCGCTGCCACTATTCGTAAAGGTAAAGACGCCACTTCTTGTGGAGACCCTGCTACAGGTGGGTCAACTACTGTATTTGTAAACGGTAAAGGTATTCACAGGAGTGGTGACGCAACAGGTGGTCATGGTAGTTGGGTACCAAATAACGCAACAGGTGGAAGTTCTAACGTAAACGCTGGATAATCTTTATAAATAGTCGTATGGCTATTACACAATCAGGTTATAGAGACGCTCAAACTACTAATGCTTCAAGTAGAAGTGTTAGATTATATAAGGATTTAGCATTATCTTTTGAGAGAAATGATAATACTAAAGATATAATAGTTAAGAAAGACATAGAGGCAGTGAAACAATCTGTCAGAAATCTTATATTAACTAATCATTTTGAGAGACCTTTTCATCCTGAGATAGGATCAAATGTTACAGCAGTATTATTTGAACCAATGAACCCTATCACAGCAAATAGTTTAACAAGAGTAATAGAAGAAACAATTGTAAACTTTGAACCAAGAGCAAGACTAGTATCTGTTAATGCTATTCCTAATCTGGCACAAAACGCTTACAATGTAACAATAAGTTTTTATGTAGTGAACATACCAGGCGAGTTGGTAGAGTTAACTACACTACTAGAAAGAAGTAGATAATGGCAACGAACAAAAAACTAGAAGTAACAGATTTAGATTTTGATACAATCAAAACTAATCTTAAAAAATTTTTAAGACAACAAGACCAATTTACTGATTATGACTTTGAAGGTTCTACAATCAGTTCATTGTTAGATGTTCTAGCATACAACACACACTACAACGGCGTTTATGCTAATGTTCTTGCCAATGAAATGTTTTTAGATAGTGCTGATATGAGAAACAGTATTGTCTCACATGCTAAACATGTAGGTTACACACCAAGAAGTGCAACAGCACCTTATGCTGATGTTGACTTAGTTGTCAATAATGCTACTGGTGCAACTTTAACTGCCGCTCAAGGTACAACATTTACATCTACAGTTGATGGCGTGTCTTACAATTATATTGTAAAAGAAGATACTACAACTACACCAGTTGATGGTGTTTATACATTTAAGAATTTAAATTTATATGAAGGTACTTTAGTTACAAACAAATATACAGTTAACACAGCAGACGCCAATCAGCGTTTCTTAATTAAGAATGATATGGCAGATACAACAACTTTATTAGTTAAAGTTCAAAACAGTTCATCTGATACTACTACAACAACATATGTATTGTCAACAGACTTAGTAGATGTATCAAGTACATCAACAGTTTATTTTTTAGAAGGTGCTGAAGACGAACAGTATGAAGTTATATTTGGTGATGGTGTTTTAGGTAAAGCATTATCAACAGGTAATATTGTTTCACTCACATACATAGTTACTAATGGTTCAGATAGTAATGGTGCTAGTTCATTTGCATTATCTGGTAATGTAGGTGGTTTTACTGATGTCAGTTTAACTGTAAACACAAACAGCGTTAACGGTGCAGACCCGGAAAGTCCGGCAAGTATTCGTTTCAACGCACCAAAACAATATGCCACACAAAATAGGGCAGTAACGGCGAAAGACTATGAAAGTAAAGTTAAATCAATTTATTCAAATGCTAAATCAGTTCAAGTATGGGGTGGTGAAGATAATGAAACACCCGTTTATGGTAGAGTATATATCTCTATCAATCCTGTTGCTGGTGCTACACTTACAGAAGCAACTAAGTCAGATATTATAACTCAACTAAAAAATTTTAATGTTGCAAGTATCACACCTGTAATTGAGAATCCAGAAACAACATTTATACAACCAACTGTAACTGTAAGGTATGACGCTAAGTCAACTACTAACACAGCTGAAAGTATTAAGTCATTAGTACAAACAGCAATAACAAATTTTAATACAGATAACTTACAAGAGTTTGACCAAGTATTCAGACATTCTAAATTTATTGAAACAGTAAACAAAGCAGACGATAGTATTTTATCAAACATCACAACACTTAAATTACACAAAGCATTTACTGCTACAGTATCAAGTTCAACAACATATACAATTAGTTTTAATAACGCATTATATAATCCACACTCTGGTCACAATTCAGACATGGGTGGTATATTATCTTCTTCTTCGTTTAAAGTATCTGGTGATACTACAAATGATTATTTTTTAAATGATGACGGACAAGGTAATATAAGATTGTATTATGTCGCAGGTGGTGTTAATGTTTACACAAACAATACACAAGGTACAATAAACTATACAACAGGAAAAATAACTTTAAATAGTTTACATATTTCTGAGGTTGGTAATGTTGACGGTGCCACTTCTACTACCATTAGACTAACAGTAGTACCTAATTCAGTTGATGTAGTTCCAGTTCGTAATCAAGTTATACAAATAGATGAAACAAATGCTACTGTGGTTGTAACTGCTGATGACTACGATACTACATCAGGTATAGGATACACAACAGCGACAAACTATGCGAGTTAGTAAATGGCAAAATTTGACAAAAAAATAAGTAACTTAGTTTCACGGCAGTTACCTGCCCATATACAGGCAAATCATCCACTATTAGTAGAGTTCGTAAAACAGTATTATGTTTTTATGGACTCAGCACAAATCACTTTATCAAGTGTTAGTGCCTCTGACCAAATATTATTAGAAGCTGCAACTGGTGGGTTTGTTGCCTTAAATGCAACTAACGAATTTGGTAAAGACGAAGGTGATTATATTCTTAGTGAACAAGAGAGTATAGGTGAGTTTACAAAAGGTGAAACTATTACAGGTGCCACTTCAGGTCAAACGGCAACTATACTTGCTGAAGATACAGACGCATTAAAATTATATGTTACAGAAAATAGTTTATTCGTAACAGGTGAAACTTTAACAGGTAGTACATCTGGTGCTCAAGGTGTTATATCAAGGTACAGACCAAACCCTAACGCACACTTAACACAACTGTTAGAGTATGCAGACGTTAACGATACTATAGATGATTTCTTTAAACAATTTAGAAATACATTTTTACAAACTTTACCAAACACACTTACAAATGGTTTAGATAAAAGACAACTAACAAAAAATATTATATCATTATACAAAGCAAAAGGTACAAAAGCGGCAAATGAAATATTTTTCCGTGCCTTGTTTAATGAAACTCCAGAATTATATTACCCTACAGTAGATATGATGAGAGTATCAGACGGTAACTTTGATACTGAACAAATAATTAAAGCAACACTATCAGCACCGTCTGATGGTAACATGAACAATCTAGTAGGTAAAACAATTACACAAGCAGATATAGTAGGTAATGATACAGTAGATATTGCCAGTTCAGTTGTTGAGAAGGCAACAATATCTACGATATCGTTAAATGGTGTTTCGCATGATGTTGCTACATTTGTTTTAAATAAAGATAGTACATCTGGTTCATTTTCAAGTAGTGGAGGTGACGGATTAGTTTTAGATACAGCTGCTGATGAAAATGATAATATAATTTTAGATGGTACAGATAGTTCATCTACAAATGCAGGTGATAGATTAATACAAAATACTAAATCAATATTTTTTGGTACAGATAATACAGATAGTGATGTTACTATAGAATGTAATGTTGAAAGTATATTAGATGATGTATCAGTAAATAGTGGTGGTCAATATTACTCTGTAGGTGAAAACATAAACTTTACAAAAGAAAAAGGTGGTACAGGTGCCATTGCACAAATAGAACAAGTTACATATGGTGTTATTGATAGTGTACAAATAGAAAATGGTGGTTCAGGTTACGCAGTAGGTGACGCATTATCAGTTACAAATCCTACAAGTGGTGATGGTCTTGCAGGTACAGTTGCAGTTGTCAATGGTGGTTTTACTTTAGAAGGTGATACACATGATGACGGTATTCTTTTATTAGAACAAGGTACAGGTTTTCAACTTGTTATGGAAGCAGCGACAAACAGTTCTTCAAATGATATAACAAAAATTAGATTATCAAATAAAGGTGGTGGTTATCTATCATTACCTACAGTATCAGTAACTTCAACTGGTGGTTCAAATGCTCTTGTATATCCTGTATCTTCAAGTATAGGTAAAGCATTATCTGCTAAAGTTATTGACCATGGATTTAGATATGAGACAGCACCTGAAGTATCGCCAAAACTTCACATACAAATAGATACGCTATCAAGTAACTTCACTTCTGGTGAAACAATCACAGCTTCGTCTGAGGATTATATGGCGTTAGAGGCATATGAACAAATAGATTTCCCAATATTACTAGAAGACTTTAGACAAGCAGTAATTAGATTAGAAGATTTTGAAAGAGGTGACTTAGTTACGGAAGATGGCGAACAATTTGCATTAGAAGAATTTGTATCAGGCGCCGTACCAGAAAGTGCAAGTCCAGATTTCTTACGAGACGAAACAGATAACGACAGAATTGTATATAACGAATATGTATTAAAAGATAATACAGATTATATTGTGTTGAATGGCACAGATGGTTCATCTACAAATGAAGGTGGTAAAATACAAAGAGACGACCAAGAAACAGCGTCAGGTACTTTTGAAACTTTTGACGCAGCTACAAACATTCTTACACTAAAAGAAACTACAGGTACTTTTGATGACAAAGTTACAATCACAGGTTCTACATCAGGTGAAACGGCAAGAGTAAGAAACTATAATCCACAAGATACAAAAGCAAGTATGACTGCCACAGTAGGTACTGCCATAGAAACAGATGGTAGTAATACAGGTGTTGATGGACAGTTATCAGAAAGTACAAAGAAAGTACAAGACAGTTTATACTACCAAGATTATTCATACATTATTAAAGTTGGAGAAAGTATTACTGAATGGAGAGATTATCTTAAATCTGCCATACACCCTGCCGGTTTTTATTTCCAAGGGGAAGTTGCAATCAAAACACAATTGAATGCTAAGATGAAAACTGGATATACTAGAATATCCGGTCTTACTGAAACAGATGAAGTTGTTGAAATACTATCTGTTATCTTTAGTGAGAAGATTGGTAGAAGACTTGGTACGCCAACTGATGGTACAAGTGTAAGAAGTACACCTCAATTAGGTATAGAGGGTAGTGCTTCATTTGGTACTACAAGAGACGTTACACTTAATCAGGAGATTACACTTAAAACAAATCAACAAACTCAACAGCAGTTTAGGTCTACAGATATTAAACAAGGTCTAGTATATGCAGGTCCTCGTATGAAAACTATAGGCAATTTAGTCTCAGGTGCATTTGACCATACACCAGATAGAATGTTATTAAATGGTACTGATGGTTCATCTACACATGGAAATGACGGATTAATATTAGAAGACGGTGGAGATATGAAACAAGAATTAGGTCTACGAGATATGGATAGCGGTATCACAATTGCCACTATAAATAGTATTAAATTAACAGGAACAGGTAATACATCATTTGATGGTGAGGCAAATAGAATAGATGATTTCAGTACAGGTCTTAAAACTAACTTTACTATACCTGCTCAAATAAAAACCTCGCTTGGTTAAACTGAGCGTATAAATAGTTTATGACGGAGAAAAAATGCCAGCAATAATAACAAAAGATTTCAGAATACAAAACGCTAATCAGTTCAAAGAGAGTTTTGACGAGAGCGCAGACACATATTATCTTGCAATAGGTAGACCACAAGCGTTTGCCAATGACCAAGCATTCAATGATGGTACAGATACATCACCACCAACACCAGTTGATAGTGTAGGTAGTGTAGATTACTATGTTTATGATGATTTAATGAGTGCAAAAAAGATTACAAGTTCAAATGTATCAGCAGTAATACCAAGAAGAAACTGGACAACTGGTACAACTTACGACTATTACAGACATGATTATGGAGAAATAAACTCCGCTGGTTCAGCAATTGCTGCTAATTCAGGTGCAACAACTTTACATGACGCAACTTTCTATGTAATGAATAGTACCTTTGATGTATATAAGTGTATAGACAATAATGGTGATAGTGCTTCAACAGTAGAACCAACTGGTAATAAAACAACTAGTGTGTTCTCAACTGGAGACAGTTACAAATGGAAATACATGTACACATTAACTGCTTCTGAACAAGCAAACTTCATGTCAACAGATTTTATTCATTGTTCAACTGAAAGTACAGACTACTCAACTACTGCTGGTGCAATAGAAAATGCTAAAGTAACGGCAGGTGGGTCATCAGGTACTAATGGTACATATACTAATGTTGATATTCGTGGTGATGGTTCAAGTGGTAAATGTACAATAGTTGTAGGATCAAATTCAGTAACAAGTGTAACAATCACAACTGCTGGGTCTGGTTATACTTTCGCAAGTGTTAAGGCAAGTGACTTTGGTAATGTATCAGGCGCAGATATAGATTTCATAATCTCACCTCCAGGCGGACATGCAACAGATGTTATCGCTGAGTTAGGTGGATTCTTTGTAATGATGAATGTTGACTTTTCAACAGATGAAAGTGGCGAGTTCAATACTTCAAATGATTTTAGAAGAATTGCTCTATTAAGAAACCCAACTGATAGTACAACAGGTGCAACAGCAACTGCTTCAACACTAGACGCAACTAAATCAATTACTTTCTCTGGCACACCAGGTACTTTTCAAGCAGATGAAAAGATTACACAAGCAAGTACAGGTGCTGTAGGTTATGTTGTTGATTATAATTCTACAACAAAAGTTTTAAGATACATACAACCACAATTTGCAAACCAAGGTATTGATACAAACCAAAATGTAACGGCTTTCTCTGGAACGAATACAGTAACAGGCGGTACTTCAAGTGCAACAGGTACGCCAAGTTCACATGATGTTACTCCTGAACTAACGGCAGATACAGGTGATATTCTGTACATAGAAAACAGAAAACCTATTAGTCGTGCTTCAGACCAAACGGAGAATGTAAAGTTAATAGTAGAGTTTTAGGAGATTTAAATGGCAACAAACTTTAACGTCTCTCCTTACTTTGATGACTTTTCAGAGGCAAAGAATTTTCATAGAATATTATTTCGTCCTGCTTTTGCAGTTCAAGCAAGAGAGTTAACACAACTACAAACTATCTTACAAAACCAAATTGAAAGATTTGGTGAACATATGTTCAAAGATGGTAGTATGGTAATACCAGGCGAGATAGCACTTAACACAAAATACGAATATGTTAAATTAGCAAGTCATTCTACTTCAACAGTTTCTAACTTACAAGATTTAATTGTAACAGGTTCTACTTCAGGTATTACAGCAACAGTTGTAAACACAACTGAAGCAACATCAACAGCAGCTGCAACAATCTATGTTTTATATACTGCCTCAGGTACAGACAATGCAACTAAAAGATTTACTGAGGGAGAAACTTTAACATTTACATACAATAGCACATCTTCAACGGCAGTTGTAGGTACTTCAGGTACTTCATTACCAACAGATAGTAACGCAACTGGTTTTGCTAGTTCAGTAAATGTTCAAGCAGGTGTATATTTTATTAATGGTTTCTTTGTTGCAAATACTGAACAGACTTTAATACTAGACCCGTATTCAAACACACCAACATATAGAGTTGGTTTCAATGTAACAGAAAGTTTTGTTACACCGTCAGACGATAGTTCATTAAATGATAACGCAGCCGGTTCATCTAACGTAAATGCTCCTGGTGCTCACAGATTTAAAACATCATTAACGTTAGTTAAAAAACTTATAACTGAAACAGATGATGAAAATTTTGTAGAGTTACTAAGAACAGGATCAGGTAATGTTGAAACAATTGTACAAAGAACAGATTACAATATACTAGAAGAAACATTAGCAAGAAGAACGGCAGATGAAAGTGGTGATTATGTTACTAAATCATTTGACATAGATATAAGAGAACACAAAAATGACGGATCAAATCGTGGTATATATTCTGCTGATGGTTCAAGTTTATATAATGGATTAAGTTCAGCTAACTCAGAAGCTAGATTAGCAATTGGTTTATCTCCTGGTAAAGCATATGTTCAAGGTTATGAAATAGAAACAACAGGACAAAAATTTGTTACAATAGAAAAAGCAAGAGACTTTGATACAATACAAAACTCTACTACAAGATTAGCAATAGGTAATTTTGTTGAAGTAACAAATGTACATGGTACGCCAGATATAGGAACAGTATCAGGTGAAACAGAAGCGTTTAAAGAATTACAATTATTTAAAAATGCAAATGCTGCCAGAGGTACAAACCTATCTACAACTAACGTTGATGTAGAACAAATTGGTAGAGCAAAACCTAGATACTTTGAATATAAATCAGGTACTGCTGGTGCAACACTAACAAACACATCTTCAATTTATAAATTAGGTTTATTTAATGTTGACATGTTTACACACATTGGTGTCACAAGTTCAGTTGAGTTTGATACAGGTGAAACTCTAACTGGTGGTACTTCAGGTGCAACTGGTGTTGTAGAGGCAATATCATCTAACACATCAACGGATCCTGACCAGTTTATAACTGAGGACGGATTTAACCTTGTTGATGAAACAGATGGTGATGATTTAATTTTAGAACAATCTGTATTTACAACAGTTGTATTAAGTAACGTATCAGGTTCTTTCGCAACTTTAGAAACTATAACAGACGAAAGTTCAAATAGTGGTGTAGTAATAGCAAACACACCAGAGAGAAAAGGTGTAACTGAATTTGATTTTGCACAAGTTAAGTCAGTTGGTATGACTGGTTCGCCAAACTTTACTGCTGATACAGTATTAACAACTACAGCTGCAAATGAAAGAGATGAAAGTAATATAACTATAGGCGGACTAATTAATATAGACGCAAACTCAAATGTAGTAAAAGGTAACAACACAGAATTTAATTCAGACTTAAAAGTTGGCGACAACATTGTGTTTGAAGATAACAATGGTAATCAACAAAGTAGATTTGTTGGTGCTATTGCAGATGATAAAACAATAACATTAACAGCAAATGTAACAGTTGCTGTAACATCAGCGTCAACACAAAGAAGAAGAACAAAATTACAAAACATTAATACTACTTCTCTAGTATATAAATTACCTGAGAATGTTATTAAAACATTAAAGACTACAGACAATGCAGGTATCACAGATACAAGTCATAAAGTTAGAAGACAATTTGTTGAAACTTTATCATCATCTGGTGTTGCTACATTCTCTGCCGGTGCAAACGAAACATTTGACGCACACTCAGAAGCAGATTACACATTATCAATAATGACTGCCGGTGCAAGTGCAGGTGCTATAGGTGATATAGTCAGTTTATCAGGCAACAACCATGAAGGTGACGCCATATTCACATTAACTGGTAGTCCATCAGGTCGTCAAGTACAAATAGATTTAGGTGCTAACTATGCAACTGCTAAAGTTAAATTAATTACAACAATAACTAAATCAGTTGCAGGTGAAAAAACAAAAACATTAATTTCAGACCAAACACAAACAGTTTCTACACAAGCATTAGCTGAAGAAAAAACAATCAGTTTAGGTAAAGCAGACGCATATGCTTTAACAAGTGTTTATATGTCGCCTGACTTTAGTACGGCAGCAACAACAAGTCATACTGATATTACAGATAGATTTACATTAGATACAGGTCAAAGAGATAGTTTCTATGATATTGCTAGAATAGTAAGAAATGACGGTGCTCAATTACCAACTGGTAGATTGTTAATTACTTTCCAATACTTTACACACGGTACAGGTAACTACTTCTCAGTAGATAGTTATTCTGGTGTTGTAGATTATGAAAACATTCCTTTTTTTGAAAGTCCAACAAAAGGTAGAATAGAATTAAGAGACGCATTAGACTTTAGACCTAGAGTAGCGGACAATAGTGAAGTTGTAGGTTATGGTAATGTAGATAGTATTGGTGCAAAAAATTATACTGGAGGCGGTGCTTCAACAGTTGATATGCCAAAACCTAGTTCAGACGCAACACTAGACTTTGAATTTTATTTAAGTAGAATAGATGGTATCTTTGTAACTAAAGACGGTCTATTTAAACAAGCAAAAGGTACTCCAGCAATTGATCCTCAAAGAGCAGAAACAATTGATGACGCAATGCCTTTATATTATCTAACTTTACCACCATACACTTTCTCTACAGATGATGTAGCAGTAACAGTAGTTGATAATAGAAGATATACAATGAGAGACATTGGTAAGTTAGAACAAAGAATTAAAAATATAGAATACTATACTCAGTTATCTCTACTAGAACAACAAGCAGTTAATACACAAATACAAGACGCAGCTACAGGTTTAGATAGATTTAAAAATGGTATTGTAGTAGATAGTTTCAAAGGTCATAATGTTGGTGATACTTTATCAAGTGAATATAGATGTTCAGTTGATATGTCAGAAGGTGAGTTAAGACCAGAACATAATACAAACGTTGTAAAACTTATTGAGTTAGCCGCAAATGATACAGACGCAGAAAGAACAACTGCTGGTTATCAAAAAACAGGTGACTTAATAACTTTACCATATACTCATTCTAAGTTAACTGAAAATCCTTATGCAACTAAATCAGTTAACTGTAATCCATTCTTAGTATTTCAATATCAAGGTGATGTTGCATTAACACCAGATGTTGATGAATGGTACGATACAACTAGAAGACCTGATTTAATTGTAAACGATAATAACTTATTTGATACAATGACTAGTCTTGCAGGAACAAATAACAATTTAGGTACAGTTTGGAATAACTGGCAAACTAACTGGTCTGGTCGTTGGTCGTCTTCAGGTTCTTCAAGTAGAAGAATGGGCGATACAATTCATACAACTACTAGTACAATAGGCGGAGATATTACAACAAGAAGTAGAACAGGTATTACTAGAGAAATTTCAGGTTCAAATGTTGTAAGACAATCTTTTGGTGAAAGAATTGTTGATGTTGCGTTCATACCTTTTATTCGTTCTCAAACAATTTCATTCTCAGGTACAAGATTAAAACCAAACACAAGAGTTTATCCTTTCTTTGATAATGTAAATGTATCAACACATGTAACACCATCTGGTGGTGTATTAGGTGGTAACTTAGTTACTGGTACAACAGGTACAATTGAAGGAACATTTACAATACCAAATACAGCAAGTGAAAGATTTAGAACAGGTGATAGAATATTCAGATTAACAAGTTCATCTTCAAATAGTTCTACAGATGATGATGTAGATACTTTTGCTCAAGGTACATATACTGCTCGTGGTTTACAAACAACTACACAAGAAACAGTACAGTCAACTAGAGTACCAATTATTGGTAGACAAACTGTAACTGAACAAGATACAAGAAGAACAACAGATAGTTTTTCAGTATCACAAACAACACAACAAATTCAAAATAATCCAGACCCATTAGCACAAACGTTTAGTGTTGATGAAGCAAGTGGTGTATTCTTATCTAAAGTTGATATATACTTTGAAGAAAAAGATGATACAGTTCCAATTAAAGTTTATCTAGTAGAAACTATTAATAGTAGACCTGGTCAAAGAATACTTCCTTTCTCAGAGGTTACGCTTCAATCAAGTGAAGTTCTTACAAGTGCAACTGCTTCAACAGCAACAGTTGTAACATTCCCATCTCCTGTATATTTACAAGGTGGTAAAGAATATGCAATCATATTAAAACCTAACAGTCAAAAATATAAAGCATGGGTAAGTAGATTAGGTGATACAGATGTTGGTGGTACAAGACGAGTAACACAACAACCTTTATTTGGTTCTTTATTCCGTTCTCAAAATGCAAAACTGTGGACAGAAGACCAAATGGAAGATTTAAAAATTACTTTATACAAAGCTGCATTTGATACAACTACAAACGGTACATTGTCACTAACAAATGATGATATTGAAACTAAGACACTTGATAACAATGCTATTGAAACAAATGCTACTTCCGGTTCAGGTACAACATTTGGTGATAACCCAGCGATAATTAAAATTAATCATAGACATCATGGCATGAATGATAATAAACCAAGTAAGGTTACAATCTCTGGTCTTGGTGGTTCAACTGACTATAATGGTATTCAAGGTAGTGTTATTAATGGTACGCATGATGTAGGTAATGTAACTGAGGATAGTTATACAATTACACTAACTGGTGATACAGCAACATCAACTGGTAGTGTTGGTGGTTCATCTATAGTTGCAACACAAGATAGAGCATTTGAAAGTATTATGCCTAAAATTGGTATGATGAATTTTCCAGATACTACTACTGAACATAAAATTAAAACTACTTCAACAACATCAATAGATGGCACAGAAGCGTCATATTCAACTGATAGTGCATTTACAAATATTGTACCAAATGAAAACTTTTACTTTACAAGTGCTAGAGCAGTTGCAAGTTCTATAAACGAAACAACTCACTTATCAGGTACAAAATCTTTATTCTATAATATTGTATTACAAACGGCAAATGCTAATGTATCTCCTGTGATTGACTTAGCAAGAACAAATATTTTCTGTACACATAACAGATTAGATAATCCAACTTCTAGTAATAGAACAGGATTTGTTGCAGAAACAGACCCAACTGGTGGTAATGCGGCTGCTAAATATATTACAAAAGAAATTTCTTTAGAAAACCCAGCAACAGCATTAGATATTAGAATAGCTGCTAGTGTTTTCCCAACATCTTCAATTGAAGTTTTTAGAAAAGTTAAGTTTGAAGGTGATGATAGACAAATGAAAGATATACCTTATGTACAAATGACACAATCTAATACAGCAGTAAGTGCTGAAGGTAGAAGTCAATCACCGTACAATGCAAACTTTAAAGAAGATTTTTCTGACTTTGAGTTTAGTGAAGAAGGTATTAATGAGTTTGCAACATTCAAAATTAAAATAGTTATGAAAGGAACTAACCCAGCATATCCTCCTCGTATAACAGATATGAGAGCGATTGCGTTAGCAGTATAATATGGCATATTTAAAAGTAGAAGGTCATCAACATATTGTAAGAGATACAAGTTCTAATGGTATAATAAATACTGATAAGAATGCTTATCAAATACATGTAAATCGTATTAGAGAAGCAAGAAAATCTAGTAACGATTTAAGAAATGCGGTAAGAGATATAAATAATTTAAAACAAGAAATGTCTGAAATAAAAGGACTTTTATTAAAACTGGTAAAATAATATGGCAGCAAGACAAGTAGCAGCAGACGCAACGATAGAACAATTAAGAACAACTTTTAATACTCTATCAGCAACAGACTTTGGTGATATATCTGCTTTAAATTCATCTATTAGTGCAAGTAACCTTGTAGCGGCGATGAACGAGTTAGAAGGTGAAGTAACTCCTTTCTCAGCAGCTTTTATTGCAACACAAACAGATTTAGGTGCCGCTCCAGCAACTGGTGACAGTATAGTTATTAGAGACGCTGATGCTAGTGCATTGAAAGAAATGACTATTGCTAATTTATTTACTAGTCCAGCAATAGATACAATTACTGCCGGTACATTTACACTAGACGCTTCAGCAGATGTTAATATAGACGCTGGTGGCGGAGATATTATTTTAAAAGATGACGGTACTGAATTTGGTAGATTAACAAACAATGCAGGTCAATTATTAATTAAATCAAGTTCAAGTGCTACAACAGCATTATCATTAAATGGTGCCAATGTTACTGTTGCAGGTAACTTAACAGTATCAGGTACTACAACAACTGTGGATTCATCTACTGTTAATTTACAGACTGGATTTATATTTGAAGGTTCAAGTGCTGATAGTTTTGAAACAACATTAACAGCAACTGACCCAACAGCAGATAGAACAATTACTTTACCAGATTTAACAGGTACAGTATCATTAACGAGTGCAACAGAAACTTTAACAAATAAAACTTTAACATCACCAGTTCTTACAACACCTATATTTACAGGTGCAACTGACCAAAGAGGTTCATTTGTATTTGAAGGTAGTACAGCAGACAGTTTTGAAACAACTGTAAGTGTTGTTGACCCAACAGCAGATAGAACAATAAACTTTCCAAATGTTTCTGGTACTGTTTTAACAACAGGTAATTTTTCTGATATTACAGCAATAGGTGTTCAATCAGGATCAATTGTATTTGAAGGTTCAACAGCAAACAGTTTTGAAACAACTTTAGCAGTAACAGACGCTACTGCTGATAGAACAATTACATTACCAGATTTAACTGGTACAGTTTCTTTGACTACAGCAACTGAAACATTAACAAATAAAACACTTACAACTCCAGTAATCGTTGAAGCTACTTCAGGTTCAACTATAACACTTAACGCTACAACTGATATTGTATTAGACGCTGATGGCGGTGATGTGTTCTTTAAAGATGATGGAACAACTTTTGGTAGTGCAACAAACACTTCAGGTAACTTGATTATCAAATCAGGTACTACAACAGCATTAACATTTAGTGGTGCTAATGTTGCAGCTGCAGGTACATTAAGTGCAACAACAATTACTGCTTCTACTGGACTAGAAACAAAAAATGGTGCTACTGGTGCCGGTTTTGTTAAGTTCTTTGAAGATAGTGATAACGGTACTAACGCTGTAACACTTTTAGGTCCTGCTTCAACAGGTGATATTGATATTACATTACCAACTCAAGCAGGTACAGTTGTTGTTTCTAATACAACTGATGGTAATGATGTTCAACTAGATAGTTTAGGATTGAATACTGCTGCCTCTGGTACTGCTGGAGAGTTGAGAGCAACAAATGATATAACTGCCTTTTATAGTTCAGATGTATCATTGAAGGAAAATATTGTAGAAATACCATCTGCCTTAGATATGGTAGATAAAATAAGAGGAGTTTTCTTTGATTGGAAAGATGACTATATAGAAAGTAAAGGCGGCGAAGACGGATACTTTATGAGAAAACATGATGTAGGTTTAATTGCACAAGAAGTTGAGGCAGTTTTACCTGAGATTGTAGGTACTAGAAAAGATGGTATCAAGGCAATCAAGTATGACAGATTGACTGCTTTACTATTGCAAGCGATTAAAGAATTGCAAGCGAAAATTAAATAATAACTAACGGAGAATAAATCATGGCTGAGAAAGCAAAAGAACAACCTAAAGATATTAATTTAGATATGGAACACCTTACAGTAAAAGGTAAGATACATGCTGAACAATATAATAATCTTAGAGCACAAAAAATCCAACATCAAGTTGAAATAGAAAAAATAGATGTCCTATTGGCATACTATACTAAAGTTATTCCAACTGAGGTGTTACCTGAAGACCAAAGACCAAAAAAAGAAACTGAAAAGAAAGATAAGTAATTATAAATAGTCCCATAAGGAGAAATTATGGCAGCTATTACTAATCTACTAATTGAACAAGGTGCAAACTTTTCAAGTACAATAACGCTTTTCAATGATGACGACACAGTATTTAACCTGACTGATTACACAGCTGCAGGTCAAATACGAAAGTCTTACTCATCAAGTTCAGCGTCAGCTACATTTTCAATAGCGTTCTCTGCTGATAGGTCAGCAGGACAAATAACACTTTCTTTAACTCCTACTCAGACTGCTGCTTTAGAAGAAGGAAGATATGTTTACGATATTGAAGTTACTTCAAGTGATAGCGTTGTAACAAGAGTTATACAAGGTACCGTAACTGTGAGTCCAAATGTCACACGGTAATATATTATGTCATAAAGGGGTATTATGGCAATTAAAGCAAAGATAACATCAACTAATAGTGCAGGTCCTCAAAAGGTATCAGTAACAGTACCCGCTTCTGGCGGTACAGTAACAAGTGTTACTGCTATAGGTGATTTAACAGATGTTATTGCTTCATCATTACCTGACGGTGCTATTTTACAATATTTAACTTCCTCAGGTAACTGGGTATCCACAGCATTAGTAGATGATGATACATTCCCTTCATCAACAGCAACAGCAAAAAGTTTACACTCTGGCGAAAGTCTTAGAAATTTTATTTTAGATGGTACATCAACACTTACTAACAAGACAATAGATTTAGACGCCAACACCTTAACAGGTACAATAACAGAATTTAATAGTGCATTACAAGGTGCTGACTTTGCTACTTTAGCAAATACAGAAACATTTACAAATAAAACTTTAACTCAACCAAAGATTGCTGAAATAGTTTCCTTATCAACTGGTGGTATTACACTAGACGCTGATACTGATATTGTATTAGACGCTGATGGTGCAGATATAATTTTAAAAGATGGTGGTAGTGAGTTTGGTAGATTTACAAACTCATCTGGTGAATTAGTAATTAAATCAAGTTCAAGTGCTACAACAGCATTAACATTTAGTGGTTCAAGTGCCACATTAGCAGGTAACTTAACAGTTACAGGTACATCTACATTCAATGGTGGTACAATTAATCTTGGTGACGCAGCTACAGATACAATTGCTTTCAATGGTACAATTACTGGCAGTTTAGTATTTGAAGGTAGTACAAGTGATAGTTTTGAAACTACATTAACACCAGGTAATCCAACTGCTGATATTACACTTACATTACCATCAAGCGCTAGTGATACACTTGTAGGTAAAGCAACTACTGATACACTTACAAACAAATCAATAGATTTAGCAAACAATACTATAACAGGTTCAGTTGCAGAATTTAATAGTGCATTACAAAGTGATAGTTTCGTTACACTTACAGGTTCAGAAACTTTATCAAACAAACAGTTTACAAATCCAGTTATAGCACATATAGACGGTACTGGTGGTATAGAATTAGACGCAGTACAAGATATTACTTTAGACGCAGGTGGCGGAGATATATTTTTAAAAGATGATACAGCTGCTTTTGGTGCATTAACAAATAGTTCAGGTAACTTAATAATTAAATCTGGTACTACAACTGCTATGACATTTAGTGGTGCTAATGTAACTATGGCAGGTAATGCTACAGTTGCAGGTAACTTAACAGTTCAAGGTACTACAACTACAGTTGACAGTTCATCTATAAATGTTCAGAATGCTTTAGTCTTTGAAGGTGCAACAGCAGATAGTTTTGAAACAACATTAACTACAGTTGACCCTACAGCAGATAGAACAATATCATTACCAAATGCAACAGACACATTAATAGGTAAAGCAACTACTGATACATTAACAAATAAAACTTTAACAACTCCTGTAATTGCAGAAATAGATTCCAATGCTTCTATAACTTTAGACGCTGCTACTGATATTATATTAGACGCAGGTGAACAAGATATTATTTTAAAAGATGACGGTACTGAGTTTGGTAGATTTACTAATAGTTCAGGTGAGTTAGTAATTAAATCAGGTTCAAGTTCTACAACGGCAATCTCAATGTCAGGTGCCAATGTTACGATTGCAGGTAATTTAGTAGTAACTGGTGCAACAGAAAATGATGGCAATATAACAATTGGTGACGCTGCTACAGATACTATTACTTTTGGTGGTACTATTCAAGGTAGTTTAGTCTTTGAGGGTAGTACAGCAGACAGTTTTGAAACAACTTTAACACCAGGTAATCCTAGTGGAGATATTACTCTTACATTACCGTCAAGTGCTACAGATACTATAGTTGCAAGAAACACTACAGACACATTAACAAACAAAACTTTAACAAGTCCAACAATCAATGCAGGAACATTAAGTGGTGCATTTACTGGAACGGCAGACTTAACAGGACTAGTTCTTTCAGGTGCAAGTCCTCTTGTTTTTGAAGGTTCAACAAATGATAGTTTTGAAACAACTTTAGCAGTTACAGACCCTACAGCAGATAGAACAATTACTTTACCTAACTCTACAGGTACTTTAGTTGTAACTGCTGATGTATCTGGTGACGCTACAATGGCAACATCTGGTGCATTAACATTAGCAACAGTCAATAGTAACACAGGTAGTTTTGGTAGTACAACATCAATACCAGTTATAACAGTCAACGCAAAAGGTCTTGTTACTGCCATGTCAACAGCTACAATTGTAACAACATTAACTGTAGCCGCTGATAGTGGTTCAGATGACGCTGTTTCTTTGGCAACTGACACACTTAATTATGAAGGTGGTGCAAACATTACAACAACAGTTTCTAATAACAATATAGCGATTGCCTTAGACGCTTCTCCATCAGTAACAGCATTAACAACAAGTGCTAATGTAAACGTTGGTGGTAGCATTGTATTTGAAGGTAGTACAGCAAATAGTTTTGAGACAACACTTACAGTTACAGACCCAACAGCAGATAGAACAATAACTTTCCCTAACAATACAGGTACAGTTGCGTTAACAAGTGATATTACTGGTGGTGGTCAAGCAGGTTCATTTACAAATTTAACATCTTCAGGTAATACTATACTTGGTAACGCTACCTCAGACACAGTAACATTCAATGGTAGAATAGCGTCACACTTTGTACCTAGTGCTGATGATACATATACTTTAGGTACTGCTTCTTTAAAATGGGCAGAATTACATGTATCAGGAAGTACAATCTTTTTAGGTGGCGCACAATTAACTGCTAGTGGAACAACAGTAGTATTACCGGCGAATAGTACAGTAGGTGATAGAGCAATACCTGACGCAGATCCTACTACAGGTATTGTAACAAGAAAAGTACCATTATTTACAAAAGCAGGTGGTCTATCTTCAGCAGCAAAAACTTTTACTTTTAAAGCGTCTGGTTCATCTGATAGAGTTTTTGATACATTTACTAAAGAAGATGGCGCAGGAATAACAACACAAGAGAGAGCATTATTTTCATTTTAACACTAAAAGGATATAAATAGTATTATGGCAGATAAAGTACCAATAAGGACGGTCTTTGATAGTAGTGGAAACGCTACTGGATTAGCAGAGTACCAATCAGGAGAAACAGTAGGTTTCGTACACGGTGGTACAGGTTTAGCCGCTATAGGAAGTGCCGGTCAAGTTTTAAGAGTAAATTCAGGTGCAAACGGTTTAGAATACGGTGACGGTTTTTCTGCTAACGCAATCACATTAGACGCTGCTACAGACATTACATTAGACGCTGGTGGCGCAGATATTATTTTAAAAGATGACGGTACTGAATTTGGTAGATTTAGTAACTCATCAGGACAACTTGTCATTAAATCAAGTGGTAGTGCTACTACTGCTATTTCAATGTCAGGTGCAAATGTTACCATTGCAGGTAACTTAACAGTTACAGGTACAACTGAGGGTGATAGTAATATTACTTTAGGTGACGCCGCTACAGATACAGTAACCTTTGGTGGTACTATTTCAGGTAGTTTAGTATTTGAAGGTTCAAGTGCTGATAGTTTTGAAACTACTTTAGTACCAGGTAATCCAAGTGCTGATATTAGTTTAACATTACCCGCTACTGCTAGTGATACATTAGCAGGTATTGCTTCAACACAAACTCTTACAAATAAAACATTAACAACACCTGTTATCGCTGAGATAGATAGTGGTTCAACAATTACACTTGACGCTACTACAGATATTAATTTAGACGCAGATGGCGGCGATATAATATTAAAAGACGGTGGTACTGAGTTTGGTAGATTTACAAATTCTGGTGGACAACTAGTAATTAAATCTAGTTCTTCAGCAACAACTAATATGACAATGAGTGGTGCTAACACCACAATTGCAGGTAACTTAACAGTTACAGGTACATCAACATTCAATGGTGGTACAGTTAATCTTGGTGATAGTGCTACAGATACAATTGTCTTTAATGGTCTTGTATCAGGAAGTATTGTCTTTGAAGGTAGTAACGTAGATAGTTTTGAAACTACTTTAACTCCAGGTAATCCAAGTTCAGATATTACATTAACATTGCCAAGTGCCTCTAGTGATGTACTAGTTGGTCGTGCAACAACAGACACATTAACAAATAAAACAATAACAAGTCCAACAGTTTCAGGTTTAACATTATCAGATAGTGCAATCAGTTTTGAAGGTTCTACTGCTAACTCATTTGAAACTTCTTTAACTGTAACAGACCCTACAGCAGATAGAACAATCACATTACCAAACGCAACTGGTACTCTTATATCTCATGGAATGTTTAGTGGTGACGCTACAGTAGCAACAAGTGGTGCAGTTACATTAGCGACAGTAAATAGTGATACATCAGCAGTTGGTAGTACAACTGTTATACCAGTAATTACTGCTAACGCAAAAGGACTTGTAACATCTATAGGTACTGCCTCTATATCTACTCTATTAACAGTAGGTGCAGATAGCGGTTCTAACGATACAATAACAGTAGGTACTGATACACTAGATTTCTCTGGTGGATCAAACATTACAACAACAGTTTCAAACAATGATATCTCAATCGCCTTAGACGCAAGTCCAAGTGTGACTAACTTAACAGTTGGTGGTAACATTGTATTTGAAGGTTCAACGGCAGACAGTTTTGAGACTACATTAGCAGTAACAGACCCAACCGCTGATAGAACAATCACAATACCTAATAAATCAGGTACTGTGGCAATGACAAGTGATACATCATTCCCACAATCAACATTAACTGAACACCCAGCGGCGCAAGGAAATGCTGATTTAGCAGGAGGTGAAACACCTTTTGAAGCAATCGTTGACGCATTCCAGGTTATTACATCTAATTTGTATGACCACATGGAACCTAGAGGTGAAGTAGTTACAGTTGATTTAGGAAGTGTAGCATAATAGATTATAAATAGTATAAATATAGCATAGAATTAACTAGGAGAAAAATATGCCAACAGCATTACAATTAAGACGAGGATCAACGTCTCAAAATAATAGTTTTACAGGTGCTGTAGGTGAGGTAAGTGTAGATACTGATAAAGATACTCTTAGAGTCCATGATGGCTCGACAGCAGGCGGTTTTGAAGTAATAACGGCAACTGCTACACAAACACTCACAAACAAAACCTTAACGAGCCCAAATATTTCAGGCGCCTCTTTCACAGGTGCAAGTTTCACTTTTGAAGGTGCAACAGATGACAGTTTTGAAACAACTCTAACAGTTGTAGATCCAACAGCTGACAGAACAGTAACTATTCCAAATGCAACTACTACACTAGTTGGTACGGATGTTTCACAAACTCTTACGAACAAAACTTTAACTACACCAGTTATCGCTGAGATAGATAGTGGTGGTAGTATAACTTTAGACGCAACAGCAGATATTATATTAGACGCTGATGGTGCTAACGTAACTATAAAAGACGGCGGTACAACAACATTAGACTTTGTTAGTAACGGTGCAACAGATATTACACTAGACGCTCCAGGCGATGTTAAAATAGACGCTGATGGCGGAGACATAATCTTTATGGATGGTGGTGCTGTCTATGGTAGTGCAACAAACAATTCAGGTAACTTGATTATCAAATCAGGAACTACAACAGCTGCAACATTTAGTGGTGCAAATGTAACATTGGCAGGTACAGTTGCTTCAGGTGCAATTACATCATCTGGTTCATTTACTGGTACTCAAGCAATATTATCAAATGCAAGTCCATTAGTATTTGAAGGTGCAACAGCAGATAGTTTTGAAACAACTATTGCAGTTACAGACCCAACAGCAGATAGAACACTTACATTACCAGACGCAACAGACACATTAGTGGGAAGAGCAACAACAGATACGTTGACTAATAAAACACTAACTACTCCAGTTATTGCTGAAATAGATAGTGCTGGCAACTTTACAGTTGACGCAGCTACAGATATCATATTAGACGCAGATGGCGGAGATGTTTTCTTAAAAGACGCTGGTACTACTTACGGTTCATTGACGAACACAGGCGGTAACTTGATTATAAAATCAGGTACAACTACTGCTATGACCATGTCAGGTGCAAACGTAACAATCGCAGGTAACTTAACAGTATCAGGTTCTACAACTACAGTTGATAGTTCAACAGTTAACTTACAAACAGGTTTCGTTTTTGAAGGTTCAACAGCAGACAGTTTTGAAACAACACTAGTTGCTACTGACCCAACAGCAGATAGAACAGTAACTATACCAGATTTAACTGGTACAGTTTCTTTAATAACTGCTACAGAAACATTAACAAATAAAACACTTACAACTCCTGTAATTGCAGAAATAGATAGTGGTTCAACAATCACACTTGACGCAACTACAGACATTATCTTAGACGCTGATGGTGATAACATCACTTTGAAAGCGGGTGGTACAACTGCCTTAGATTTTGTTTTAAATGGTACAACTGATATTACATTAGACGCTCCAGGTGATATTAAGATAGACGCTGATGGCGGAGATATTTTCTTCCTAGACGCAGGTACTACTTATGGTAGTGCAACTAATAACTCTGGTAACTTAATTATAAAATCAGGTACAACTACAGCTGCAACATTTAGTGGTGCAAATGTAACATTAGCAGGGACAGTTGCTTCAGGTGCAATCACATCATCAAGTACAGTAACAGCAACAGGCGCAGTATTAAGTGGTTCTGTAGTATTTGAAGGTGCGACAAACGACAGTTTTGAAACAACATTAGGTGTAGTTGATCCAACTGCTGACAGAGCAGTCAACATCGCCAATGTTGCAGGTACATTACAACCATTTGCTGCTGCTTCAACAGACGCAATCACAGCAACACCGGCAGAATTAAATTTAATTGACGGTGGTACTGCTAGAGGCACAACAGCAATTGCAGACGGTGATGGTGTACTAATCAATGACGGCGGTACAATGAGAATGACTACAGTTGAAACTCTTGCTGCCTACATGGATGACGAAATTACAGCAATGCCAAATCTTGTGACAACAGGTGCATTAAACTCAGGTTCAATCACATCAGGTTTTGGTACTATAAACAACGGTTCATCTACAATCACAACTACAGGTCAGATAACTGGTGGTATTATTCAATCTACTAACAACATGTTAATAGGTGCAGGTTACTCACTTGTATTTGAAGGTTCAACAAATGATAGTTTTGAAACAACATTAGGTGTAGTTGACCCAACTGCTGATAGAACAGTTAATATTGCAAATGTAGCAGGTACTTTACAACCTTTTGCTTCTGCTAGTACAGACCAAATTACGGCAACAGTTGCTGAAATTAATTTAATAGATGGTGGTACTGCTAGAGGTACTACTGCTGTAGCAGACGGTGATGGTATTCTAATCAACGATGCTGGTACAATGAGAATGACGAATGTTCAAACTGTTTCAGCGTATATGTCTGCTGAAAGTGTTGGTGGTTCAAACATAGTTACTACTGGTGCATTAAACTCAGGTTCAATCACTTCAGGTTTTGGTAACATAGATAACGGTTCATCTACATTAGATACAGGTGCCTTAACGGCAACTACAATTGCAGGTACAACAATTACTGCTTCTACTGGAGTAGAAACAAAAAATGGTGCTACTGGTGCCGGTTTTGTTAAATTCTTTGAAGATAGTGACAACGGTACTAATGCAGTAACTTTAGTAGGTCCTGCTTCAACAGGTGATATAACGATTACTTTACCAACTCAGGCAGGTACAGTTGTTGTATCAAACACAACAGACGGTAATGATGTACAGTTAGACAGTTTAGGTCTTAATACTGCCGCTTCAGGTACTGCTGGTGAGTTAAGAGCAACAAACGATATTACTGCCTTCTACAGTTCAGATATAGCGCTTAAGGAAAACATTATCAACATTCCTTCTCCACTTGAAATGATTAAGAAAATCAACGGTGTATTCTTTGATTGGAAAGATAGTTTCATTGAGAGTAAAGGTGGCGAAGACGGATACTTTGTAAGAAAAAGAGATGTTGGTGTTATCGCACAAGATGTTGAAAAAGTTATGCCAGAAATCGTTGGTACAAGACCAGACGGTATCAAAGCAGTTAAATATGACAGACTAGTATCAGTATTGATTGAAGCTGTTAAAGAATTAACAGACGAAGTTACAGAATTAAAGAAAAAACAATAAGGAGAATATAATATGGCAACGCCAAGTGGACAGATAGGTTTATCAGAAGTAAATGAAGAATTAGGTGTTTCACCTACATCTACTGCTATTAATATGGGTTCAACACCTGTAAGAAGTTTAGCAGGTATACCTTCAGGTGCAATCGCAATGTCTGATTTGCAAAGTAAAACTAACGAATATACATTTACATGGTTAGTTGTTGCAGGTGGCGGCGGCGGCGGAGAGAACCAAGGTTCAGGTGCCGGTGCAGGTGGTTTCATTTCAGGTTCAATTGAAAACGCACCAGGTATTTCTTATTCTGCTTCAATTGGTGGCGGTGGTTCACCAAACACAGGTTTTACAAGTAGAGGTAACTCAGGTAGTAACTCATCATTTCACACAACAACATCAACTGGTGGCGGATATGGTGCTGCTGAAAACCCAGGTATTGGAGGTCCAGGAGGTTCTGGTGGCGGTGGTCGTCAAGGACAATCTGCCGGTTCAGGTATTGGTGGTCAAGGTAATCCAGGTTCAGTAGGTCAAGGTGGTGGCGGCGGCGGTGCCGGCGGCGGTGCAGGTCAAAGTGGTTTGGGTGTAAATGGTGGTAACGGTTCAACATTCCCTGGTGATGGTATCACTTATGCAGGAGGCGGCGGTGGTTGGCGTCCTGGTTCAGGTTCAGGTGGTAATGGTGGCGGCGGAAATGGCGGTGCTCCGGGAGGACAAGCTGCTCAATCAGGTCAAACAAATAGAGGCGGCGGAGGCGGCGGGTTAGGTCATTGGGACCAAAACGCAGGTTCTGGTGGTTCAGGTAGAGTTGTTATTGCATATCCAGGTACTACACAAAAAGGTTCAGGTGGAACACAATCAATTGTTTCATCTAATAGAGTTCATAGTTTTAATAGTCCAGGAACATACACAAGTTAAGGAGAATATTTAATGGCACATTTCGCTGAGTTAGACAAAGACAATAAAGTTTTAAGAGTATGTACAGTAGATGACAGCAATGTATCTGCTGATATGGCAGTTGATGGAGAAACTTGGTGTGCTAATAATATTCCAGAAGATCCTACTATTACATATGTAGATGGTGCTTATCCAGGTATTGCATGGAAACAAACATCTTTTAATCACAATTTTAGAAAAAGATTTGCAGGTCCTGGTTGTTATTTTGTAGATGATAGTGGTACAGGATACTTTACAACACCAAAACCTTATGCAAATTGGGTATTAAATACAACTGACGGTGCATATTATCCACCAGTTGCATTACCTACTATAAAAGATTATTCTGAGGGTGACCAAAAGTTTGAATATCGTATTACATGGGACCAAGACAATACAAGATATATTGCTGTTAAAGTTGTAGGTACTGAAAATCCATACTGGAGAATAAACACTACTAATCTTAATGCACAAAGAACTAATTACGAAGACACAACATACGAAAGTGTAACTGATCCATCATCTGATTTAACACAGATAAGAGTTTGGGACGCAGACGCTAATAGTTGGTCTTAATTATTAAAAGTTACATCATATCCTGTAACTTTATCATTTCTAATAGAATATCTCATTAAAGACGGAAAACTAATAAGTGTTCCCTCAACTACATCTATAATTTTTTCTTTACCATTTAATGTAAGTGTAAGTTTGTTATCATGCCAAAAATATAAAAATGTATAATGTGAATGGCGTATTTCTGATTTACCTAATTTATAATCATCTGTCCAGTATTTGACATAATCAGTCCATTTACTTTCAAAATAATTCATTACATTTTTTGTGTACTTATCATGTGTAAGTACAAAAATTTCCCACCACGGTTTGTCTTCTTTCATTAACTTTAAAAAGTCATCTTTTTGTAAATAATGTTCTTCTACTTTTTGAACATAGATTGGAAATTCAAAGTGTATTATATCTCTACCTGCTATTTTCATTTTTTCCTTTTATATACGGTCTTGCTGAATTAGGTAATCCTAATATAGGTCTACCATCATATTTATTATCTTTTGATTGTGGGTCACTAGCGTCATTATAATGTAAGAATACTTGACCACAACTTTCGCCATAAAACTTTTCTCTCCAATGTTCTAATTCTGTTCCTCTATACATCAAACAATCGCCTGGTTCTAAATCTATTCTGATACCAGGATTGTTTTGACCACCTGTATTATCAACATAGATTGGCCAAGCGTCACCACCTAAATTCATAGTAGCAGAAACAGCACATGATGGTCTATCTTTGTGTCTATGTAATTCGTTACCATAAACATATAATCTTGTATATGTGTATGTTTCAATAAGTTTCATATCTATTTCTTTTTCTAATTTTGATTTTGTTTCTACAAGTAAAGTGGTCATTAGTACATCATCATAGTTTGCCCAAGCATCCACTTGTTGGTCTGTTAATGCACCCCAATGGTCATTAAATGGTGATACTAATTTGTTTTCATGTAGAAATTTAAATACACGCCTCTTATTTAAAAGATAACGATAACATAAATTTGCCATGTCTGGACTAATTAAATTTTTAATTACTTGATAGTGGTCTGTTTTAAACATAAGATATCCAACCTGTTATAATATATTTTTCTTGTGATGGTGATGGTATACCCCTATGAGTATGCATCCAACCTCCTGGCCAAATGAGAGTTAATCCTTTTCTTGGTTCTACAAATCTTCTTTGATAGAAAAACTCCGTTTCGCCTTCATCTTTAACATCATTTAAATAAGTCATAAAGACTAAGTGTCTTTTACTAGTATAGTCAGCACCAGTTCTTTCATCTGGTACAAAATTTTGTTCATAGTGCCATTGTTTAAAACCACCACCTGGTGGGTAATATTGTATATTAAAGTCTTCTCTAATATCAAATTCAGGACAAGCACGATTTGCCCATACATATGTTTCACAATAACGCCTTGCTAAACTTCTTATTTCATTAATATAATCTTTAATAAGTTTATTTGTATAAATGTTAACATGAACATCTTTACTATCTTTTTGACTTTTATCTACAGATTTATAACCTACTTTACCTGAAATTTTTTCTGAGTTACGGTGATGTTCTATTAATGCGTCACACATACTATCATCTATTCTATATTCGCCTATAAAGTTTGTCATACTATTTTATACTCATCTAAATCTGTTATTACAAAATTACCTGATACACTATATCTTTCTACATCTGTTTTCATAACCTTGTGAGGTAAACTTGACTTAAATATTAGTAGTGTTCCTCTTTGAACAGGCATATCAAAACTTTTCATATTGTATATATTATATTTATTATAGATAGGTTTATATAATTCTTCTTGTCCAAATGATTGAAACTGACAACTTGTACCTTTGTCTATGTAAAGAACAAAACTATATGTACTATTCATATGATAATGTACTTCGCCTTGTTGACCTGGCATAAATTTTGTACTCCACATTCTTGTCATTTTGATAGGTGTTTGATAGTGCATAAGATTATCATTAAAATCTTTTACATGGCGTTCTATATCTCTAGTTACATCTGGTAATCTATCCCATATCATATCATCAACAGATTGAAAACCATCTGGTTCAATACTTTTATATTCTAAGTCTTTAATAATTTGTATATCACTTTCATGTAAATGTATCTTTGTATATGCAAGTGGTTTAGAAAAGAGTGGTTGTATCTCAAGCACGACTAATCTCCTCTAGTTTACTGCCGTCTATATCTTTAAATTCTAAGTTGAATGATACTATTGTTTTTGTTTTATCATTTTGTACAGGTGGTGCTCTGTGTATCATAAAAGACGGAAACATAACTATATCTCCTTCTTCACAGTTTAAATTCATCACTTCATTATTCCATACTTGCGTTTTTGCAGTACCGTCAAACTGTACATAGTAAACACCTGTGTAACTACGACCATGTATATGCCAACCGTGTGTAGAGTTTTTAGCATACTGTTGAAACCATATCTCAAATAATTCAAAGTCTTTATAACCTGCTAAGTTTGTCATTTTCAACATTTCTGGCATGAAATAAGGTAGTAATTTTTTTACCCACGGTCTTTCATAATCACCAGAATTTGCCCAATCTGACCTTGTAATATCATCATTATAATAATCATTAGATTGTTTAATAGATTGTGCTTCTGCTGTATCTATAAGTTCTAATATATTGTTTCTAATTTGTTTATGTTCTTTTATTTTGCCGTAAAATATCATCTATAAGGTTGTCCTAAACTCCATATTACTAAACTTTGACGAATGCCTGATGTAACAGGTGTAACTCTATGTTTTACAAAAGACGGAAAGATACAAATAGACCCTTTTGGTTTTATCTGATCCACAGTAAACTCGCCATGTGGTGTAACAAACTGTAAATCACCACCCTCATATTCATTTGGGTGACATAACTGTACTGAACAAGATAGTTTTCTTATATTACCTTGTTCATTAGGTTTTGCACCTTGGTCTTCATGCCAATGATAATACTGATTTAGTTTGTACTTTGTAAACTGACATGCTTCTGACCAATGCCAATCAAAATTCCAACCAGCATTTTTATTTGCTTGTTGTATCCAAGGGTGTATCTCGTTATATATCCACTCATCATCTATCCAAGTGATATAACTGTCTCTATGTGATAAATTTTTCTGAGCTGCTTGAGGGTTATTCTTTATGTCTTCCTCAGTCAAGTTTCCTGTCACACCTAGTCGTTCCTGGTGCTGTTGAGCAGTTTTTATTATATCATCACATACAATTTCTGGTATAACACCTGAGAAATAGTAATAATAATTTTCCAGTATCATATAGGTATATATAATGCATAAATAGTAGTATTATGGCACAAAATAACCCAATAACAAGTAGAGAAACACTTAAACAATACTGCCTAAGAGCATTAGGTAAACCTGTTATTGAAATCAATGTAGAAGACGACCAAGTAGAAGATAGAATAGACGAAGCAGTACAATACTTTGCTCAGTATCATTATGACGGTTCTGAAAGAATGTATTTAAAATATCAAGTTACAGCTGACGATATTACTAGAGCAAGAAGTAACGAAACATTATCTACAGTCACAGATACAGCAGATTCCACAGTAACATCAAGTTTTAAAGAAGGTAAAAATTATATACCTATGCCTTCAAATGTAATGTCAGTATTACAAGTATTTCCTTTTACAGACAAGGCGGCATTAAATTTATTTGATGTCAGATATCAATTAAGATTAAATGACTTGTATGATTTTTCATCTACAAGCATTATACACTACGATATGACATTAAGACATTTAGATATGTTAGACCATATTTTAACAGGTGAAAGACCAATTAGATACAATCAACACAAAAACAGATTGTATATAGATATGGATTGGGCACATGATGTCAAAGCAGGTGATTACTTAATCATTGAATGCTATCGTAAGTTAGATGGTTCTACATTTACAGATTTATTTGATGACATATTCTTAAAAAAATATTTAATTCAATTAATCAAAAAACAATGGGGTACAAACTTATCTAAATTCCAGGGAGTTGCAATGCTGGGTGGTGTTCAAATGAATGGTGAACAAATTTACTCTCAAGCACAAGAAGAAATCAACAAACTAGAAGAACAAATACAGTTAAGTTTTGAGTTACCACCAAACTATATGGTAGGTTAATAAGTGAAAAATACATATTTCTCACATGGTACACACTCAGAAAAAACTCTTTATGAAGATTTAATCATAGAGCAGTTAAAAATATTTGGGCACGAAGTACATTATCTTCCTAGAACAACTGTAACGGAAGATAAAATATTAGGTGAAACACCTGATAGTAAGTACACAGAAGCGTATCAAATAGAAATGTATATAGAAGATGTAAACGGTTTTGCCGGTCAAGGTGATTTAATTGGTAAGTTTGGTTTAGATATGAAAGACGAAATAACTTTCGTTGTTAGCAGGCGTTCATTTGAGTTATTAGTTGACCAACCATCAAATACAATTTCAATAAACAGACCTAGAGAAGGTGACATTATCTACATGCCAACCTTCAAAAAGTTTTTCCAGGTAGACTTCGTTGAAGACGAAGATCCAATGTATCAGATTAATGATTTACCTATTTTCAAACTTAAAACATCTGTTTGGGATTACAGTATGGAACTTGTTGATACAGGTATTACTGAGATTGATGAAAAATTAGAAGACGAGAATTTAGATTTATTACAAAATCAAATAACACTAGAGATTGGTACAACATCATCAGGTAAATTACTTGCTGAAGTAACTGACGGTAATATTGAGACATTGTTAGCAGAGACAGGCGACTTAATTGTTGACGAAGTTGATGGCGACAATATCATACTGGAAGATGACCCTAATTTTGTTGACTATATAGTGTTAGAAGATAGCAACACAACAAACATGGCGGCTGATAGACCAGGCGCCGACAATATATCTTTTGATGATGAAGCAGGATTAAATGACAACGATACAAACAATGATATCTTTGACTTCACAGAAAAGAATCCATTTGGTGACCCAAGTGACTTATAAGGAGTAAATAATGTTTAAAGACGCACAATACCATGAACTAATTAGAAAAACGATAGTAGCGTTTGGTACATTGTTTAATGATTTGTACATATATCGTAGAGCGAGTACAGGAAAAGTAAATCAAAAGATGAAAGTTCCACTTGCATACGGACCAAAACAAAAGTTCTTAGCTAGAATTGACCAAGACAGTACAAGAGGCGCTGATGATGTAAAATCAACGGCACTTACTTTACCACGAATTGGTTTTGAATTAACAGGTCTTACATATGACCCTAGCAGAAAACTAAATCGTATTCAAAAGTTTAAGAAAGTAAAAGGCGCAGATACTAAGTCAATGACTAATGTTTATATGCCTGTACCTTACAATGTTTCTTTTACATTGTTTACTATGGCAAAAAATAGTGAAGACGCTTTACAAATTGTAGAACAAATATTACCAATGTTTCAACCTGACTATACAGTATCATTAAATGTAATGCCAAGTTTAGATATCGTAAGAGACGTTCCAATTATTCTTAATGATGTAACATACGAAGACAGTTATGACGGAACTTTTACAGACAGACGAGTTTTAATGTACACTTTATCGTTTACAGCGAAGATGTACTTATATGGACCTGTAACAAGTACAAAAGTTATTAAACAAGTTCAAGTAGACCAATATACAAATACAAGCACAGCAACGGCGAAAAGAGAACAACGATATGTTGTTACTCCTAATCCTACAACTGCTGACGCTGATGATGATTTTGGTTTTAGTGAAACACGTTCTTTCTTCCAGGATGCTGACAACTATGATCCTGAAAGTGGTACTGATAAAGAATAATACATAATTTTTTTATTATGACTGAGATAAAAATACACGATGGTGTTTTTGATAAGAAATGGGTTGACGATTTAGCTTATCACTTATCAACAAATGTTTCATGGATTGCTGACAATATTGCAGGAAGAAATTCTTGGCCGTATGGTCATCACGGCACTCATAGACTTATGGGTAGAACTTTCTATAGATATAAAAATAGAAAAGATGTTACCATATATCAAAAAGAATGTTTTGAAGATTTAACAAAGGCAATAGAACACTTAAATCCAAACTTTGAATTAGTAGAGATATTTGCTAATATGCAATTTATGGGTATGAATGGTTCTTTTCATAAAGATAGTAACAATGGTGATCCTAATTACAAATCTTATGTTATGATGTTAACATGTGATAATTTACCTAACGAATATATAGGAGGTGAATTTATTGTAAAAGACGGAGAGACTGTACCATTTAAACAAGGTAGAATAATAGAATTAACAGGTGATGTATTACACAAAGGTATGGCATTTAATATACCTAACACACCTAGGTTCTCAATAAAGTTTGGCGGATATGAAAAAAGTTGAAGATAAATTAAACGAGTTATTAGATATAACTGAAACTAAGCAAGAGATTGTTCAAACAACAACTGCTGTACCTAGACCTAATGAAAAAGAAGATATCACTAGTGATTATAAGTATAGTAGAGAAAACTTATATAATCTAGTAGAACGAGGACAAGACGCAATAGATGGTATATTAACACTTGCAAAAGAAACAGACCATCCAAGAACATATGAAGTTGCAGGTCAATTAATTAAGAATGTGGGAGAGGTAACTGAAAAGTTACTACAATTACAAGAGAAGATGAAGAAGTTAGGGGAAGAAACAAAAAAGGACCTAGCAAAGTTGAAAATAATCTCTTTGTTGGGAGTACAGCAGAATTGCAGAAACTAATAAAAGATAATAAGAATGATAAAAATTAATGAAGAACGATTATGGGAAACTCCACTCTTTAATACTAACATTGGTGTTGACAAAGAAATATTAGATTATCTTATAAACAATAAAGATAAGATACAAGACACTAATGAAGACCCTAACGGTGCATGGGTTAGTAAAACAGACTTAGATTTTCCTCCTTTAAAAGAAACAATCAAAAGTTTTTGTCGTAGTCTATTTGCCTTAAATGTAACTGAAATTACTTTTACAAATATGTGGGCAAACATGTTAAAAAAAGGTGAGTATCATTTATTACATAGTCACAATGAGCATACAATGTCAGGTGCATATTACTTACAAACACCTGTAAACTCAGGACAAATATATTTCAAAGACCCAAGACCACAAACTAATTCGTGGACACAAAAATTTATAGATAAAGGTAACATGAGATTTTATACACCTAAACCAGGTGACTTATTCATGTGGCCGAGTTTCTTAGAACATGGTACTACACCACATGGTGCAGATGAAGAAAGAATAATGTTAAGTTTTGATTTAAGATTTAACGGACCAGGATACAAATATGGACACAATGGATACAACGGCTAAAAAAATATTAGTAATGGGTGGTGGTACTGCTGGTTGGTTAACGGCACTATATCTAACTAAAACTTTTCCTCAACATCATATTACATTAATGGAAAGTAAACCTATTGGTATCTTAGGTGCAGGTGAAGGTTCAACACCACATCTAGTAGCGTTTCTGAATATGTTAGGTGTAGATTTAAACGAATTACTTAAAGAATGTAAAGGTACAATTAAACAAGGTATCTCATTTGAAAACTGGAATGGTGACGGTGAGAAATACTTTCATCCTTTTGCAGTACAAAATAAATATAAACATTTTAGTATAGACAATTTATTTGGTTATGATAGTTATGATTATTATTTAAAACATTTAATTCACAGAAAAATGCCTTTGAAAGAGCATACTTATGCGTCTATACAATCATATAAGAATGTTGTTGATACAGATAATATAGATAACTCTATACACTTTGACGCACACCTTTTAGCAGATTATCTTAAAAAAATTACAAAAGTTGATAAACATATCTATGATGAAATTAAAACTACACAACAAGACGAACATGGTAATATAACTAAAATAAATAATGTAGAATGTGATTTAGTTTTTGATTGCACAGGTTTTCGTAGAGAGTTAATTGGTAAGTTATATAAGTCAGAATGGAAAAGTTATCAGGATTGTTTACCAATTAAGAGAGCAATACCTTTCTTTTTACCACCTGAAGATAAACCTTACACACAAGCAATCGCAATGAAATATGGTTGGGTATGGAAGATACCTTTACAACATAGATGTGGTGCAGGTTATATATTTGATAGTGATTATATAACAGACGAAGAAGCATTTGCTGAAGCAAAAGAAATGTTTCCTGATATAGAATATACAAGAACAATAAAGTTTGACGCAGGTAGATTTAAACAAACATGGATAAAAAATTGTATTGCAGTAGGTTTATCTTCTGGTTTTACAGAACCACTTGAAGCAACATCTATTTGGATGGCAACTGAACAATTAAAATTACTTGAAACATTTATTGACATTATGTTTACAAATGATGAAGATACTAAACAAGATTATAACGAAGTTATTGCAAATAATAATGATATGGTTATGGAGTTTTTACACTATCACTATATGACTAAAAGAGACGATAGTCCTTTTTGGAAAGAGTTTAGAAATAAAAACAATTTACCTGACTTTAATGTTAAGTTATCTAAAATACAAAAAGGTAATTTAAGATGGTATCATACAACAGGTGAAAAGATTACATCAACATTTAATCTTATGTCATGGTTGCATGTAGGCGAAGGTCTAGGTCTTATCAAAGATATAAGTATTAAAGGGTATGAAAATTTAAACCCAACAGTAGAAGAATATGGCAGACACTTACCTAGGTAATCCTAATTTAAAAGCGGCTAATCAAAAGATACGCTTTACAAAAAAACAAGTAAGAGAGTTTCTTGCTTGTCAGGAGAATCCTGTTTACTTTATAGAAAACTACATTAAGATTGTTACACTAGACCACGGTCTACAACAATTCAAAATGTATAACTTTCAAAAAGAAATGGTAGATACTTTCCATGATAATCGTTTTAGTATTTGTAAACTACCAAGACAAACTGGTAAGTCAACAACAATTATATCTTATCTATTACATTATGCTATCTTTAACGCAAACACAAATATTGCCATACTTGCAAACAAAGCTGCGATTGCAAGAGACCTATTAGGTCGTTTACAACTTGCATATGAGAATTTACCTAAGTGGTTACAACAAGGTGTTATAAACTGGAACAAAGGTAGTTTAGAATTAGAAAATGGTAGTAGAATACTTGCAGCTGCTACATCATCAAGTGCCGTACGGGGTGGTTCTTATAATGTAATATTCTTAGATGAGTTTGCTTATGTACCAAATAACATTGCAGAGCAATTTTTTAGTTCAGTTTATCCTACAATATCTTCTGGTAAAAGTTCTAAAGTAATGATTGTATCTACACCACATGGTATGAATATGTTTTACAAAATGTGGAATGACGCAACACACAAACGAAATAGTTATGTACCTATTGAAGTGCATTGGTCAGAGGTACCAGGTAGAGACGAGAAGTGGAAAGATGAAACAATAAAGAACACAAGTGAACAACAGTTTAGAACGGAGTTTGAATGTGAGTTCTTAGGTAGTGTAGATACATTAATTAATAGTTCTAAGTTAAGAGTGTTATCACATAACCCACCAATTCAATCTAATGCAGGTTTAGATATACACGAAATGCCACAAAAAGGTAGAAGATATGTTGTTACAGTTGATGTTGCAAGAGGCACAGTCAATGACTATTCTGCTTTTATAGTTACAGACGCAAGTCAAATACCTTACAAAGTAGTTGCAAAGTATAAGAACAATGAAATTAAACCTTTACTCTTTCCTCAAGTAATTCATAAGATTGCAAAGTCATATAACAATGCAGAAATATTAGTTGAAGTAAATGATATTGGTGGTCAAGTTGCAGACACTTTACAGTTTGATTTAGAATACGACAATCTGATTATGGTTAATCAAAGAGGTCGTTCAGGTCAAATTGCAGGTACAGGATTTAGTGGTAAGAAATCACAACTAGGATTGCGTACAACTAAGGCGACAAAGAAAATAGGTTGTTCAAATTTAAAAGCAATGATAGAATTAGATAAGTACATAATCCAAGATTTTGATATAATCTCAGAATTATCAACTTATGTATTAAAAGGTAAAGAAAAATACGAAGCAGAGGAAGGTAGTTCAGACGACTTAGTAACTTGCCTTGTTATGTTTGCCTGGTTGTCAAACCAAATGTATTTTAAAGAGTTAACAGACCAAGATATACGAGCAAGACTTGTAGATGAACAACAAAATCAAATGGACCAAGACATGGCGCCATTTGGATTTGTAGATGACGGAATAGAAAGTCCTGAGGGAGAAACATATAAGGACCCATATGGGACTAGTTGGAGTCCTGTCAAATACAAGAGAGGTTGGTAAATCTTGCGTATTATAAATAGAAGTGAGATTAACAATAATCTCAAATTAATATATTAATTTAATTAAGAGGAGAAAACAAGATGGCTTTTTTAGTTTCACCTGGTGTTCTCGTAACAGAAAAAGACCTTACTAACGTAGTACCAGCTGTATCATCATCTATTGGTGGTTTAGTTGTAGTTAGTGAGAAAGGTCCAATGGATGAGATTACTTTAATCTCAAGCGAAGATGAGTATGTTAGCACGTTTGGTAAACCAGACGCTAACACTTTTGAATATTTTTTTACGGCAGCCAACTTTTTACAATACGGAAATGCCTTAAGGGTAGTAAGAGCAGTCACTGGTAATCTGAACGCAGGTTCAAGTTCAGGTTTACAAGTTAAAAATACGACTGACTACTTAGACAATTATAGCGACGGTTCTGGTTCAGTAGGCTCATGGCTTGCAAGAGAAGCAGGAACTCAAGGTAACAACTTAAAAGTATCTATGTGTACGAATAGCAATGCATATGCAAGTGCTGGTGGTGCTTCTAACTTAGTAAATGACGCTTCAGCGGCAATTGGTGATACTACTATCACAATTGATGACGCTGGTGGAGATAAAATCCAAGCAGGCGACATTATTGAGTTTGGAGATATCTCTGGTAACTTCAATGCAGCTCCTTCAGGACAATACTACAAAGTAACAAGTGTTGATGGTGCAGTTCTAACCATTGCAAGATTTAATCCTGCAACTGGTTCAACTGAAACTGGCGGATTAAGACACGCTGTTACTGATAACGCATACTTTAGAAGATTTTGGGAATACTATTTCAATTTCTCAGCTGCACCAACATCAACAGATGATGTTGTAAACGCAGGTGGTTCTAATGATGAGTTACATATTGTAGTTGTTGACGAAGATGGCGGTATTTCAGGCACAGCAGGTACTATATTAGAAACACACGAAGGATTATCACAAGCTTCAGACGCTAAAGACGCTCAAGGTGATTCCAATTATTATGTTGACGCTCTATACAATAGAAGTCAATATATTTACTGGATGGACCACGACACAACTTTAGCAAATGCAGGTAGTTCAAAAGTAGGTCAATCATTTGATAATACTGGTGCTCAAACTATTTCAGTTTTCAGTTCTAGTCTTACAGGTGGTACAGACGATAACGCACCAACAAACGCTGAATTAGCATTAGGTTACGATAAATTTGCTGATGCTGCTTCTGTTGATGTTAACTTACTTATGACTGGTCCTTCACAAACAGGTGCTGACGCAACTGGAGATACCAAAGCAACTAAAGTTATTGACATAGTTGAAGCAAGAAAAGATTGTGTAGCATTTATTTCACCTGCTAGAGCAGATGTTGTAAACGTAAGCGATCCTATTGCACAAACTGTTAATGTTAAAGCTTTTGCAGACGGTCTTGCTTCAAGTTCATATGCAGTTATTGATAGTGGATACAAATACATGTACGACAAATACAACGGCGTATATAGATATGTTCCATTAAACGGTGACATTGCTGGACTTTGTGCTAGAACAGACGCAGTTGCTGACAGTTGGTTCTCACCGGCTGGGTTTACAAGAGGTCAGATTAGAGGTGCAGTTAAACTTGCCTTTGATCCTAACCAAGCGCAAAGAGACGACTTATACAAAGCAAGAGTAAATCCTGTGGTAACATTCCCAGGACAAGGTACTGTATTGTTTGGTGATAAGACAGCTCAAGCGAAACCTAGTGCTTTTGACAGAATAAATGTTAGAAGATTGTTCATAACTATGGAAAAGGCAATATCAACTGCTGCTAAATTCCAACTCTTTGAGTTCAATGATGAATTTACAAGAGCGAATTTCAGAAACTTGATAGAACCGTTCCTTAGAGACGTACAAGGTAGACGTGGTATCACAGACTTTAAAGTAGTGTGTGATGAAACAAACAATGTAAGTGCAGTTATAGATAGAAACGAATTTGTTGCAGACATATTTGTCAAACCAAATCGTTCTATTAACTTCATTAAACTTAACTTCGTTGCTACAAGAACAGGCGTTGCCTTTTCTGAAGTAGCAGGCGCATAATAGAGAGGAAATAAAAAATGGCAAACGTATCAGACTTTATCTCCAAACTAAAAGGCGGCGGAGCAAGACAAAATCAGTTTAAGGTTACAATGCCTTTCCCTGGTTTTGCTTCTGTGGGTGGCGAAACTGAGAACATGTCGTTCTTATGTTCAGCAACTCAGCTTCCAAGTTCTGAGTTAGGAGAATTAACTGTAAACTTTAGAGGTAGACCAATACATATGGCTGGTGATAGAACATTCCAAACTTGGAGTACAACTATTATCAACGATACTTCTTTTGATATCAGAAATGCTATTGAAAGATGGTCAAATGGTATTAACAACCATAGTGACAACGAAGGTTTAAACAACCCTACTGACTATCAAGTGGACGCATTTATTGACCACTTAGATAGAAATGGTAATACAATCAAATCGTACACATTTAGAGGATTATTTCCTTTAACAATAGGTACAGTTGATTTAAACTATGATCCAGTAAGTGCGTTAGAGACTTTTGAATGTACATGGAGATACCAATACTGGGAAAGTAACACTACAACGTAATGTTGTGAATTTATAGCGGTCTCCGGGCCGCTATAAATAGAAATAAAAGATAATGAAAAGGAGAATGTAGTGGCAGAATTTTTTGGCTTTGAAATCAAAAGAGCAAGCACCAAGAACACTAGTCAATCGTTTACAGCGCCAACAGCAGATGATGGCGTTCAAACAATTATGGGTGGTGGACATTATGGTACTTACTTAGATATTGAAGGAAAAGTAAACAACGAAGCAGATTTAATTAGAAGGTATAGAGAGGTTGCTATGCAACCTGAGTGTGACCAAGCGATTGAAGATGTTATCAATGAAGGTATAGTAATTGATGACAATAGAGAAACAATCAGATTAAACATGCATACAGTACCTTTTGGTACATCAATCAAAAAAAAGATAGAAGAAGAATTTAATAATATTCTTTCGTTATTGGAATTTGAGCAAAAAGGACATGACATATTTCGTAGATGGTATGTTGATGGCAGAATAGTATATCATAAGATAATAGACCCTAAAAATATAAAAGCAGGTATTACTGAATTAAGATATATTGATCCTAGAAAAATTAAGAAAGTTCGTAAACCTAAGAAGACTGAGGGCGCACAAACTTTTAGACCTAAAGACCAAAACGCACCACCAGTTGTAGATTTTGAAGAATTTTATATTTACAATGAGAAAGGTGTACAACCGGGAGCAAGTTCAACACAAGGTTTAGCAATTAGTAAAGATAGTATTGCTTTCTGTCCGTCAGGAATGATTGACCAACAAAGAAACATGATACTATCACATTTACATAAGGCGATTAAACCTGTCAATCAATTAAGAATGATTGAAGATAGTATTGTTATATACAGAATATCCAGAGCGCCTGAAAGAAGAATATTTTACATTGATGTAGGTAACTTACCAAAAGCAAAAGCAGAGCAATACCTAAAAGATGTAATGAACAGATATAGAAACAAACTTGTCTATGACGCAAGTACAGGTGAAATAAGAGACGATAGACAATACATGTCTATGTTAGAAGACTTCTGGTTACCAAGACGAGAAGGTGGTAGAGGTACAGAAATTACTACACTACCAGGTGGTTCTAACTTAGGTGAAGTAGAAGATATCAAATACTTTCAAAAGAAACTTTACAAGTCATTAAATGTTCCTGTATCCAGATTAGAAGCTGAAGGTAGTTTCAATATGGGTAGAGCGACTGAGATTAATAGAGACGAATTAAAGTTTAGTAAATTTGTTGATAGACTAAGAACAAGATTTAATTCTTTATTCCATGATTTATTGAAAACACAATTAATACTAAAAGGTATTGTTACAATAGAAGATTGGGAAAACAGTTTAGCAAGAACAATCAGATACAACTATGTAAATGACGGTTACTATGCTGAAATAAAAGAAGCAGAAATGTTTAAAGAAAGAATGGAAATTTATCGTAACTTGAAAGATAGTGAAATGATAGGTAACATTTATTCTAAAGAGTGGGCAATGAAGAACATTTTGAAAATGACTGACATTGACATTGATGAAGAACAAACAAAAATAGAAAAAGAAAAGGAGGCGGAAGCGCCACCAGAAGGAGAAGATGATGGACAATTCTAACCCAACAAGAGATATGATTGACGCTTTGGAAAAAGGCGATAAGTTAAGTGCTGAGAAAGCATTTAAGTCTGCTTTATCAGATAAAGTAGGAACTGAATTAGATGACAAGCGTAAAGACGTTGCGTCAACAATCATGGCAAAGGAACCAGAAACGAATGATAACGCTGAGCAATCTACGGAAATTGACGACTGAAAAAACAGACCATAGAAGGTCACCAGTCTATAAAAAACTAGCGCCAAAAGCAAAAGAGGCGGTAGATGATGTATATGCTCAGATGGAAAAAACACCTGGTAAAGTGTTAATGAATTTTAGTAAAGTTATGAAAGATGTTACTAAAAAATACAAAGTACAACAAAAAGATATTGTTGCTTATTTCAAAAAAGAAACAGGCATAACCATATAAAGGAGAGTAAAAATGGCAATAGTAAACGCAAGAAATTTAGTAGATAGTGAAACGAGAACAGTAAGAATGTTTGAGATTAACAATGCTACTAACTCAAATGTAGTATGTGTGGACGCAAGTGCATTAAGAGGTCACTCGTCTAACCCAACACTACACATAAGAAGTATTAAATGGAATACAACGGCAGCAACAAGTGATATATCATTATTATTTGACGCAAGTTCAAACGACCATGCTATATCAATACATGGTAGTGGCGAGTATGGGTTTCATGGTAAACAACCATTGATAACAAATCCAGAAAGTTCAGGCGTAACAGGTGATATTTTAATTACCAACGCTAGTGCTGCTACTGGTACAATAATAATTGAAGTAACCAAAGCAAAAGGTTATACTGCCTCAGGACAGACTAGATAATGGCTGATACAGTATCAACACAAACTATAACAGACGTTGCAGGTTCTAAAACTGTAATGAAGTTTACGAACAAATCTGATGGTACAGGAGAGAGTTTAGTAGAGAAGATGACAAGTGCAAACTTAAATCACTTATCAACTTCTACTAAAATTGCTAGAGTGATTTATAGTGTAAACACTACGGACCCAAAAGGGTCCGTAGAAATCCTATTTGAAGGAACTACTAACGCAACGGCGCTGTTTTTATCTGGTCAAGGCACGATAGACTTACAGACGCCGGCAATACAAATAGCTAACAATGCAGGGACACCTACAGGTGATATTCTGTTTTCTACGCATAATTTTGTGAATGGAGACAGTTATTCTATCATTTTAGAGGTGCGATAACATAAATAGGACTAAAGGAATAAACATATGAAACTAATTACAGAGGAACTTACTGACGTTCAGTTGATTGCAGAAGCAGACGAAAACGGCAAAAAGTCACACAAAATCAAGGGGATATTCATGCAGGCGAATATTAAGAACCGTAATGGTCGTGTTTATCCACAAGAAGTTTTAGAAAACGAAGTAAACAGATATAGAAAAGAATTTATCAATAAAAAGAGAGCATTTGGTGAGTTAGGACATCCTGACGGACCAACTGTAAACTTAGAGAGAGTATCACACATAATTACATCATTAGAAGGCGACGGCAAAGGCAACTATGTTGGCGAAGCAAAAGTGACTGATACACCTTATGGTAAGATTGTGAAGTCTTTGATAGACGAAGGCGCACAACTAGGAGTTTCGTCAAGGGGCATGGGTTCCTTGGAGAATAAAGGCGGTACTAACTATGTAAAATCAGACTTTTACTTAGCGACTGCTGCTGACATTGTTGCAGATCCATCTGCTCCAAGTGCATTTGTACAAGGTGTTATGGAAGGCAAAGAGTGGGTATGGGACAATGGTATCGTTAAAGAAAAAGATATTTCTGAAATACAACAAGAAATTGAAGCTGCTCGAAGACATGAGTTAGCTGAAAAACAAACCGCTGCTTTTGAAAAATTTATGCGAAAAGTCGCAAAATAATAAATAGTAGTACGCAAATTAATTAATTAATTTTGACTTATAGGAGAGTTAAAAATGGAAGAAAATAAAACAATCGTTTCTGAAGCTCCTAAGGGTGCAGACGCTCCAAAAGCAGGTGCTGGTAAAGCAGAACCAATGCAGAAAATGGGTGATTTTGAAGATGGCGGAAAAGCAGTGACTTCTCCAACAGACGCAAGTTCAACTGACCATGCAAAAAAAGCTAAAAAAGATACGTCAGCTCCTACGAAAGGTGCATCTCCAGCAGAACCAATGCAAAAATTGAATGCTGAAGACGAAAAAGAAAACGATAAAGTAAAAAAGAAGCAGCGCATGATGATGACGCTGATGAAAAAGAAGACGATAAAGAAAAAGTTGCTGAAATGCCGAAAACAAAAGCTGGTATAATCCAAGCTATGTATGACGCAATGGGCAAAAAGAAAAAATCAGACTTAGCCGCTTCATACGGAAAAATGATGGCAGCTATGAATGGCGACGAAGATGAAAAAGACATGGACGAAGCTAAACATTCTGACGAAGAAGATAAAGAGAAAAAAGAAAAAATGGAAAAAAGAGTTAAAGACATTGACGTAAAAGAAGATGTTGCTGCTCTAGTTTCTGGTGATGACACTTTATCTGAAACTTTTAAAGACAAAGCTGCTACTATCTTTGAAGCTGCTGTTAAATCAAAAGTGAAAACTGAGATTAGCAGATTAGAAGATGAGTATTCTGCTGAGTTATCTGAAGCAACTGAAACATTCAAAAACGATTTAACAAACAAAGTTGATAACTACTTGAACTATGTTGTTGAACAATGGATGTCAGAAAACGAACTTGCTATTGAAAAAGGTATCAAGGGAGAAATTGCTGAAGACTTTATTGGTGGTTTAAAACAATTATTTGAAGACCATTACATTGATATACCAGATGAAAAGTATGACGTACTTGAAGCTAAAGAACAAGAAGTTGAAGAGCTGAAAGCTAAGTTAAACGAAACAACTGAGAAATCAATGGAAATGAAAAAACAAATTAACGAATTTTCAAAAGATGAAATTTTAGACGAAGTAACTTCTGGTCTTGCTGACACAGAGGTTGAGAAACTAAAATCATTAATTGAAGATGTTAGTTACGAAGGTGCAGACGAGTATAAGAAAAAGTTAACTACTATTAAAGAAAGTTACTTTGGAAATGCTAAATCAGCGCCTGCTTCAACTGAAAATGTTGACGCACAATCTAACTCCGAAGATGGTAACACAGTAACAGATATGTCTGATAGCATGTCTCGTTATACGGCTGCAATTAGTAGGGTAAAAAGTAGAGATATCTACAACAATTAAAAAACTAAGGAGAGACTTAAATGTTTAATTCGCAAAACTTACAAGAGAAATGGTCTCCAGTTCTTAATCATGCGGACTTGCCAAAAATTGACAATCCGTACAAAAGAGCTGTGACATCAGTAATCTTGGAAAACCAAGAAAAAGCGGCGAAAGAAGACAAAGCATTCTTAGGTGAAATTGCAAACGTAACAGGTAGCGCAGTTGCTAACTGGGACCCTATTCTAATTTCACTTGTAAGAAGAGCAATGCCTAATCTTATTGCCTACGACATCTGTGGTGTACAACCAATGACTGGTCCAACTGGTCTTATCTTCGCTATGAAGAGCAGATTTACTTCTAACTCAGGAACTGAAGCTTTATTTAATGAAGCGGATTCAGATTTCTCTGGTACTGGAACACATTCAGCATCATTGAATCCTGGTTTAATGAACGACACAACAACATCCGTTACTGCTGGTACTGGTATTGCAACAGCGACTGCTGAAGCTTCATCATCATTTGCAGAAATGGCGTTCTCAATTGAGAAATCAACTGTAACAGCTAAGACTAGACAGTTAAAAGCTGAGTACACAATGGAACTTGCACAAGACCTTAAAGCAATTCACGGCTTAGACGCTGAAACTGAATTAGCTAACATTCTTTCTGCTGAGATCCTTGCTGAAATCAATAGAGAAGTTGTGAGAACAATTTACGAAAAAGCTAAAAAAGGTGCTAACACTAATACAACTACATCTGGTACTTTTGATTTAGATACGGACTCTAACGGTAGATGGTCTGTTGAAAAATTCAAAGGACTAATGTTCCAAGTTGAAAGAGACGCTAACGTAATTGCACAAGAAACAAGAAGAGGAAAAGGAAATATCCTTATTTGTTCTTCTGATGTTGCTTCTGCTTTACAAATGGCGGGTATCTTAGATTACGCTCCTGCGTTAAACAACAGTTTAAATGTTGATGACACAGGTAATACTTTTGCTGGTACTCTAAACGGTAGATACAAAGTGTACATTGACCCTTATGCGTCAAACAACACAGCGGCACAATACTACACAGTAGGTTATAAAGGTACTTCACCTTATGACGCTGGTATGTTCTATTGTCCGTATGTACCTCTACAAATGGTTAGAGCAGTTGGTGAAGATACTTTCCAACCAAAAATTGGTTTCAAAACAAGATACGGTCTTGTAAGAAACCCATTTGCGGAAAGTTCAGCACAAACTTCTGACACAGGTACTGACCAATCAAACATTTACTACAGAATGGTTAAAGTTTCTAACCTAATGTAATAGACAGTTTGACTGTAAATTATTAAAGAGAGGGGAATTAATTTTCCCCTCTTTTTTTTGGAATAAATAAACATATGAAAATACTCGTACAATATTTCTGGATAACAATCATATCGCTTATCATATTAGCGTTTGCAATGATGATACCTACATCTAAGGATCCTTTGCCTTTAGAAGAAAAAATGGATGAGATAAGAGAAAAAGAAAAAGTATTAACAGATACAGAAAAAGAATTAAAGAAATTATCAGACGATAAAGCGTGGGAAGAAGTAGATGATACAACAACTATCATAGTACCACTACCTAAACCAGAAATAGGCATTAGGGGTTAGACTAAATAGTAATATGACAGATAGTACAATAACTACTAAACAACCAAGTGGTACAGGTTTAGATTACGCTGATCCTACTAAGTTTAAATTTCAGATGGTAAAATTACCACTTGTAGAGTTTAACACAGTAGCAGCTCAAATACCAGATGTATCATTGTCAGAATTAAATCAACCTACTCGTTTACAACAACTGAAAATACCAGGTAATGATATGACGTTTAGTGATTTAACAATTACTTTCTTAGTTGATGAAGAATTACAAAACTATAGAAAAGTACATGAGTGGATGGCAGCTTTAGCACAAGTTGATGGTGATGAGAAATTTCAAGCACTATTAGCAGAAGGACAAGATAGAATGCCAAACTCTCAAACAAGAGGTATACAAAGTGAACCAGGTAAATCTGGTTTAGCAACACCTGATGGTGCAATATACTCAGACGCAAAACTAGTACACTTAACAAATAGAAACATACCTAAAGTAGAGATATCATTTAGAGATTGTTATCCTAAAGCTTTAAGTGCAATAGAATATAATCAAAACAATACAGATGTTGAATATATTACGGCACAGGTAACATTTGGTTATAAGTACCACGAGTATTCTACACCATTTTAATTAAAAATTTGCCAAATTGGCATAAATGTGATATAATGTAAGTATGAAAATTATTGATAACTTTATAAACGACCAAGACATAGTAAATGATATTCAATCAACTTTACTAGGTAATAACTTTCCTTATTTCTATAATAACTATGTGGCAGAACCAACTGACCAATCTGATTACTATTTTAATCATGTGTTATTTCACCAGAATGAAGTAAGAAGTGAACATTACAATAAAATACTATCACCTATTTTAGGTAGATTAGATTTTAATTATCTTATTCGTGCAAAGATAAACTGTTATACAAGAAAAGAAAAACATATAGAAGCAGGTATGCATGTTGACATGAATGAAAAACATTTTGTGGCATTATATTCTGTAAATACAAATAACGGATATACAATGTTTGAAGATGGCACAAAAGTAAAATCAGTTGCCAATCAAATGATTATCTTTGATGGTCGTATGAAGCATTGTAGTGCCAATCAAACAGATGAAAATTTACGCATAAATATCAATATAAACTTAGAATGAACTTTATAAATGAATTAAGATTTAAACTAGAAGTATTGTGGATTGACCACCCACATAAAATTATGTTTAGTTTAGGTTTTATAATTGGAGCAATTTTACTATGAACTTAGAAGAACTACAAGCACAAGCAGAAAAAGATTTAAAGATTGATGATACTGAACTAGATAGAGAAAGTTTAGCAACACCAATCTTACATGCTAAATATCTTAAACACTTTTCCACATACTCACTTATGTTAACAAAAGCGAAAAGTGAATACTCACAACTATACAAAACCAAATGGTTGTTTTACTTAGGTAAAGCAGACCCAGAAGCATATAAAGATAATAACTTTGAATTAAAGGTATTACGACAAGATGTGGGTACATTTATTGACGCTGATGAAGAAATTATTAAACAGAAACAAAAGGTAGATTACTTAAATGTAGTAAACAGTTACCTAGAGAATATACTTAAACAAATATCTAATCGTGGTTTTCAGATAAAGAACGCAATAGATTGGAAAAGATTTACGGAAGGCGGAATATAATATGATTTTTTGCATTGGTAATGGCGAAAGTCGTAAAGACTTTGATTTAGAAACATTAAGACCACATGGTAAGATATATGGTGCTAACGGACTGTATAGAGATTTTACACCTGATGTATTACTCGCAATGGATTATAATATATGCCATGAAATATATCGTAGTGGTTATGCATTTGATAACATCACATATCTAAGACAATGGTCAAAGAACCCAGCAAATGTATATGAAAAGTTGTTTATAAAAGAAACAGTTGATAAGTTTATAGGTAAAGATATTGCAGAACCTAAATTAACTCATTTAGATGAACACGAATGGGAAGGCGAAAAGAAGAAGTTTTTTGTTTGTTGGGCAAACAATAGAGACTTAATGGCAAAATTAAGAGAAGAAAGAATTAAGAACGGTTGGAATGAAGATGATTTAAAACTATATCTATCTAAAGACCAAGAAGGTTATCTAATTACATGGACAAAGAAAAAAGATAAAGTACAAGGTCTTGGTAAGTATTACTATGAAAAGACTAATGCAGGTACTTTGATTGCTTTGATGGCGTCTGACAAAGATAGTAAGATATATCTAATAGGTTATGATTACTATAGTGAGACTGAAAAAGTTAATAACATATACAAAGGTACAAAAGGTTATGTGGGCAAGAGTGCAAGTGCAATCAAACCTAAAAACTGGTTAGACCATACTGAAAAATTATGTAAGAAATATCCTCAACATGAATATGTACATGTAGGTAAACCTATTGATAAATTCAAAGACATACCAAACATGACTAATATCTCATATGCAGAATTAAATGAGCGAATTAAAAATAACAAAGTTTAACGAATCCTATATTAAGTGTACAAGTGATGATTTAGGACTGTTACAGTCTTTATCTGACTTTTTTACATTTCAAGTACCAGGTGCCAGTTTCATGCCGTCTGTAAGAGCAAGACGTTGGGACGGAAAAATAAGAATGTTTAGTAAAGCAACTGGTAAAATTTACTATGGGTTACTACCGTATATAAACGAATTTTGTCGCCGGAACGCACATACAATCACACACGAAGCACCAGAAACCATTGGTGTGAACCATCCTACCAATCTTTTTTCCAAGTATATTGATGGTTTATCTATACCTAACATCAAACCAAGAGAATATCAAATAGGAGCGGTGCAACATGCAATCAATAATAAGCGTGCTGTATTAGTATCGCCAACTGCTAGTGGTAAGTCTCTAATCATCTATTGTATTATACGAATGATAAGAGAAAGTGATGGAAAGATATTATTAGTAGTACCAACTACATCACTAGTAGAACAAATGTATAAAGACTTTATAGATTATGGATTTGACGCTGAGAAACATGTACAAAGAAAGTATTATGGTTATGAGATAGATGAAAATAAGAAGATAGTTGTATCTACATGGCAATCTCTGGCAACATTTGATAAGAAATACTTTGAACAGTTTGATTGTGTGATAGGAGATGAAGCACACTTATATAAATCAAAAGAATTACAAAAGATTATGGCAGCTTGCATTAATGCCAAGTTTAGAATAGGTACAACTGGTACGCTAGATGATAGTAAAGTACACAAGTTAGTATTAGAAGGTCTCTTTGGACCTGTTCACTATGTTACAACTACAAAAGAATTAATAGATAAAAAACAATTAGCAGATTTAAAAATAGAATGTATTGTCTTAAAATATCCAAAAGAAGAATGTATGCAAATAAAAAATGCTAAGTTCCAAGACGAGATTGACTATATAGTAACACACGAAAGAAGAAATAAGTTTTTAACTAATCTGGCAATTGACCAAAAAGGTAATACTCTAGTTCTATTTCAGTATGTAGAAAAACATGGAAAACCTTTACATGAACAAATAAAGGCAAAAGCAAAAGACCGTAAAGTATTTTTTGTTTACGGCGGAACAGAAACAAATGATAGAGAAAGAATTAGAGCAATCACAGAAAAGTTGGACAACACGATTATTGTCGCTTCTTACGGGACGTATAGCACTGGTATCAATATTCGTAACTTACACAACATTATTTTTAGTAGCCCTACTAAATCACCTATAAGAGTTTTACAATCTATAGGTCGTGGTTTAAGATTAGGTGGTAATAAAGATACTGCTAAAGTGTACGATATATCTGACGATTTTACTTACAAAGAGAAGAAGAACTTTACAATCCAGCACTTTTTGGAAAGGATAAATATTTACAATGAACAACAGTTTGATTATGATATACACACGGTGGACTTGATATGAGAACTCCAAAGAAAGGAAGTAAAGTGACTACTGACCCTAAAGAGACTATTAAGAAGATACCAACACCTAGAATGGTAAAGTTAAATTCAGGTGAGCAACTTGTTGCCATAGTAATGGTACAAGACAAATCAGATTTCATAAGATTAGAAGAACCTTACATTATACAATTACACCCATATGACTTATTGGGAGATTATATGATGGAAGAAAAGATGACAATTAAACCTTGGTTATTCAAGGCAAAAGATAAAGTGATATCTATACATAAAAGTAATATTTTATGTTTTGCAGTTCCTACAGATGATATTGCTGAGTATTATATGAATATTCGTACTGGAAAATTAAGACAATCTGCTGAAGAAGTAAAAAAACACAGAGCCACTGCTTTTGGTAAATTGTTAGACCAATTAGGTGATGTTGAATATGACGAGACACAAGACTACTTAATGGGTAAGAAGACAGTACACTAAGGTAACTCTAAGGTAATCTATCTCTGAAGGAGGCACATGCCTATTATATACCATTTTGTCCAAATTGTCAAGCGCTCAAACCAAAAAAAATGAAAATAATTTATTACCACAAAATCTAGTATAACAGCTTGACTTTTTTACTAGATTGTGATATAATATGGTAATATTTTAAAAAGGAATATAATATGAAAACTACACAACCAATCAAGGTTCCTAAAAAGAAAGAGCATTATGTCTCTAATAAAGAATTTTTAGTTGCCATGAAAGAGTACAAGGCAAAGTGTATAGAGGCAGAAAAGAAAAAGAAACCTAGACCACCAATAACTGATTACATTGGTGAATGTTTTTTAAAGATTGCTAATCACCTATCATATAGACCAAACTTTATTAATTACACATATAAAGAAGATATGATATCTGATGGTATAGAAAACTGTTTACAGTATGTTTCTAACTTTGATCCAACAAAATCAAATAATCCATTTGCTTACTTTACACAAATAATATACTACGCATTTATAAGAAGAATACAAAAAGAAAAGAAACAAACAATCATCAAACAGAAACTAATAATGAAGTCTGGTTTAGATGAGTTAGTTTCACAAGAAACAGATAACCAGGACTATCAAAACGCATATGCTGACTTTTTAAGGAAGAATATGGTAGAGATTGCTCCAGATAAACCCAAAGAAAAGAAACCAAGGAAGAAAAAAGTATCTAAGTTAGAATACTTTATGCAATGAGATTATTGATTATACTATCAATATTGTTTTTAACTGCTTGTTCAAGTAACAAAGAGATTAAAGAACATAGATGGATTGTATCTATTGGTAAACAAATTGTAGCACCAGGTTTTGGATTTAAATAAATGAAAATAGCATTAGTAAACGATACACACTTTGGCTGTCGTAATGATAACCCTAATTACCATGAATACATGTATAAGTTTTGGCAAGAACAATTCTTTCCATACTTAGAACAAAACGATATTAAAACAATTATTCATTTAGGTGATATATTAGATAGACGTAAGTATGTAAATTTTAAAACACTTACAGATTTTAATAATAAGATAGTAAGTCAATTTAAGAAATATGATACACACTTTATAGTAGGTAACCATGACACTTATTATAAGAACACAAATGAAGTAAACGCACCTAAAGAATTATTAAGTGAGTTTAAAGTTTATTCAGACCCACAAAAGATTACAATTGCAGGACATGATATATTAATTATACCATGGGTAACTCCTGAAAATTATGATAGAACTAAAATGATGTTAGAACAAGAAACAGCAGACATTGTTATGGGTCATTTAGAGATTAAAGGTTTTGAAATGCATACTGGACATCATTCAGATGTAGGTGTAGAAAAAGAAATGTTTAAAAGATTTGAAACAGTATTATCTGGTCACTTTCATAAGAAGTCAGATGATGGTCATATATTCTACCTTGGTTGTCAATATGAAATGACTTGGTCAGATTACAAATGTCCTAAACACTTTCACATTTACGATACAGAAACAAGAGAACTTAAAGCAATACGAAACCCTTTAACAATACATCATAAAATATATTACAATGATGAAACAACAGATTATAAGAACTTTGATTTTAACGAATGTAATAACAAATACATTAAACTTATAGTAGAAAAGAAATCAGACTACTTTATGTTTGATAAGTTTGTTGATGATATTTACCAAAAGTCTAATGTATATGATTTAAAGATTATAGAAGATTACTCAGACTTAGACGCTTCAACAGTAAATGATGATATAGTTGAAAAGACGGAAGATACACCAACCTTACTTGACACCTATATAGAACAAACAGATACGAATTTAAATAAAGATAGATTAAAAACATTAATGAAAAGTTTATATACAGAGGCATTTGATTATGAATAATTATGACCACAAATATTTAAATATAACTTATCCTTTTGGTCCTTACATTTATCATTGTGAACTGGATCCAAAGTTTATACAAGAACTAATTGAACAAGGTGATAAAACAACAGATAGTTACCAACAAGAAGATGGCACAATTACAAATCAAATACTTGAAGGTGCTCTTGCAGGTCAATTAGATACAGGAAACGAAAGACAATTTAATCCTAATCAACAAAGATGGTTTAATAAAAATCTTAAAGAAGTCTTTTATCATTATGTACAAAGTAGATTTAACTTTCATAGAATAGAATATAAACCAGATTATGTATTAGAAAATGTATGGATTAATTATCAACACGCCAATGAATATCAACCTGACCATATACACTCAGGTGATTTTAGTTGGGTTATATATTGTAAAATACCAGAGGGTTTAGAAGAAGAAAGAAAAAATTATACGAAGAAAGGTCCTGCACCAGGTAGTATTGTATTTGGATATGGCGAAGCAGCAAGCAATCCAGAAACAAGTTATCCTTGGAATAATACCACGCATAGTGTTATACCAAAAGAAGGACACATGATTATATTCCCGGCACAAATGAGACACTTTGTACCACCATTTAAAAGTGAAGGTACAAGAATATCAGTAAGTGGTAACGGAGTATTGTATATGCCAGACCAAAAATTATATCACATGGGAGAAAAGCGTTACGAAATATGATAGTATTTGAAAAGATTAAATGGAAGAACTTTCTTTCAACAGGACAACAAGGCATAGAAATAGATTTAAACAAAGACGCAACAACACTTATCATAGGTCACAATGGTGCAGGTAAGTCAACGATACTTGACGCATTGTGTTTTGCCTTGTTTAATAAACCCTTTAGAGATATAAAGAAAGAACAATTAATTAACAGTATCAACTTAGGTGGTACTGAGATAGAAGTAAACTTTACCATTGCACAAAACAAGTATAGAGTAGTACGAGGTATTAAACCTAATATATTCCAGATATACTTAAATGGTGAAATGATAAACCAAGAAGCAACTATAGCTGACCAACAAAAACATTTAGAGAACAATATACTTAAATTTAACTATAGAAGTTTTACTCAGGTAGTAATCTTAGGTAGTAGTACATTTGTTCCTTTTATGGAATTGAAGTCACCACATAGACGAGAGGTAGTAGAAGACATTTTAGATATTAAGATATTTTCAGTAATGAATATGTTAGTTAAAATGCAAATCAAAGAAGTTACTGAACAGATAAGAGATATTGATAGAGATATACAAATAACAAAGAGTAAAGTAGAAACTCAACAACAATATTTACAAGATACAGGTAAACAGAATACAAAAGTTATAGATGATTATAATTCTAAGATAGAAGATAATAAACTGGCAATAGACAAGTATTCAACACATGTTGAGGGTATCAATAAACAGATAACAAATATTAAAACAACAATATTAGATGAAGAAAAGGTAAGACAACAAGTTAAGAAACTGAATAGTTTTGAAACACAGTTTGAAAGTAAAGTAAATCAATGTACAAAACATAAGAAGTTTTATGAACTCAATGATAACTGTCCTACTTGTCAACAAAGTATTGACCCACAATTTAAATCAGAAAAGATTGCTGATGAAAACAAATCACTTATTAAATTTAATCAGGCATTAGCAGATGTTGCTAAAGAGATTACAACTAAACAAAATAGATTACAAGCAATTGCTAGTGTACACGAAGAAATAAAAGTATTAGAGATTGATAGTGTTAAGTATGAACAATCAAAAAATGAGTTAAACAATATTAACACAAAATTGGCACATAACATTGAACAGTTATCACAACAAAGTGAAGACACAGGTAAAGCAAAAGGTAAGTTAGAAGAATTAGAAAATCAATTACAAGAATATGAAAAGGCAATAAGAACTAAAAAAGAAGAAACTGATTACCTACAAGCTGCAAGAGTAATGTTAGCAGATACAGGTATTAAAACAAAAGTTATCAAACAATACTTACCTATTATGAACCAGTTAATTAACAAGTATCTGGCAAGTATGGATTTCTTTGTTAACTTTAAATTAGATGATGAGTTTAAAGAAATAATAAGAAGTAGATTTAGAGACGATTTTAGTTATACAAGTTTTAGTGAAGGTGAGAAGATGAGAATAAATCTTGCATTGTTATTTACATGGCGTGCTATTGCTAAAATGAAAAACAGTATATCAACAAATCTATTATTACTAGATGAAATATTTGATAGTAGTTTAGACGGACAAGGTACAGATGATTTCTTAAAGATACTAAACACACTAGAGGGCGAGAATGTGTTTATTATATCTCACAAGACAGATATTATGGCAGACAAATTTAAACAACAAATAAGGTTTGAGAAAGATAAGAACTTTACAAGGATAGTAGAATGAAAATAACAATAGCTAGATTAAGAAGTGGAACAAATTATAAAGAACCATTATTAGATATTATGGATTCTTTTTATGAGTTATATAAAAAATATCAAATACAAAGACCACAACACTCATATGGATATTACAACTTTGGTTTTGGTTTTGCAAACAGACAAAAGATGGATGATATTAAAGATAGTGATGTTATTATAATACCAAGTGAGAATGAGTTTACATTTCATATCAAAAACTTTCAGGACAATAGACAAGTATTTCGTAGTAACGAAAAGGTACGAGAGATAGGTGCCATGTTGGCAGACAAACATATTATTATAATGAGAAGTGATAGAGCAGATAATGAAGAACTATACAGAAACAAAACATTTAAAGGATTTGATATAGGTAAGGTAAGTATATTAGATGAAATAGATATTGAAGGTGGCATACATGCTATGAAGTATCATTTTATTACAGACGCAATACCACCTAAATTAGAAGAAGGTACGAGAGCATATGATTTTGTATATTGGGGTACAGACAAAAGAAAGACAGCAGACAATGTTGAAAGTGGAGATATAAGACATACTTTCTTTAAACAAATATACAAAGAGAAAAAAATTAGTGCATACTGGATTGGTAAGTTTTCAGGTGTACAAAGAGATAAGAAAATAGATAAGATGAGAAATCTATTACCACATTTAACAAATGGTAAAACAACAATGTGTTTTAACTGGATGAGCAACACAGCAACAACAAGTAGATACCACGAGGCATTAGCATGTGGCATAATACCATTTGTACATGAAAACTATGATGTAAACAATACAATAGTTGGAAACGAATGGCAAAGAGTGGTAGATGTAGAACATTTATATTCTAAGATTGACGAATTAAGAACAAACAATAGCTGGCAAGAAAAGTATAATGAGATACTAGATGACTATAAACGGAGAACATTAAAGTCAAAAGAGTGGTATTACAACGCTTTTCAATCAAGGCTTGACAATTTGATTAATTTATGATAAGCTTAGTAAATATAATATGGAAAAACTAATAACTAAAATTGAAGACATAAAAGTTAATTTATGTGAAGATGATATTTTAAATTTTTTACAAATACAGAAACGCTGGCCAATACAGTATTCTACTTCACAACCTACAGTACAAATCATAAATGAACTAGGTAATTTCTACAACGATTTTTTTGAAAATACTGTAGATGGAATATTCTTAAATTATGATAAGTGGTTATCTTTATACAACTTAGGATTTACTTCTATTATATCAAATGTTTTAGATTTATCAAAAGAACTAAGAACATTAGAGAAATTAATAATAGAAGAAATAGGTGTAAAAGTTTGTGGTAATTTTTACTTTAGTAAACCTGGAAGAAAAGAAAGTTTTGATAAACATACCCATAGTTATGATGTTATAGTAAAACAAATATATGGCAAGTCAAAATGGATTTTAAACAACCAAGAAATAGACCTATGTCCTAATCAAGTATTATATGTACCTAAAAATACTGAACACGCTGTTATTGAAAAAACAGAAAAAAATTATCATTAACCTTAAATTTAGCATGAAGAATAAACCTATAGACCCTTTATTAGAAAAACAATGGGAGACCTTTCAACAAGAAAATCCTACACCTTACGAACATATAGATACAAACGAACTTAAAGAGCGTTTAATTACTGAACTAGGTTATGTATCTGGTATGACAGTAGAAGAATATACATTATATCAAAAATGGTGTGAAGTTAAAAACAAGTATCCTGCTCAGACAGTAAACACTTTATTTGGCGAAGAAAGTCAATTAGTAGATTTATCAAAAGATAAACTATTATCTCATGTAAAGAACAATATATGGTCACCTCAGGATCCTATGGATTTTGAGAAGTTACAACCAGAACTAATCTATACAAAAGATAGTCCAGAATTACCACAATTGTGGAACGCAATAAGAACATTTGCCTCTACAATGAAAAACAATAACAATATAGGTCGTAATCTAAACTTTATAGTAAGAGATAAACCAACAAAGAAATATCTAGGTGTCATTTGTATATCAAGTGACTTTTTAGATTTAACACCTAGAGATAATTACATAGGTTGGGATAGAGTTAGAAAAACACAAAAGATGATTAATCATACGGCGATAGGTAGTACGATTGTGCCACTACAACCACTAGGTTATAATTACACAGGTGGTAAGTTACTTGCGTTGATGTGTTTATCAGATAAAGTACAAGAGACATGGAAAAAAGAATATGGCGATACAATGGTTGGTGTTACAACTACAAGTTTATATGGTAGTTTTAGTCAATATCAGAATTTGAAACACTGGAAGAAAAGAGGTCATAGTGCAGGTAGTGTATCATACGAAGCAACGAAACCTACTATTCAGATGTTAAGAAAGTGGATTATGGAAAATCACACTAGAAAATACTTTGAATGGTATAGTGCTACAAAACCTACAGGTCAACCATATAAGAGAGACCACAGAAATAGAAGTCATACATTTGCATATAGTAAACTAGGTATACCAAAAGAGTTAACAAAGTCAGACCACAGTAGAGGTATCTATTTTTCCGCTAGAAAGCGTATTAAATCATTGATTGACCAAACAAGGACAAACATGGAGACGCTTTACTATGATGACTTGATACATTTAACATGGGAAGAAACCAAAGAAAAGTATCTAAAACAGGTAGGAAGATAAGAACAAAAGTAGAACATAGGCTGTGCGATATGACGCACCAGCAATAAATCGTTGATTTATAAAGGTTCTTTTTTTGTATTTTATGCCAATAATTGTTGACTTTTGGTTAAAATTGGTATAGGATATACAGTATATTATGAAAACGAGGTCAAATATGAATACTATTTCAAAAGAGCAAAAATCAAATCTTGCTAAATTACTTGCAACAGAAAATCTAAACGTAGAACATAGAAAAGTTAAAACAGCACACTTTGTTCCAAAGACTAGAACTTTATGTCTTCCAATATGGGACAATATGTCTAATGACCTTTATGACTTATTATGTGGACACGAAGTTGGTCACGCATTATGGACTCCTGCTGATGAGACAAAATTAAACGAAGCAAAAAAGAAACACAATATTCCTCACTCTTACATGAATGTTATTGAAGATATCAGAATTGATAAGAAGATGAAATTAAAATACCCTGGTCTTAGAAAATCATACTTTAACGGTTACAAAGAATTAGTTGCTAGAGACTTTTTTGGTAAGATTGGTGACGAAGCAAACAATATGAGATTTATTGATAGACTTAATGTGTTTACAAAATCTGGTCACTTAGAAAATACTATTGAGTTTAATGACCAAGAAAAATCATTTATTGAAAAATCAAATCACTTAGAAACTTTTGATGATGTAATTGACCTTGCTAAACAAATCTTTGCTTATAGTAAAGAAGAAAATTACGATAAAGAAAAAGACCCTTTATTTCAACAGTTAAAAGAAATAGAACAAGATAAACTTGACCAAGATGAACAAGATAATCAATCAGAGCAATCTGAAAGTGAAGATAGTCAGGATCCTTCAGATGAAAAGCAATCACAATCTGGTGGTGATGAAGATACAGAAAAAGAAGAAGAAAAAGATAATACAACTTCAGGTGATGACGGTAACAAAACTGATGAACCTGAAAACGAGAATAAACAAAAAGTAGATGGTAACAAAGGTCACATGGGTAGTCATAATCCAGAGTATCAACCTGAAAAAATTACTCCTTCAAATAGTGACGGTTCATTATCAGATGAAATGTTTAAAGAAGCAATGAAGTCTTTATCAAATATGTCTGAGAATATTAGAGACCGTAGGTATGTTACATTACCAAGTCTTAGTGAGGAAGATGTTATTATATCTTCAAAACATGTTGCTAAGTTATACAAAGATTATTATACAAAAAAATATTCATCAACTCCTACAATGATGGCAAATAGTCTTAATAGATTTAAAGAGTGGAAGAAATCACAATCTGGTACAATCTCTTATATGGCAAAAGAGTTTGAAATGAAAAAAGCGGCAGATACTTACAAAAAGTCTTTAACAAGTAAAACTGGTATTATCAATATGAATAAAATTCACTCATATAAATTCAATGATGATATATTCAAAAAAATTCAAATAGAACCAGGTGCCAAAAATCATGGTATGATTATGTTTATAGATTGGTCTGGATCCATGTCTCAAAATATTGATGACACAATCAAGCAAACTTTAAACTTAGTAATGTTTTGTAAAGCAGTTCAAATACCTTTTAGAGTATTTGCTTTTTCAGATATTACTAGAGCTGCGTTCTATAAAGAAGACCATGATGATTATGGTTATTCAAGTAGAGCAGCAAGAGATTTAAAAAACAATCCTTTTAAACATAAACACGGTGACTTGTTTATTGAAAATGTAAACTTAATTGAGTGGTTATCAAGTGACCAAAAAACTCCTGAGTATAATGAGAATATGTTAAACTTATATAGATTTGGTGAGTATCATACTCAATATTATAATCATAGAAGACATTATGACAGTTATGAAGAACCAATTGATATGCCTAGTTGTATGAGACTTGGCGGTACTCCTCTGGATCCTGCTATCGTTGCTTCTTTAACTATTGTTAAAAACTTTATTCTTAAACATAAGATACAAAAAATGAATACAATCTTTTTAACTGATGGTTGTGGTCATTCAATGTATAATACTGTTACTACTACTGACAAAGGTAATTTAGAATTAGATTATGGTAGTGAAAATGCAGATTTAGTTATCAAAAATCCAGTTACTAAAAAAAACTATCCTTATGAAAGTCATAGATTTACAAAATCAACTGCCGTTATGTTTGATATGTTAAGACAATCTACTGGTACTAATATTGTAGGTTTCTATGTTACAAGTAGAAATAATGCTAGTTACTATGATATATCAAATTTCTTACCAGAAGGTGCCGGTTATGACGGTGTTGACGCTGTAAGAAAACAAATGCGTAAAGATAAAGTTGGTACTATTGTTGGTACTGGTTATGATGAATTGTTTATCATTCCAAAAAAGAATTTAAAGATAGTTGACGAAGAAGCGAAGATTAATCCAGATATGTCAATTGCTAAAATGAAAGCAGAATTTGGTAAGACTTTAAAAACTAAAAAGATATCCAGAGTTTTACTGAATAAATTTGTGGAAAGAGTTGCCTAAATGAAAAAAATGACTAAGTGCGACATGTTGACACAGCAATTAATTTGGAAAGCGTTGAAATATAAAGGTTTTTTATTTGAAATAACGCTTGACTTTAACAATAAAGTGTGATAGGATATAGTTATATTATGAAAAAAAGTGAAAGGACTACAATTATGTTAAACGAGAAACAAAAAAAGTTTGTTGACCTTGCTGTAAAAGAACTTGGTACTGATACAGTAACAAGAAAGCAAGTACAAGAACTTGAAACAAAATTTAACCTTACTGGTAACAGTTGGTTAGTAAATTCAGGAGATTACAAAGTGGGCAGAGGCGTATATAAATTACCTACTGACGGTGTTGTAAACCCTAGTAAGAATATCAAACAGAAATTGCCTAAGACTAAAGCAGTTGCTGAGACAGTTACTTTAAAAGAGACTGCTCAAAATACTGAGAGTTTAGTTCCTAATAAAGAGGCAACTTTCGTATCATTTGGTAATTACAAAGATATTAAGAATATTGTAAAATCTAAAATATTCTATCCTACATTTATTACAGGTCTTTCTGGTAACGGTAAGACTTTAGGTGTTACTCAAGCGTGTGCTGAGTTAAAAAGAGAATTAATTAGAGTTAACATAACAGTTGAAACGGACGAAGATGATTTACTTGGTGGTTTCAGACTAGTTGACGGTGCTACAGTATGGCATGACGGTCCTGTTGTTGACGCTATGAAGCGTGGTGCTCTTCTATTGTTAGATGAGATTGACCTTGCTTCAAACAAAATTATGTGTTTGCAACCTATCTTAGAAGGTAACGGAGTGTTCCTTAAAAAGATTGGTAAATTTGTTGAACCTGCTGAAGGTTTCAACATTGTTGCTACTGCCAATACTAAAGGTAAAGGTAGTGAAGACGGAAGATTTATTGGTACTAACATACTCAATGAAGCTTTCTTAGAAAGATTTCCTGTTACTTTTGAACAAGAGTATCCTCCTGTAAAAGTAGAACAGAAAATTTTAGATAATGTTATGTCCGCTTATGCTTTAAAGGATCCTAAGTTTACTGAGAACCTTGTTAAATGGGCAGATGTTATTAGAAAAACTTTTTATGATGGCGGTGTTGATGAGATTATTGCTACTAGAAGACTAGTGCATATCATTAATGCTTTTGCTATCTTTAAGAATAAACTTAAAGCTGTTCAAGTTTGTGTAAACAGATTTGATGACGATACTAAAAACAGTTTCTTAGATTTATATTCTAAAGTTGACGCTGGTGTTAACATGGAAGATATATCTGGAAATGGGAATGATGTTGACCCAATAAACATGGAAGAGGAAACTCCAAGTGTTTAATAAAAACATTCATAATGTAGACCTCGTATCCGTGGGCAGCAATGTCCACGGATTTAAAACAAGCGGGTGTGGTATAGAAGTATTACGCCAGTTTACCAAACTGGAAATGCAGGAGCGTTACCTGCCATCCGCTCCAATAAAGGGTACATTATGTCAATAACTGTTGTAGTAAAAAACAATAATGTTGAAAAAGCAATCAGACAGCTTAAGAAAAAACTTATGAGAGAAGGTGTAGTGAAAGAGTTGAAGACAAGACAATACTATGAAAAACCATCAGAAAAAAAACTCAGATTAAAAAAGGAAAACATTAAGCGTGTCCTGAAAAACAAAAAACTAAGGGAAAGGGAACAATAAGATGTTAAACTTTATAAAAGATTTCATTAGCGATAGTGAAAAGACGACCAAGACAAACAAGAAAACGAAAGGAAAAGTTGTTATGGGAAGAGCTAAAATAGCGAATAGCACTAAATTTCTTAACGCCATGTTAAGAGGTGCAAGTGTGTCATGGACTGACGCACAAGAAAAATTTAACTTAAAGAGACCAAGAGCGGTTGTAGATAAGTTAAGAGAAGAAGGATATTGCGTTTATGCCAATAAATCTTCAAAAGGTACTAGTTACAGAATTGGTACACCTTCAAAAGCGATTGTAGCCGCTGGCTTAATGGCGCTTGAGGGACAAGCATACGCATAAATAGTTTATCTAGGTAGCTCGTAAATCCTAGGTAAGTCTTGCCTCTCGTAAATGCAAGACATTGAGTTTGGCAGTATCTCTTTAAAAACTGCCACTTGAAATATGAAATTTAATGATTATATAAATACTTACGAAGCATGCCATAAGGGTGTTTCAATTTATATAAAAAATAACTTTGCTTTAACAAAAGGAGGTTCAAATGACCAATTACAAAGCACTATCTATTTTTAATTCACTTAAACCATTTACCGTAGGGTATGATGATTTATTTTCGCATTTTGACGAAATGACAACTCATCTACCTCACTTGACAGCAAACAATTTCCCACCATACAATATTGTTAAACATGACAGTAATAAGTATGATGTTGAAATGGCATTAGCAGGATACAGTAAAGATGATGTTATAGTTGAATACGAAAACAATCAACTAACAATTAAATCAAAACCATATCCTAAAGACGAAGAAAAGGAAGATACACAAACAATACACAAAGGTATTGCTAAAAGATATTTCTCTAAAGTCTTTACGATTGCTGATGATGTAGAAGTCAAAGGTGCAGAACTAAAAGATGGTTTGCTTAAAGTAGGTTTAGAACGAATTGTTCCAGACCACAAGAAAGCAAAAACTTTTGAAATTAAGTAAATAGATGGGGCGGCTTAATCGCCGCCCTTTAATTATATTATGATATTAGACCTATTTAAAATACCACTATACTCCGTAAATCTAAACTTAGATACACAAAAAATTTCTGAGTATTGTTTGTTACATCAAATAGATAATGATGGCAGACAAGTTTCAAACGCAGGTGGTTATCAATCTAAAGACTTAGTAGGTGAACACCCACAATTAAATGACCTGTTTGTACAAATAGAAGAACATGGTAAAAGTTTTGCAACTAATTTACATTTGGGTAAAGTATTATTAGATAACATATGGATTAATATTAACGAATACAAAGACCACAATTTACCACATGTACATAGTGATTGTGCCTTGTCTGGTGTATATTATACTCAGGTACCAATCGTCCCAAGTGGTGGTGAGATTGCCTTTAAGCATCCATCAATGTATATCAAACAAGAATGGAAGAATCCACAACTTCATACAAGTTATACAAGTAATATTATTGGCATGCCAGTACACGAAAATTGTTTGTATATTTTTCCATCTTGGTTAGAACATTTGGTAATGCCAAACATGACTAACGAAAAAGAATTTCAATTAGTTTCAATTTGAAGCTTGACAAAAGAGTAATTTTATGATAGGATGTATATTATGAACTACAAATTTAAAGAAAAAATTATCTTAGATGATGTGATGAAATATATTGATAACACTTACGGTGGTCATTATGCACAAAGTCAAAGACAATCTACAGAAAACATTATTGACCAAGGACATGGTGATGGTTTCTGTATGGGTAATATTATGAAATATACCCAAAGATATGGCAAAAAAGAAGGCAAGAATAAGGCAGACCTTATGAAAGTTATTCATTATGCTGTAATACAATTGTCCCAAGACCACTACAAAGAAGAAGAACGACCTCTTGGTAGTGTGATGTCTGAAAAACTTAATAATAACTAAGGAGAATATATAATGCAATTAAGCGAAAGTACAAAAGAGATACTTAAAAACTTTTCTGAGATTAATCCAAACTTGATGATTAAACCAGGTAAAGAATTAAAGACTATCTCTACAATGAAGAATATTCTTGCTACAGCAAATGTAAGTGAAGAATTTCCACAAGATATCGCCATCTATGACTTGAATGAGTTTTTAGGCGTGATGTCATTATTTACAAAACCACAGTTTACCTTTGATGACAAATCGTTATCTATTGGTGAAGAAGGTACATCAACAAAGTCAAAATATTACTTTGCTGATCCTTCAATCTTAACTGTTCCACAAAAAGATGTAAAAATGCCTGAAGCAGAGGTACAGTTTACTCTAACTGAAACAGATTTAACTAAAGTGAAGAAAGCGGCGTCAATGTTACAATTGCCAGATATCGCTATTACTTCTAAAGGTAGTGATATCACATTATCAGCAATTGATAAAAAGAATGATACTGCTAATAACTTTAGTATTAAAGTTGGTGAAACAAACTCTAAATTTGAGTTTCATTTTAAAACAGAACATTTAAAAATGTTACCTGGTGATTACAATGTATCTATCTCATCAAAGTTAATTAGTAATTTTAAACATAAATCAAAACCAATTCAATATTGGATTGCTTTAGAAAACACAAGTAAATTTACTGGCTAATTAGATGAGGAATATATTATGGAAAACTTTTTATGGGTTGAACAATATCGCCCTAGTAAGATTGATGAATGTATCTTACCTACAGAAATTAAGAATACATTTAAACAGATAGTAAAACAAGGAGAAATACCTAACTTATTATTATCTGGTACAGCAGGTACAGGTAAAACTACAATTGCGAAAGCATTATGTAATGAACTTGATTGTGATGTAATGATGATTAATGGTTCAGACGAAGGTCGTTCCATTGACATTGTAAGAAATCAAATCAAGTCATTTGCCAGTACAGTATCACTAAACGAAAGTAACAAACCTAAAGTAGTAATTGTTGACGAAGCAGACTATATGAATGCTGAGTCCGTGCAACCTGCTTTAAGAAACTTTATTGAAACTTTTAGTAATAACTGTAGATTTATTTTTACATGTAATTACAAAAACAAAATCATACCGGCAATTCACAGTAGATGTACTGTTATTAATTTTTCTACACAGAAAAAAGATAAAGAGAAATTAGCAGGTCAGTTTCATAAAAGATTATCCACAATACTAGACCAGGAAAACATTGAGTTTGATCCTAAAGTATTGGCAGAATTAATTATAAAATTCTATCCAGACTTTAGAAGAACTATCAATGAATTACAGCGTTATAGTGTAAGTGGTAGAATAGACACAGGCATTTTAGTTAACATTGCTGAAATGAATATCCAAGGTCTCAACAAAGCGTTATCTAATAAACACTTTGGTGATATGAGAAAATGGGTAGTTGATAACATTGACAAGGATCCTACTGGTCTATATAAAGAACTATATCAAAACTTCTACGAAGTATTAAAGCCTGAAACAATACCTGCTATGATTATATTATTGGCAGAGTATCAGTACAAGAATGCTTTTGTAGCGGATCCTGAATTGAATATGGTCGCTTGCCTAACTGAAATAATGGGCGAGTGTAAATTCAAATGATAGGTTTAGGATACTTAGATTACTGCCAAAAACGAATAGACGAAGGATTATCAACCCAACAAACTAAAACTGGTTTTGGTTTTGAGGATCCTGGACAAGAGCGTTTTGTTGTTTACTTTGCAAGAACTCACATTATAGACCATCAAACTGGTATTGAAGCTAGAGGTTTATTAAAGATAGGTCGTGCTAAATTTGCAACAGCACTACAAAGAAGTCGTAATCAACCTGGTTGTGATTTTCGTATCTATGCTGAAATAGTCTGTGAAACAAATAATCAAATCAAAGAACTAGAAAAGAAAGTAGAAAAATTTTTGGTTGATAAACATGTTGAACTGACACAAAATCAAAGAGAACTGTACGATATAAAAGATGATGAACTAAGACCTACGATTAAGGCAATACTTAATCATGTGTATTATTTTGAACCTAAGGAGGTATGTTACTATGGATGCTAGAAAGGTATATGATTATTGGCATTGGTCAAATGTCATAAGTGAAAAAGACAGGCAAGGTATGATTAATAATTTCTTGCATAGGTCTTTAGGTGATGAGAAAGAAGAATTACAAGGACATAACGAACAAGGTAATATGAAAAATGCTAAGGTTAAAACAATTAGTCTTGGTAGATTGCCAGAGATTAATCGTTTCTTAGATAGTGCCTATAAAACTAATAATGAAATTTTTGGTTATAATTTATGGGAAAGAAATAACTTAGATGTAATGTTATTAAATAGATATACAAAAGATATGAACTATCATTGGCATACGGACGCCAGTAGAGACTTAGCACATGATATTAAATTAACTTTTTTAATTAACTTATCAAATGACAATAGTTATGAAGGTGGTCAGTTTCAGATATATAATAATCTAACATTAACTTGTGATTTTAATCCAGGTGATATGATAATGTTTAAATCAGGATTACATCATAGAGTTACACCTATTACATCTGGTGAAAGAATATCATTAACACACTTTATGGTAGGACCTAGATTTATATGAACGAATACAAATTAACAGATTACTTAACATCTATTAACTGGTCTAAAAAGAAGTTAATGGATACAGACGACAAAACATGGGAAAAGAAATACCCACCTTTTATTATTAACAAAGGTCTTTCTTATTTTGTAGATACAGTTATGTTTGCAAACGAAATGAATAGACTACACCATGCCTCTAAGCATATGCAATTTGCCTTTTTACTAAATACTATTAGACCTCAAAAAAGGTTTAGTAAGTGGATGAAGGCTAGTAAGTTAGCAAACCTAGAGCTGGTTAAGCAATATTACGGATATAGCAACAAAAAAGCACAACAAGCACTTAATGTTCTTACTAAAAAACAGGTTGAATATATTAAAGAAAAACTACATAAAGGTGGGAAAAAATGAGTGAATTTGTAGAATGGAAACCAGAGAGTATGCTTGAGGTCAAACTCAAAGAGCCAGATGATTTCCTAAAAATAAGAGAAACGCTAACACGAATAGGTGTTGCGAGTAGAAAAGAACGAAAAATATTCCAGTCTTGTCACATATTACATAAACAAGGTAGATATTTTATTGTACACTTTAAAGAGTTATTTGCTTTAGACGGAAAGAAAAGCAATATAATGACTAACGATATTGAAAGAAGAAATACCATATCTCAATTGTTGAGTGACTGGGGTTTAATTGAACTGGTTGGTACTATAACTGAAAAGGCACCACTATCACAAATTAAAGTTTTACCTTACAAGGATAAAAAAGAGTGGATACTAGAACCTAAATATAATATTGGAAAGAAACCAGAACAACAAGAGGAAAAAAATGAGAGACCAGATAATCAAAGCGCTTAAGTCTCATGCTCAAGGTCATATAGACAAGCATGTTGCCAATGTAGAAGTACATATAAGAAATGCCACAGGTGTGGCAGAGCACAGCGACCATGTGGAAACAATTGAAAAAGAGTTGAAGCAGATTGCTGAATATGATGACCAATTAGAAATGCTAAATAAGTATTTTACTAATTAAAAGCTTGACTTTTTAAGTCAATTGTGATATAATATATTATTGTTTATGCGAGATTTTTATACTAACGTTTCACCTTACGGCGATGAATTACTTGTCCGTGGTTTTCAAAACGGCGAAAGATTTGAAGATAGATTACATTATGTACCTTCAATCTACCACCCTTACAAATCACCACAACCTACAAAGTATCGTGCTTTAGATGGCACGCCACTAGTTGCTCGTAAATGTAAAACTGTTAAAGAAGCAAGAATGCTTATCAAACGGTATGAAGAGCATCCTAATTTTATATACGGGACAGATAGATGGCAATATCAATACATTGCTGACTATTACCAAGGTACAGTAGAATACGACAAAAACAAATTACGAATTTATACAATAGATATTGAAGTAGAAAGCGAACATGGATTTCCTAATCCAGATGACGCTGACGAAAAAATGATTTGTATTACAATCAAAGACCAAATTAAAAAATCTATATTAGTTTGGGGTCTTGCTGATTATACAGTTAAACAAAAGAATGTTAATTATATTAAATGTAAAGATGAAAAAGATTTACTTAAAAACTTCTTAGGTTTCTGGAAACAATACACGCCAGATATTCTAACAGGTTGGAATAGTAAATACTTTGATGTACCTTATCTTATTAATAGAACTAAAAAAGTATTAGGCGAACACTCAATTAAAAGATATTCGCCATGGGATATTGTTGACGAAGACAAAGCATATCACAACGGTAGACAAGTTACATTTTTTAGATTGTTAGGTATTGCACAACTTGACTATCTACAACTCTATGCTAAATTTACAATTAAGAACCAAGAACGATATACACTTGACCATATTGCATTTGTAGAACTTGGCGAACAAAAAGATAAAAACCCATATGACACTTTTAAAGAATGGTATCAAAATGATATACAATCTTTTATTGATTACAACATTGTTGATGTAGAACTAGTTGATAAACTAGAAGATAGATTACAACTAATTGAGCTTGCAATCACTATGTCTTATAATGCAAAAGCAAACTTTGAAGATGTATTCTCACAAGTTAGAATGTGGGACACAATCATATTCAACGAATTATTAAAAGATGATATTATTGTACCAATGAGAAAGATTGGTAGTATTCAAGCAAAAGAACTTGTAGGTGCATATGTTAAGGATCCTAAAGTAGGTTTCCATGATTGGGTTGTATCGTTTGACTTGAACTCACTATATCCACATTTAATTATGCAATACAATATTAGTCCTGAAACTATACTACCAGAACAAAAAGATATATTGATTGATGACTTACTTGAAAAGAAAGTTGACACGTCTGACGGTAACTGTATTGCTGCCAATGGCACAATGTATAAACGAGACGTACAAGGTATGTTGCCACGAATTATACAAAAAGAATATAACGATAGAGTTATTTACAAAAAGAAAATGTTAGAAGCAGAACAAATGTATGCTAACACAAAAGATAAGAAGTATGAAAAACTGGCAAGAAAGTTTTATATCATACAACACTCTAAAAAAATATCCTTGAATAGTGCTTATGGTGCAATTGGTAACAAATACTTTAGATATTATGACCATAGACAAGCAGAAGCGATTACTATGTCTGGTCAATTAAACATTAAATGGATTGAAAAAAGATTAAACGAATACTTTAACAAGTTGTATAATACAGATGATGATTATATCATTGCGTCTGATACAGATAGTGTGTACATTAATATGGCACCACTTGTAAAGATGACTGGTGCAACTGATAAAGATAAAATTGTAAAAGCATTAGACACATTTTGTAGTGAAAGACTAGAACCATATATTGCAAAAGTATATAAAGAACTTGGCGATTATATGAACGTTAGTGAAAACAAAATGGTTATGAAACGAGAGGCGATTGCTGATAGAGGTATCTGGACTGCCAAGAAAAGATATGTTCTAAATGTTCATAATTCTGAGGGTGTTCAATATTCTGAACCTAAACTTAAAATTATGGGCATTGAAGCAGTAAAAACTTCAACGCCATTACCTGTTAGAGAAAAGTTAAGAGAGAGTTTTAAAATATTAATGTCTGGTAATGAAACACAAATGAAAGACTTTGTAATAAACTTTAAACGAGAGTTTGAACACATGACGCCAGAACAGATTGGTTTCCCTCGTAGTATTAATAACATAGAAAAATATTCTGACACAACATCTATATACAAGAAAGGTACACCAATGCATGTCAAAGGTGCATTGTTATATAATCACTTGTTAAAAACTAATAAAGTGGCACATAAGTACCAACGAATATATAATGGTGACAAAGGTAAGTTTGTACATCTAAGAAAGAATATCTGGAATGCAAATGTAATTACTTTCATTGCAGATTTGCCAAAAGAATTTGATATGCACAAAAGTATAGATTATGATTTACAGTTTAATAAATCATTTATGGAACCATTACGATTTATACTTGAAGCAATTAAGTGGCGAGTTGACGCAAGCGAAACAAGTAACCTAGAGGATTTCTTTTGATATTAAATAACCAAGACGCTACATGGGCAATGAATTACTTTATAGAATACTTTGGTCAATATGAAAGAATAGACCAATATCTTAAAGAACAAAAATTAGAACAAGTTAAAAATTTTCCATTTCAATTACCTGGCATGGCAGACGAAGATGAGTTTTTTGCTAACTTTGAAATATCTCCTGAAGATATGAAATTTAGCGTGACTATACCTAATGGTCAAATATTTGATAGAATGTTAAACAAAACATCTAGTCATACTAACATGTCAAGTATACCTGGTAAGTCAATTAGATTGTTAGTTACAGAAACAACTACAAATACTATTGTAGGTTTTATTAGACTTGGTAGTCCTGTGATTAATAGTAAACCACGAAATGTTTATCTTGGTAGACCTTTACAAACTACAGACATGGAAGAAATGGGTAGATTTAACAATAGTGCCATTATGGGATTTGTAATTGTACCTACACAACCATTTGGTTATAATTATCTTGGTGGTAAACTATTAGCGGCGATATGCTGTAGTCATCATGTGAGAGATATACTAAATAAGAAATATAATACTAACATATGTTTATTTGAAACAACAAGTTTATATGGTAGTAGTAAATCATCAAGTCAGTATGATGGTATGAAACCTTATTTAAGATTTAAAGGTTTGACAGATAGTCACTTCTTGCCATTATTACATGGCGAAGCATTTAAGAAAATGAATGCCTGGTTTACAGAAAGAAACGGAGAACCTTTAGTTGACGCTGACGCAAGTAGTAGAAAACTAAAAATACAAACAAAGATGGTATCTATAATCAAGGAATCCTTGAAACAATATGACGCCAATCTATATGATAAGTTTAGTAAGTTTGTAAATAAAACTAGAGACTTAACTGAACAGAAAAGATTTTACATGTCTGATTACGGATATGAAAATGTGCCACAATATCTTAAACGTGAGACAGATGAATTAAAACGTGGTATACACTACGATAAGTTTACATTAGAGAATACAATCAAATGGTGGCAAAAACTTGCTACTAAACGATTTAATAAACTTAAACAAAACAATAATATAAGAAATGATTTAGAGATATGGCACGAAGACGCCAATATACAAATTATAAGATAAAGCTTGACTATTTGAAAGGAGTATGATATAATGGAACAAATAATGAAAAAAGCACAAGAACAAATGATAACAAATGAAGATTATCTTACAATGGTAAAGATAATACAGGCAGCACTTCAAAGAGGTGCAATCAAACCTGAAGAAATGGTAACAGTAGGCGGACTGTATGATAAGTTAAAATTTCATTTGATTAAAGTAGAAAACGAACAAAAGGAGAAAACAGATGGCGAACTTTCTAAAACAAATAATTAAAGAAACAGGTAATGAATATGCTTCACTAGTAAGTGAAGGTGTTGAAGCAGGTGATGTAGATAGTTTCATAGATACAGGTTCGTATATGTTTAATGCCTTACTATCAGGTAGTATCAATGGTGGTTTACCAAGTAATAAAATTACGGCGATTGCAGGTGAAAGTGCAACAGGTAAAACTTTCTTTGTACTAGGTATGGTAAAAGAATTTTTACAGAATAATAAAAATGCAGGTGTAATTTACTTTGAGAGTGAAAGTGCATTAACAAAAAAATTAATTGAAGATAGAGGTATTGATAGTGAAAGAATGATTATCATGCCTGTAACTACAGTACAAGAGTTTAGACATCAAGCGTTAACAGTATTAGAAAAATACAACGAACAAGATGAAGCAGATAGACAACCATTGTTGTTAGTCTTAGATAGTCTTGGTATGTTGTCAACAACAAAAGAAGTAGAAGACACAGCAGAGGGTAAAGAAACTAGAGATATGACTAGAGCACAAATACTCAAAGCTGCGTTTAGAGTATTAACATTAAAACTAGGTAGAACAAAAGTACCTATGATTATTACTAATCATACATATGACGTAGTTGGTGCATATATGCCAATGAAAGAAATGGGTGGCGGTTCAGGTTTGAAATACGCTGCTAGTACAATTGTATATCTATCTAAGAAAAAAGAAAAAGAAGGTACAGACGTAGTTGGTAATATCATACATTGCAAAACTCAAAAGTCCAGATTGTCAAAAGAAAACATGATGGTTGATGTAAGATTAAGATACGATACTGGTTTAGATAAACACTATGGTTTGGTTGACTTAGCAGTTAAACATGGCATATTCAAACAAGTATCTACAAGAATAGAACTACCAGACGGTACTAAACAATATGCGAAAAGCATATATGCTGATCCAGAAAAATATTTTACTAAAGATGTAATGAAACAATTAGACGAAGCTGCAGACAAAGAATACAGTTATGGAAACTCCTAATTATACATACATGGAAAATCCTAAAAGTGACCTTACAGGTTTTAGGATTACTGATGGTGTGTATAAAGATGTTGTTTATACTTATGGCAAGGTTCAACCTATTGAAGAAAACGATAAGTTGAGATTAAAGTTTGAGTATAACATTGTAGAGAATCCAAGTGGCGTAGATACGGAAGATAAAAATTTCATTAATGTCATTGGTGACATATTAACAATAGAGGTAGAAAAAGATGGTAACAGCAGAGAGAATAGAACGGACAGCGCTCAAAAATTTAATACATAACGAAGTATATACAAGAAAGGTATTACCTTTTCTTAAACCAGAATACTTTGATGACCGTAATGAACGTATTGTTTTTTCTCAAATATTAAAGTTTGTTGAACAATACAACAAACAACCTACAAAAGAAACTCTACAAATAGATATTGGTAAACGTAAAGACTTAAACGAAAAAGAACACCAATCTATTGTAGATTTAATCTCTACACTTAATAAAGAAGACATTGACATTGATTGGTTAACAAATACTACAGAAAAGTTTTGTAAAGACCGTGCTATTCATAACGCAGTTATGGAAGGTATTCATATCTTAGATGGCAAGAATAAAAATCAAACTCCAGAAGCAATACCTGAAATAATGAAAGACGCCCTTGCTGTGTCTTTTGATAAGAATGTTGGACATGATTATTTGTCTGATATAGAAAAAAGATTTGATTATTACCATAAGAAAGAAAACAGAGTACCTTTTGATTTAGATTTCTTTAACAAAGTTACCAAAGGTGGTTTGCCAAATAAAACACTTAATGTTGCTCTTGCAGGTACGGGTGTTGGTAAAACTTTATTCATGTGTCATCAAGCTGCCGCTGCCTTATCTGATAATAAGAATGTATTGTATATCACAATGGAAATGGCAGAGGAAAGAATTGCTGAAAGAATAGACGCTAACTTATTGAATGTGTCTATGGAAGATTTACATATGTTAAACAAAAAAATGTTTAACGACAAGATTGTACAACTACAAGGCAAAACAACAGGTACAGTTATCATCAAAGAATATCCAACTGCTAGTGCAGGTGCTAATCATTATCGTGCATTAGTAAATGAATTAGCATTAAAGAAAAGTTTTAAGCCAGATATTATATTCATAGACTATATTAATATTTGTGCTTCAAGTAGATTTAAGGCAGGCAGTAATGTAAACAGTTATACTTACATTAAAGCAATCGCTGAAGAATTAAGAGGATTGGCAGTAGAATTAAATGTGCCAATTGTAACGGCAACACAAACCACAAGAACTGGTTTTGTATCCACAGATGTAGGTTTAGAAGATACCTCTGAAAGTTTTGGTTTACCAGCAACAGCAGACTTTATGTTTGCTTTAATTAGTAGTGAAGAATTAGAAAAGGCAGGACAAATGCTTGTCAAACAATTAAAAAACAGATACAATGACCCAACAATGAACAGAAAGTTTATTATAGGTGTTGATAGAAGTAGAATGAAATTGTTTGATATAGAACAGTCAGCACAAAATCTAATACAACCAGAGCAACAGGAGAAATATGTCCAACACAACCCTACGAAGGAAGAAACACCAGAACAAAAATATAAAAAGTTCCAAGACTTCCAATACTAGTTATCACTTAGAAGTTAAATCTAAGAAGAAAGGTAACAAGATAGTATTTGAAGTATGGCAGACTGATAGAAACGGTCAAACAGGCAGAATACAGACCTTTGCCTTTCGTAAAGACGCCAAACATCTAGCAGACTTTCACAATGAAAATCAACCTTGGAAAGTAAATGGTGGTCTTCCTAAGTTTTTCTACGACTAAATAGTAACATAACTATTATGGAGGCATTGATAAAATGTTAAGTTTTACTGGATATTCAAACTTATCTGAAGCACGAAGTCGTGGTGAAGAAATGGAAGAACTGATTATTGCAGCTGTCAACGGTCAGAAAGAACCCAAATCTAAGTTTGGTATAATCCCAGGCGCAGGTAAAAATGTTGCCAAATTTCTCAAAGCAAAAGGTATTAGAGGTAAAGGACAAGTCCTTGGTGCAGATACTATTAATGTAACACCAGAGTGGACTAGTTATTGGCCGGGTGGGTCAGTACCAGGTTCTACTAAAACACCTAAAACAGACTTCACAATAGGAAATAATAAAATCTCCCTTAAATCAGGTAGTGCTGCTCAGTTAATGAGTGGTGGTCGTAATGAGAGTATTGCAACTTTCTATACAGCATTAAAGAGTGTAGAAGGTATGCAGAAAAAAGTTGTTAACAAATTAACAGATATGTTTGAAGGATTGGCACCTGCTTCAGTTGCAGGTAGTGAATTGGGAAAAGAAATTAAAAAAGGTAAAGATAAGGCAGTTATGAAAGCAAACGCTGCTCATAAAGAATTAATGGGCGAACTAAGAGTTATCTTTGCAAAGAACAAAGTCTTTTCAAATGCTTTTGCTTATGAAGCAATGTCTGGTGATACCAAGTTTGGTAAAAAATCTCCAGGTAGTTGTACTCATTTTCTTACAGTATCATTTGATGGTAAGAAAGCACATTTAAAAAAAGTAAGTGATAAAGCATATGTACAGAAAATTGCTGACCAAATGAAAGTGTCAGTACGTTTTAAATCATCATCACAAAAAGTTGGTGGTAAAAAGACAGGCAAATACAAGTATTGGTCTGCCGTAGGGTTAATAGTTGACAAACTGGAAGAAGAAATGAGACCTATTGAGGGACAATTATTACACGAAGGTGTATTAGATAAACTCAAAGATATCTATGGAAAAGTAAAAGACTTTATAGTTAACTTATTCAAAAAGATAATGGAATATATTTCAAAAGGTTTTAGTAATCTAATTGATTTTTTAGATTTAGAACCACAAGTAGATGTTGACCCAACGGTAAGAACAGATGTATAACGATTTATTAGTAGAAGATAAAAACACACACCTAGAACATTTAGAAGATGATATCATCAATAATGGTTATGCAGGTGGAGAAAATGCAGTAAACTTTCTTAAAGCAACAGCAGACTTATTATCAGGTAATTCAACTAAGAGTGTAAACGTAACTGTCAAATGGGACGGTGCGCCAGCAATAGTTTGTGGACCTAGTCCTGAAAATGGCAAATTCTTTGTAGGTACAAAATCAGTATTCAACAAAACACCTAAAATAAATTATACAGTACAAGATATTAAAAACAATCACACAGGTGAAGTTGCAAATATTTTACAAGATTGTTTAAGATACCTTTCTACACTAGGTCTCAAAGAGATATTACAAGGTGACTTATTGTATAGACAAGGTACAGTAAAGAAAACAACTTACAAATCATCAAGTGGTAAATCTGAACAGATGTTATCCTTTCAACCTAATACTATTGTTTATATGGTACCAGAAGCGTCTGGTTTAGGTCGTAAAATTAATTCAAGTAAATTAGGTATTATATTTCATACAACTTACAAAGGTAAAACTTTTGATAAGTTAAGTGCCAAGTTTGGTGCTAATGTATCTAAACTAAGAAGAAGTCCAAGTGTCTTCTTTGATGACGCAAGTTATAAAGATGTATCTGGTGTTGCTACAATGACTATTGGCGAAATGCAATCTTTTCAAAAGATATTAAACATGGCAGGTGGGTCATTAAAAAAATCAAAAGAATTATTAAACAAAATTAAAACTGAAACAAATACATTATCAGTAGGTGTACAATTAAAAACATATCTAAACAGTTTCATTCGTGCTGCCACAGATTTACCAAGTACAAAAGAAACAGCAAGTAAGTTTAGAAAGTTTTTCTTAGATAGAACACAAAAAGAAATTGATAGTAAAAAAACTGATAAGGGTAAAGAGAAATATATTATAGTGCAAAAAGAAGGACTTAAATTTATTGATAGTCAAAACGAAAAGATATATTTTGCATGTGCTACATATAAGACTTTACAGACAGCAAAATCAGTTTTGATAGATAAATTAAACAAAGCAAAATCAATAGGAACATATAAGACAACACCAAAAGGATTACAAGTAACTAATCCAGAAGGTTATGTTGCTGTTGACAAATCAGGTAAAGCAGTTAAGTTAGTTGATAGATTAGAGTTTAGTGTACAAAACTTTACTGCTGCTAAAAATTGGGATAAAAAATAATGGCTAAAAAAGGACTCTGGTATTACATGAACAAGAGGCGAAAAGAGGGTAAACCTAAACGTAAACCAGGCGAAAAAGGTTATCCAGGACCAGGTGCATTTGATAGAGCAAAAAGTGAAGACGCTAAAGACAATCTATTAGGCACACCTGAGTTAACAAACAAATATAAAAAAGATACACCAGGACAAGAAAATATAAATGTGCCTATTAAAGTAGGTGATACTGTTAAAGGTGGTAAGTTTAAAAACAAATCTATCAAAGTTAAAAAGATAGGTAAGAATGATAAAAACGATATAACAATTAATGACAAACCGTTATTAAGAGTAAGACCACAAGTAGAAGGTTTCAAAGAATTTATAATGAAATACTTAGAACAGGCACCTAATACAGCAGACGCAATGAAAAGACACAAAGCAGGTAAAGCAGGTTTTACAGACAAAGCACATTTGAAAGCAAAAGGTTTAATACCTCGTTCAGATGGAGAAAAAAGAAAGAGTGATAAGTACAAATAATGATACCATTTATTTTAAAAGAAGGTTTATATGACCCAGGTATATTCAAAGCATTTTTCCTTGCAGGTGGTCCTGGTTCAGGTAAAACATATGTTACAAATAAAGTAATGGGTGGTATGGGACTAAAGAATATTAATAGTGATAGAGCATTTGAAATAGGTTTAAAAAGGGCAGGTCTATCTTTAAAAATGCCTGAAGATGAGGCAAAGAAAAGAGACCCAATTAGATTGCGTGCCAAAGAATTGACAGGCAAAGCATTAGAGAATTACATACAAGGTCGTTTAGGTCTTGTTGTAGATAGTACAGGTAGAGATTATGAGAGTATAGCAAGACCAGTTTCATTATTAAAACAAATGGGATATGATTGCTATATGGTATTTGTGAATACGAGTTTAGAAGTTGCAATGGTAAGGAATACAGAAAGAGAAAGAACTGTACCACCTGAAATTGTAAAGAATAACTGGAATACTGTACAACAAAATATAGGTAAGTTTCAAAGACTATTTGGTCAACAGAAAATGATTATCATTGATAATAATAAGGCAGACGAAAAAATTATTACCAATGTATATAAACAAGTTGCCAAGTTTGTGAAAAAACCTGTAGATAATCACATTGCAAAACAATGGATTAGAAAAGAAACAGATAAGAGAAAAAGATGAAGACATTAAAGGAATTACTAAGAAAGAAAGTTGGAAGAAAACAACCAGTTGTATTTGCATTTGGTCGTTTAAATCCACCTACTGTAGGTCATCAAAAACTGATTGACAAAGTAATTACTATGGCAAAACGAGTGAAAGGTTTGCCTGTTTTATATGTTAGTGCTTCACAGGATAAAAACAAAAATCCTTTAACAGTAAAACAAAAACTAGATTATTTAAAGAAGATATACCCTCGTGGTATAAAATTAATGCCTGCTACAAGCAACGAAAGAACATTTATGGAAATATTAAAGAATAACTTTGATAAAAGATATACAGATGTTTATATGGTTGCAGGTAGTGATAGAGTATTAGAGTTTAAAAAACTAATTAAAAAATACAACGGTAAAGATTACAATTTTGATACCGTTAATGTAGTGAGTGCAGGTGAAAGAGATCCAGACGCTGAAGGCGTTTCAGGTATGTCTGCTAGTAAAATGAGAGCGCTCGCAAAAGTAAACAATTATAAAGATTTTAGGAGTGGTCTTATGAAGAACACAAAGGAGAAAGACGCAATGAAAGTATTTAAAGATTTGAAAAATCAAATGGGTGTAAGAGAAGATATGTTACCACCTAGTACAAGTAGTGAGAGTGACGAGTTAAATATTATTAGAGAAAATTATCATGCAGGAGAAATATTTAATATTAATGAAACAGTTGAAAATTTAAAAGATGGTAGTATAGGTAAGATTATTAAAAGAGGACCTAACTACGTTCAATACGAAATGGAAGACGGTGGTGTTAAACGTGCATGGTTAGATGATATCGTTCCAACTGAGGATACGGTAAATGAAGAATTGATTAATGAAAATGTTGACCAGAAGAAATTAGTATTACAAAAGAATAGTGATAAACTAGTTTCATTTAAAAGTTTTGATGAAGAAATCAACGCAGCTTCTAATCAACAAGATGTAAATGTTGATGACGAAGATAAAGCGAGAGAAGATAATGAGAAGAAAGATAAACAAAAGAATAAAGTAAAAACACCTGGACAACCAGATACATTTGATAGTTATACTGATACTCATATTAGTAATGACCAGAAAAGTAACACTAGAAAGTTTAGTCAAGTTACACCAGGACAAGAAAGAGATTATGAAAAACTTGTGGCAAACAGAATGTTCACTAAGTTTGAAGGTGTTGATAGAGTTGCACAGGATCCAGATATTAAAAAGAAAGATGGTACACAACCTAAGAAATACTATTCTGGTTTAAAGAAGTCAACTAAATCTGCTAGAGACGCACACTTTAAAAAAGGTGCAAAAATGGATGACGATAATCCATCAGCATATAAACCGGCACCTGGTGATAGTAAAGGTAAAACTAAACCTAGCACACATACACAAAAATTTAAAAAGATGTTTGGTGAAGTTGATGAAGAAGCATTATCTGCTAATGATATTAGAGATTGGTCATTATTACCAGAAACTATTGATATGTTTAAAGACAAATATCAAACTGACTGGAAAATTGAACTAGACAATACAATTGCTGAAATGATGAAAGACATTGAGATAGATGAAACTGCTACAGCAGCGATTAAGAATAAAGCAGATAAATCTGGTATGCCGGCAGGTGTATTAAGAAAAGTATATAATCGTGGAGTTGCTGCCTGGAGAACAGGACATAGACCAGGAACTACACCACAACAATGGGGTCTTGCAAGAGTTAATTCATTTGTTACTAAATCAAGTGGCACATGGGGTAAAGCAGACGCTGACTTGGCGAAACAAGTTAGAGGAAGTTAATGACTTTTGAATTTAAACACCCTAGTAAATATAAGACAGTAAAGGAAGTAAAGGAAGAAACAATGGTAAAATCATTTAAAGAAGTAGAGGAGATTGACGCTATCTGTGAGCAACAATACCAAGATTTGCCTTTAGAAGAAGCAGAATTTCAAGGTAAGAAAGTTACACTTAACGACCCAATTCGTGGTGGTTCAAAGAAATTTTATGTATATGTTAAAGACGGTGACAAAGTAAAAAAAGTTTCTTTTGGTGATACGACAGGTTTAAGTATTAAACGTGACGATCCTGCTAGGCGTAAATCTTTTAGAGCAAGACATAACTGTGACCAGAAGAAAGATAAGACAACGGCAGGTTACTGGTCATGTTATCAATGGCGTGCAGGCGCTAAGGTTAATAATTAGTATAAATAGTAAAGTTATGACAAGATACACAAAAACAATGGCGGAAGCCTACAGAGAAGTCAACGAGGATCCAATTGCGAAAGCACAGGATAAACTAGACGCAACAAAGAAAATTGCTGCCTTAAAAAAACAAATTGACCAAATAAAACAAGACCAAAAAGCAGACGCTGCTAGAGACGCAGCTGCACCTAAACCGGCAGCAGAAGCAGTTGATAGTGACGATACTGGTGGTGAAGCAGAAACAGATATGATAATGAACCAAGTGAAACAAATGCGACACTTCTTAGACGGTATTGAAAAAATGGTAGGTGCAGACGGCGATGTTGAAGAATGGGTACAAAACAAAATTACTAAAGCAACTGATTATCTGAAAACTGCTTACTCATACAAAACAGGTGAGACAAACGAAGAAATCGCACCTGCTATAGCAGGTCTTGCTAGAGCGGCAGCATCAGGCGCTGGACAAGGCGCTGGCGCAGCTGTGGCAAACAGAGCAATGGATAAGATGAACGCAAGTAAGAAAATGGATCCTAAACAACATGTTGCTAAGAGTAAAAAGAATCCAGATATGTATTGTGTATTTGATAAAGATGGTAATGAAGTTAAATTATTCAAAGATAAAAAAGACGCTGAAGAATATGCAATTAAAAACCATGACAAGTTAATGGAAAACATGATATTAGAATTTACAGATGCTCAAATAAAGAGACTGAAAAAAGAATACGAACCACTACGAGGTAAAGAAACTGGAATAAATCCAGAGAAGTTTAAAAAACTTCGTGTTATGTTAAGTAGAATGACTAAAGATATGTTGTTGAAATTAGTTAAGGCAGATTTGCCTATAATTACATCAGCTGCGAAAGCAAGATTAGTTGTTCATCATGGAATGAAGTGGTCACAATTACCAGAAGAACTGGTAGCGTATATTGACTTAGAACAATTAGACGAAGCTAAATCTAAGTTTAAAAGTGTAGAACCAAAAGTAATTGATAGAGTAGAAAAAATGATGAGAGGTAGTAGAGACGAAAAGAACTCTATTGCTAATCTATTAAATTACTTAATGCCACCTGAAGTTGTTGATATGATTAGGTACAAACTAAAAATAACACAACCAAGAGGCAAAATTAAATTTTAAAGGGAGACTAAAATGTCAAAAGATAAAAACGGAATTGTGGGTTGGAACTCTAGTTACTTTGGTGAAGCAAAACCAGGGTCATTAGCAAAAACAATCGCAGATATAACAAACAAACAAAACGACTTAGTTGGTGGTAAACCAGAAGTCGCAGATAGTCAAGCAGCTATGGCTGCAAAAGCAAAAAAAGAATTAGCACAAGAGGGTAAATTACCACCTGCTCTTCAAAAAGCAATTGACGCCAAAAAAGAAAAAGAAGGCGACAAAGAGAAAAAAGAAGATGAAGACATGGCACAAAAAGAACCTAAGTCTAAAGACAAAGGTGCTATAAAAGTACATGGTGAAGATGTGAACAAAGAGATTGAAGCTGCTCAACAAGGTAAAATCAAATCACTAGTAGATACTATTATTGATATGTACAAAACTAATGAAGCGAGTATGGATAAAGTAAATCCAGTTGCAGTAAAGAAAAAGTTTGACGACAGAAAAGACAAAGACATTGATAACGATGGCGATGTTGATAGTTCAGACAAATTTCTTCACAAAAGAAGAAAAGCAATATCTAAAGCAGTAAGTAAGTAATATGAAATACTCCGCATTTAAAGCGGAGACTTTAAACCTACACCTAGTTCAGGAACAGGACAGTCTCCCAACTATATACTGTGACATGGACGGTGTACTTTGTGATTTTGTGGCAGGCATTGATAAGATGTTTACGCTCAAGTCTAAAGATCCATCTATGCCTGGACCAATGCAAACCAATGGTTACTCAGATACAGACGATTGGTTAAAAGCGCCAATGAGTTCATTGAAATGGCAACCTATACATAACTACCCTATGTTTTGGCCGACACTACCGTGGATGAAAGACGGTCTAAAGTTATGGTCATACATAAGCAAGTTTAAACCACATATTTTATCAGCATATACACCACACGATAAGAACAGTATTAAGGGTAAAAGACTGTGGATACAAAGGAATTTAAGACTTACTGACCAAAGTAGAATACACTTAGTCAGACGTAAAGAGAAGAAACTTTACGCTAATGGTAATGTATTAATTGATGATTATGGTAGAAATGTGAAAGAATGGAAAACAAACAAAGGTATCCCAGTTAAGCATAAATCAACTGCTGAAACGATTTCTAAGTTGAGAAAACTAGGATATGTATAAATAGTAACAGTTAACTAACAAAATTTAACTTATTAATAAGGAGAAAAACATGGGACTATGGGGAGCAACAGACGCTGATGAAAGCAAACCTAAGAACCTAACCACGGCAGAGAAAAAAGAAGTATTTGCCAATACAAAAGGTTGGGTAAGGGAAGCAGGATCAAGTGCGTCAGGAAACGACAACACTAGTGCTGACGAGGAAGTTTTGGTCGCTATAGGCGGACTATCATCTTCTTTAGGCGCTGCTGACATAACAGAAATTGAATGGATTACAACAACAGCAGATAAGTCTGCTGGGTTTACACTTTCAGCAAGATTAAGATTTAATGAACCAGTAAACGTTGTTACTACGGGTGGAACACCTACTTTAGCAGTAACTAACGGTAACCAAGGATCAGGTACAGGAAGAGGACCTCACAACTTGGCATATGCAAGTGGAACAGGTACTAACGAATTAGTATTCTCATTAGCAATTGGTGCGGCTAACGCTGCTACAAATGCAGATGACGTATTAGTTTTTGGTGCAAATCCATTAGCACTAAACTCAGGCACAATTAAAGATGTACAAGGTACTAACGCAACTATAACAAGTGTTGCAAGTATTGGTACAGCGGCTGGAACTGTTACAGTTGTAGCATAATAAATAAGATTATTACGAGGGTACTCAGTACCCTCATAATGATAGCAGTTAAGCATATGCGTACTGCTAGTAGCATTCCCCAAATACATAAGGGGTTTATATAAGGAGAAAAAAAATGGCTGACAAAAAAATAACAGCACTTACAGACCTGGGTTCAGGTAACATAGCAAGTGCTGACTTACTTCATGTAATTGATGATCCATCAGGAACACCAATTAACAAAAAAATCTCAGTAGCAAGTTTATTCGCAAACGTTCCAACTGCTGTAGCAATCAATCCAGGTGCAAGTGCTAATGTAACAATTAACGCTAACGCAACTGATAGTGACTTTATCGTTTCAAATGATGACGAAGAAGCATTTAGAGTTGATGGTGCTAACAGAGAAGTTGTAATTAACGAAGCTTCAGGTCAAACAGATTTAAGAGCAGAGACAAACTCTTACTCTGCTGCTTTACTTGTTGACGCTTCTGCTGACCAAGTACAAGTTAACGCAACTCCAGTTTTTGGATTAACACAAGCAATATCAGGCGCAGGTGCTATTGATGTTGTATCTGCTATTACTGAAATAGTAACTACAGGTACTAACGCATACACATTTGCTGACGGTGTTGAGGGACAAATTAAGTTCCTAGTTATGAAAACTGACGGTGGTGTAGGTACTGTAACTCCATCTAACTTTGCAAGTGGTTCTACAATCGCTTTCAATGATGTAGGTGATACAGCATTCTTACTATTCACTAACGGTAACTGGCAACTAATTTCACACTTTGGTTGTACAATAGCGTAATAATTAATTAGTGAGGGCGCTACGGCGCCCTTTCTTAACATGAGGATAATATGAAAGAAAATATTGAAGCGAAATTAAAAGTTTTAGAAGACAATCGTTCAAAAGTATCTGAACAGATACAAAATGGTGAACAATTGTTAACGAAAGCAAAGGCAGACTTAAACGCAATTCAAGGTGCGATACAAGTTTGTCAACAATTATTAGAGGAAGTAAAAGGAGATAAGAATGACGGAACAAAAGATTAGATATGGCGCTGGTGGCGTTCCTTACTACGAAAAGGCAGACGCAATTGAGACTGAGAAAAAAGAGTTAGAAACTTCTTATCAACAATCTATCGCTAATAAGGAAGAAAGAACTTCCAAAAAGAAAAAGAAAACTAAAAAAGTAATTCAGGAAATCATGGGAGATGACCTGGTAGAAAACAAGGAGATGTTAGATGAAATCATTTAAAGATTTTCAAAACGTAAACGAAAAAACTACTCCTGTTAACGCACCTTCAGAAAGTGATATGCACCTTAATGATATTACTAATGACGAAATCGTCGCTAGAATTAATAACTTTGTAGGTTCAATTGCAAGCATGGAACATATTAATCCATCAGCTGCAGTAAATCATTTGAGAAGTAAACTACACGGTTTAGGTGTAGAAATGGTTGGTGAGTTACCAGAGTTTGTTGAAAAGAATGGTACAGTAAGTATTCCACTATCTAAATTTGGTGGCGTATATGGTAAAACAGGTGAAGAACCTGCTAGTGAAGTTAAAAATGATGACGGTATTGAAAGACAATTAAAAATCAAATACGAGACATTAGATAACGGAGCATGCAAGGTTTACGCTGAATTAGTATAAGCGTAGATAATGAGGTTTGATAAATTAACTAAGGACAATGTCCTGATGTTTGCATTGAAACATTATGAAAACCATCAAGCGACAAGCGAGAAGGAATTTTATGATGATATGAAGCGATTTAAATATCTGAAAAGACTATTTAAGAAATATAGTAAATCAGGTATTATTAAAGAGCGATTGATTATGAACCATATCATAGTGTTAGCGAATGTGTTTGGTCCAGACGCAGTAAAAGTTTTATTGTTTTTTAAAATTGACCAGATTTATTGGACGCAGTTGAAAACATTTTTAATATTCTTAAATTATATGACGGCAGATGAATTGAAACAAATCTCATTAGATGGAACTTTGTTAAAGGCATTAAAGGAAATATAAATGGCAAGTACAGCAATAGACGCTTTTATTACATTTCGTTTTTTGAAACTATTAGTTACACCATTTAATAAAACTGAGGCATTTAAACTTGGTATTATTGATGAGAGAGGTAAAGTTTTAAAAAAGTATAAGACACTTGAGCGAATAGAAGAAAGGCAAGCATATACTATTTTACACAGGTTGGTTTTCAATGTAAAGAAATTGATTGAAAAAGTTCCTGGTGGTAAGTCCAGATTGGCGAGTTATGCGGCCGCTCTATTTCTTATTAAAGAGCATGTTGCTGAAATGAATGATAGTGACGGTCAACTACTTGAAAAAGAGTTTTATAAATATTTAAAAGACAATGACTTACTTGAAGAAGAAGACAACGAGATTAAGGAAGAAGTTGCATTTGGTGATAAACTTTTGAAAGGTACTTACAAGTTAGTACAAAGTGTAGGTACAGATGAAGAAGACAAAATTATAGGTAAAAAAGGTGACAAAGTTTCTGTTTATGCAGACCAAGTTGCTAAAGATAATGTTATGGGACAAGATGTTTTTGAAGTGATACATGATGATAGTAAACAAGTATTATTAGTAACAATAGAAGACATAGAAGAAGCATGAGAACATACAGAGCATTCAAAAAAGATCCAGATGTCGTAGAGGCAATGGACATGGCGGCTAGACGAAAGAAAGCAATCAGAATGAGAAGAATGGCAAAGCGTATGGTGATTGCAAGAAAACGATCCATGAAAAGAATGGCAACTCCAGATATTTTAAAGAAGCGTGCCACTAAACAAGCAAAGAATATGTTGATTAAAAAATTTACTAAAGGTATGGATAAAAGTGATATGACAATTACAAAAAGAGCAGAGATTGAAAAAAGATTAAAGAAGATGGCAAGTAGAATTAAAACTATCTCACTAAAACTAATACCTAAGATAAGACAAAAAGAACAAGCAAGACGTAAACAAATGGGTGGTGGAAAATAATTATGAAAACATTTACAGATTTTAGCACAGACTTACTTAGATTAAAAACGCAACTAGAAGGCAAACAACAAGAAGATATTGCTAATGTTGCAGGTGACGGTGCAGTTTCTATGCCACCTACTGCCAGAAAAGTTGTTAAAAAGAAAAAAACATTTAGTGTATCTCCACAAGTCTTTGATATGTTCAGACGAGGTAAGAAGAAGTTTGAAAAATGGTCTAAGTATCTAAACTTAGAAGATGAAAGTCAAAGAGCATTATACAGTTGGGCAATCAAAAATCATCACGGTGTTATTATCTTACAAAATGCTGTAACAGGTGAAGTAAGAGCAATCAGACATAATAGAATGGGTGGTGGACAATGGCACAAATTAAGTCGTGGTATTGTAGGTGAAGATAAAGATATGCCTAAAGCAGTATTAGATGACGCTGAAGAAATAGTAAAAGAATTAAAGAAGAAGAAAGCAGACTTTGCTAAGAGATATGGTAAAGACGCTAAAAAAGTTATGTATGCAACTGCTATGAAAATGGCAAAAGCAAAGAATGGTATTGAAAGTAAACAATTTGGTAAAATGATACAACAGATTAAATCTAGTATTGAAAACTTAGGTCAACAAAACGAAGACTTTAATTCAAAGATAGAAAATCAATTGTATGAAACACCAGCAATTGCTAACGAAAACAATATCAATATTCTAAAAGATATTGTCTTAAAGAATGAAAGACAAAAGATAAATTTTGACAAACATGGAAGTATGAGAGTATTTCCAGAAGAAGCAAATATATTACTAAAAGTATATAATGAACTAAGAGACGACCTAAAAGAAAAGTTTACAAAGATGTTAAACTTCAATCAAATGGGTCTTAAAAGTTTAAAAAATATGTGTTATGAAATTGCTACTTATGGTGAACCACAAGGTCTAGCAAGACCTATTGCTGATATAGGCAATATGAAATCACCACGAAGCAGACCGGCATATGCCTTAAATGCAAATAAGAAAAAGAAAAAAGAAACGGCAGTAGGTCCTGGTATGAACACATATAAACCACAAATGAATTTAATAGCAAAAAAGAAAAGGGACTAATATGGAACTAGTTATCGCTTTGGCAATGAAATTCTGGCAATGGTCAATACTAATTGCCTTAATAATAATAGGTTTTATTGTTAACCTACTTGATAAGAAAGACAATAGCAATAGAATAGGTTTTAAATATACAGAATTTCCTCACATGAAACCAATACCAATTGCAACAAAAGGTAAAGGTTTTTGGAAAGGTATACTAATGTGGTTGTTAGGTACTAGACAATGGGAAATAGTAAAAGATTTCAGATACTCATTGGGTGGATCAGAATATGTTATACCAGCAGGTTTCAAATTTGATGGTGCAAGTATACCAAAATTCTTACATACATTTTTATCACCAGTAGGTGTATTATTAATGGGTGGTCTTGTACACGATTATATGTACAAGTATCAAGCACAATTAGTATATAATAAAAATTATCAGGTACCAGAACTACCAGTTACAACTGTACCTGTTAATCAAAAAAGAGCAGACCAAATCTTTAGAGATATTAATATAGAGATTAATGGTTTCTTTCTTATGAATTACTTAGCATACTGGTCATTAAGACTAGGTGGCTTTATGGCGTGGAACAAACACCGTAAAGTTGACGCTAAGATTAAATAAGATAAATAGAAAATAATGTTTAGTAGTTTGAAAATAGGTTTGATTTTATTAATGCTTGCAGGTGCAGGTGGTGGTTTTCTATATGTAAAGAAATTACAAAAAGATAATGAAATACTAAAACTTAATCAAGCGAAGTTAGAGACGGCAGTTGAAGACCAAAAAGGTGTCATTGACCAACAAATCAAAGACTTTGCAAAAATTAGAAGTACATTAGAGACTGTTCAAAAAGAAAAGAAAAATTAGAAAAAGACAAAAACGATTTATCTAAAAGACTAGGTAAACACGACATTGGTAACTTAGCAGAAAACAAACCTAAGTTAGTAGAAAAAATAATAAATGGTGCTTCAAAGAAAGCTCTAAGATGTATAGAGATTGCAAGTGGATCACCTTTAACAGAGGAAGAATTAAATGGTAAACCTAACAAAGAGTGTCCTTCTTTTTGGCCTGATACTGTTACTGACTAATTGTGCAGCTGCAGTAAAAGAGATATCTACTTATAAGGTAGAAAAAAAAAGGAACCGTTATCTTTACCTGCCCCGTCCCCTTTAGAATTACAGGATGTAAAATGGGTTATAATAACTAAAGACAATGCTGAAGAAGTTTTTGAACAACTAAAAGCAGATGGTGGTGATTATGCTTTATTCGCCTTGACTGACAAGGGTTATGAACAACTTGCTTTGAACATTGCTGATATACGAACAGCACTTACTATGCAAAGACAAATAATCATATCTTATCAGGAGTATTACGAAGGTGGAGAATAACGGTAAAACTTTACAAGAATTAGTTAAAGATGTTGCTGCCATAAAGGCAGATAACAAAGCGTCTGAACAAGTACATATGAGACTTGATGAAGCGATTTCCAAACTAACAGATATTTCCTCTAGTCTTAAAAGTATGTTAGCAGTACAAGAAGAAAAGATTAGGCGTGTTGATATGTCCCAAGAGGATTTGATGTCCTTAATGGAACAAAGAAGACGAGAATGGAACGAAGATTTAGAAAATTTACACTCTAGGATTTCCACACAATCCAGAGAATTACGAGAGGCACTTGATAAACTAGATAGAAGACTTGATGAGCGAGTAGGAGTCCTAGAAAAATGGCGTTGGCTAATTATTGGCGGCGCCATACTAGTAGGATTCCTTATGCAAAAGATGGAGTTTTCTCTATTTTAGAGCTTGACTTTTTTGCTGTATTGTGATATAATATATAATTATTATGTCGGCATTAGATATTCAGTATATACACACAATCTCACACAAACTTGATAGGTTTAAAAAGAAGTCACAAAACTTATACAACTTTAGATGTGTCTATTGTGGTGATAGTCAAAAGAAACAAACAAAGGCAAGAGCATACATTTATAGAGTAAAAAATGATATGTTCTACAAATGCCATAACTGTGGCAAAGGTACAACGATTGCTAAGTTATTAGAATACTTAGACCCTACTACTTACAAACAATACATTGTTGAAAAATATAAATCAGGTAATACTGCTTCAGTAAAACAACCTGACTTTGAATTTAAACCTGTGAAGTTTGATGATAAGAAGTTAAAAGGTTTAATTAAGTTTACAGATTTACCAGAAGGTCACCCAGCACTAGGTTTTATTACAAAAAGAAAACTAGACGAACATAAAGATAAATTTTATTTCTGTCATAAGTTTATGACATGGGTTAATACCTTAATACCAAATAAGTTTCCCACAATAAAAAACGACCATCCAAGAGTAGTTATCCCTTTCTATGATATCAAAGGTAATGTCTTTGCGTTCCAAGGACGTGCCTTTGGCATTGAAGAACCTAAGTACATAACTATTAAACTAGATGTAAACAAAAGACGTGTATATGGATTAGATAGATTGAATATGAACGAACAAGTAAAGATTGTAGAAGGTCCAATAGATAGTATGTTTTTAAAAAATGCCATTGCAGTTGCAGGTAGTGATTTAGAAATGAAACAGTTAAAGAACAAAGCTGTGTATATCTTTGACAATGAACCAAGAAGTATAGAAATAATAAAAAAAATGGAAAAAATGATTGAGAAGAATTATCAAGTGTTTATATGGCCGAAAAATATAAAAGTTAAGGATATAAACGATTTAATATGTGAAAATATTTCCGCTCCTGAGATAGAAAAGATTATAAGTAGTAATACATTTTCAAACTTATCAGCACAACAACAACTTAATAACTGGAAAGAGGTATAGATTGTCCCAAATTAACGTCAAAAAAAGAAATGGTAGAGGGACAGAACCTCTTAACTTAGAAAAAATACACTCCATGGTAGGTTATGCCTGTAAAGACTTATCAGGTGTATCTGAAAGTTTAGTAGAAATGAATAGTGGTATACAATTTACAGATGGTATTACTACAGATGATATACAACAAATTTTAATTAAGTCTGCTAGTGATTTAATTACATTAGAAAATCCTAATTATCAATATGTGGCAGCAAGACTATTACTATTCAGTTTAAGAAAATCTTTATATCATAGACTATGGGAACTACCACACTTACAAAAGCATATTGAAACATGTATCAAACAAGAAGTTTACGATCCTGATATTTTAAAATGGTATGACAAAGAAGAAATAGACCAGATGAATGGTTTTATCAAACACGAAAGAGATTATCTATTTTCGTATGCAGGTATGAGACAAGTGCTTGATAAGTACCTTGTACAAGATAGAAGTTCAGGAGATATATTTGAAACACCACAATTCATGTATATGTTAATCTCTGCTACATTATTCAGAAATTACTCAAAAGAAAAAAGGATGAGTTATGTTAAAAAATATTATAACGCAATATCAACCCACCTTATCAACATTCCTACTCCGGTCATGGCAGGTGTTAGGACTCCTATTCGCCAGTATGCTAGTTGTGTCCTTGTGGATGTTGATGATACTTTACCTAGTATCTTCTCTAGCGATATGGCTATTGGGTCATATGTTGCTCAAAGGGCTGGCATTGGTATCAATGCTGGCAGAATTAGGGGAATTAATAGTCGTATCCGTGGCGGAGAAGTTCAACATACCGGCGTTGTCCCATTTCTTAAAAAGTTTGAGGCAACGGTCAAGTGTTGTACACAAAACGGTGTTAGAGGCGGTTCAGCAACTGTACACTTTCCTATTTGGCACCAAGAAATAGAAGATATACTTGTTTTAAAAAACAATAAAGGTACGGAAGATAATAGAGTTAGAAAATTAGATTACTCTATACAATTATCAAAATTATTTTACGAAAGATTTATTAAGAATGAAGATATAACTTTATTCTCTCCACATGATGTGCCAGGTTTATATGACGCATTTGGTAAGGAAGAGTTTGACGAATTGTATGCTTCGTATGAAAGAAAAACATCTATAAAGAAAAAGAAAGTCAACGCACAAGATTTGTTTATGTCAATCTTAAAAGAAAGAGCAGAAACAGGTCGTATCTATATTATGAACATTGACCATGTTAATACTCATTCATCTTTTAAAGATAAAGTAAACATGTCTAATCTATGCCAAGAGATTACATTACCAACAGAACCTATTAGTCACATTGACGGTGAAGGTGAGATTGCATTGTGTATTCTATCTGCTATCAATATGGGTGCAATTAATGATAAAGAAGAATTAGAAAACCTTTGTGATTTATCTGTAAGAGGACTAGAAGAAATAATTGACCATCAAAATTATCCTGTTATAGCGGCAGAAAAAAGTACAAAAGCAAGGCGTTCACTAGGTATTGGTTATATTGGTCTTGCTCATTTCTTAGCAAAGAACAAGGTTTCTTACGCCTCAAAAGAAGCCTGGAAGTTGGTGGACGAGTTTACTGAGGCATTTCAATACTATCTACTCAAAGCTTCCAATGAGATTGCAAAAGAAAAAGGACCATGTGAATACTTTAGTAGAACAAAATACTCAGATGGTATATTACCAATTGACACTTATAAAAAAGATGTTGATAATATAGTTAAAAGAAAACTATCTTACAATTGGGAAAAGTTAAGAAAAGAAATACAAGAACATGGTTTAAGACATAGTACATTGTCAGCACAAATGCCAAGTGAAAGTTCAAGTGTTGTATCAAATGAAACAAATGGTATTGAACCACCAAGAGATTACTTGTCTATTAAGAAAAGTAAGAAAGGTCCTTTAAAACAAATTGTACCAGGATATCCTAATATCAAAAACTTCTATACTCTATTATGGGAAATGCAAGGCAATGAAGGATACATTAATGTTGTTGCAGTAATGCAGAAATACTTTGACCAAGCAATATCAGGTAACTGGTCTTACAATCCAGAACAGTTTGATGGCAACGAAGTGCCTCTTTCAGTAATGGCAAAAGATTTGTTGACTACATATAAACTAGGATGGAAGACAAGTTATTATCAGAATACATATGATAGTAAGCGTGATGATGACGAACCTGCTCATAGTATAGGTGGTCCTGAACAAGAACTAAAAACAAGAGAAGAATTTAATAGTAATGAAGAATACGAAGAATATTGCGAGAGTTGTGCCATATGATAATTAAAACTAATGTATTATACGAATTTACTAAAGGCGCAGATAAACTTATAGAGATATATGAAGCAGAGAAAGATTTAGTACAAGTTGATAAGTATGGTTACGATTATATTGATTGTACACAATTACCTGAAAAATATGATAGTGATACTGCCTTTATAGGTAAAATGGTTAGAGACCATGCACCACATATTAAATTGTTTGAACCTACAAAAGAGGGTTTAAGATTAGATTATATTCAAATAAGAAAGTCTGTACCAGGTAATACAAAATATAAATGGAACGAAAAAGCATGGAACAAACTAGACATTCACATACCTATAAATAAGTCTGTTGGAGGTCAATATAGATTTTCTACATGTACTATAGGTTCACAACCAGGTGCTATGCTTATGTTCAATCCACTAGAAGATTGGTGGTCAGTTGACGAAACAAAAAATATTCATTATAAACTAATATTAAGATTTAGAGACCTTGATAAAGAATTAAGGTATACAGGACAAAATTTAAATGACGAGGTTTAAGAATGGCATACTTAACTGTTAACATACCACACATAGATGTGTATGTAAAGAAAGAGTTTCTTTATGACAACGAAAAAGGTCATGGAGAATTAACTGAAGGAGTTTGGGTTACGGCAAAATCTATACAAGGTCGTGCCCTTTATTTTGAAACTTATCTACCAGAGTATGGTGCTCTGTATGACAAGTTACCTATTAGTGCGTTTGTATGGAAAAAAGATTATGGTGAAGATGTACCTTTAACTGAGTTACAGTTATGGGATTGTTTTAGTTATGATATATCAGTTATTGAAAAACAAATGTTATCAGGTAATCAATGTAAGTATTTGTCACCAGGTAAAAAATGGTACAATGGTTGGTACATGTTTACAATAGATAATGCGAACAGTACAAACTTGGAAAGAAACATAACTTATAGTGAGATACCAAGTCAACACAAATCTTTTAATATTATAAAATTAAATAATGGACACTTTGCGGCTCAACCTAATAATAGAGTTATCTTTTATGATAAGAGTTTGTCGCCAAGTAAATTAAAGTTTCCAGACTTTAAAGTTTCTACACAAGAGTTTAGTGTAGAAGGCGACCTAAAGTGGACAGCAGGTGATAGTGATGAGTTTTTTTACGAACTAAAAGAAGGAGAAAATGAGTAAGAGCGTTTACAATAAAAATCAAGTGGACTTTACAAAACAACCAATGTTTTTTGGAGAGGACAATTCAGTACAAAGATATGATACATTTAAGTATCCTGTGTTTGATAAATTAACACAACATCAATTAGGTTTGTTTTGGCGACCAGAAGAAATATCTTTACAAAAAGATAGAAACGATTGGCAACAATTACGACCAGAACAAAAACATATCTTTACATCTAATCTAAGATATCAAACATTATTAGATAGTGTACAAGGTAGAGGACCTAGTTTATCTTTCTTACCATTTTGTAGTTTACCTGAAATAGAAAGTCATATCTTAGTATGGGACTTTATGGAAAGTATTCATAGTAGAAGTTACACATACATTATTAAAAATATTTACTCAGACCCTGGTGAAGTATTTGATAAAATTTTAACAGATAAGTATATCACAGAAAGAGCAGAAAGTGTTACAGCAACATATGATGATTTAATTGAACACGGACAAAGATGGTTACTTGATAAAAAAGGTAGCATGAAAGAACTAAAAAGAAAACTTTGGCGAGCGATAGTCAATGTAGCAATACTTGAAGGTATCCGTTTCTATGTTTCTTTTGCTTGTTCGTTTGCATTTGGTGAATTAAAACTTATGGAAGGTAGTGCAAAAATTATATCTTTGATTGCTAGAGACGAAAGTCAACACTTAGCAGGTTCTCAGCATATGATGAAACTTTATAAGAGTAAAGAAAACGATAAAGAAATGTTACAAGTAATTAAAGAAGAAGAAGAAAATACTATACAAGCATTTAAAGACGCCGTTGACCAAGAAAAGCGTTGGGCAAATTATCTATTTAAAGATGGTTCAATGATTGGTCTTAATGATAAATTATTACATAACTATGTTGAGTTTATTGCTAACAAGAGAATGAGAGCAGTAGGATTAACGCCTATATATGACCAGTCAAGTACAAACAATCCATTACCTTGGACTGAACATTGGCTAAATAGTCGTGGTTTACAAAATGCACCACAAGAAACAGAAATAGAAAGTTATGTTGTTGGAGGAATAAAACAAGATGTTAAAAAAGATACGTTTGAAGGATTTAAACTATGATAATTTGTGAAAGCTGTGACGCTGAATTTAAAGTAAAAGTGCTTAATGAATTACCAGTTAAGTTTTGTCCGTGTTGTGGAGAAGCAATACATAATGACGCTGATTGGGAAGATGAAATAAAATATGAAGACGAGTAGTGCGAAAGCAAAAGGTAGAAATTTACAAAAAAGAGTAAGAGAAATACTAATAGAAAAACTAGACATACATCCAGAGGACATTGAAAGTCGTTCTATGGGTGCAGGTGGTGAAGACTTAATAATGGCACGAGCTGCCAGAGAAAAGTTTCCATATTCAATAGAGTGTAAGAACCAAGAGAAAGTAAATGTTTGGTCAGCATATGAACAAGCAAAAGATAACTCTGGCAAATACGAACCTATTGCAGTAATCAAAAAGAACAATCAAAAACCTTTAGTAGTTATGGACTTAGAAGCATTTGTACAATTACATTTGCCTAAGACGGTAGAAGATTTATGATAGGTCTATTTTTTTTAGGAATACCTGTAACAGTATTAGCAATGTATATATTATTAAAAGCAAGGGAGGGTGATGATAATAACAGGAGTAGATAAGAACCATGAAGACATGGTTATCTGGTGGTATGAAAATGTTAAAAGACATAATCCAGATGTAAAAGTAGGCATATGGGATTTTGGTATGTCTATGCAAATGAGAGAAGTAGTTAAAGGTATAGACGCATGGTTAAGTGACCCTATTACACACCCTAGTAACATAGGTTGGTTTAATAAAACAAGAGCAGTTATAGATACACCAAGTCAATCAGTTGCATGGTTAGATGTAGATTGTGAAGTCTTAACAAACATAGAAGAAATATTTTCATTAGTGCCACCTAACATGATAGGTCTTACTAGAGATTGGGTAAGAGACAATTGGTGGGCAACTGGCGTTATAGTTGTTAATGATAGACCAGAATTACTCAAACATTGGAATGAAATGTTGTTAAAGACAGCAATCAGAGGCGACCAAGAAATGTTATTTGAAATAGTTGGTAAAGAAGTACATGATGAAATACAAGAATTGCCACAAGAATATCAATGGTTAAGAATATCATTAAATAAAGGCGTAGATAGTCCAACTAAAAAGATTATTCACTGGACAGGACCTAAAGGTAAAAAATTTATAAGAGAACATTTGAAACAAGGTAGAAAGTATAAAGGTGAAACTGTATGATAAATGAAAATACTATTTCTATATTAACACCTACAAGAAATAGACCTAACAATTGTGAAAGGTTTATTAAATCAATATATGCAACAGCAAGTGATAAGACTAAGATAGAATTATTTTTTTATGTTGATAATAATGACCCAGCATTAGAACAATACAAATCTTTAGCTGCTCATTGTGATAGTGAATATAAAGATTTTAAAAAAGTAGATTTTACATTTGGTGAACCTAAAAGTGTTTCTCTTTCATGGAATGATTTAGCAGCTAAGAGTTCAGGTTATTTAATGATTATGGGTAATGATGATTTAATTTATAGAACTGCTAATTGGGATAGTTTACTCATACAAAATTTAGCAATAAGATATAAAGAGGATCCATATTGGGTTAGTTGGGTCAATGATGGTATCAATGCTGATAGACATTGTGCCTTTCCTATTATTGCAAGAGAGTGGTATAATACTGTAGGATATTTTGCACCTGGTTGTTTTCATTTTGGTTACAACGATACATGGGTATTTGATATTGCAAAGAGATTAGAAAGAACACATTATATTAATAACATACTTGTTGAACATATGCATTTTTCAAAAGGCAAAAGTGATATGGACGATACATATGCTCATAATAGAACAGGACCTAGAGGTAATCTATATCAAAAAGATAAAGGGATTATGTACCATGTACATCAGGTAAATAGAAGAATAGAAGAAGCAGAAAAAATTAAACAAGAGATAAACAAGATAAAAGGTCCGTCTTTAAAAGCACAAGTGATTGAAGATATACCTGAATATGAATTAGTATTTGTACAGAAACTACAAAAAGAATGGCAAGCTTCTTCACATAAACTAAAACAAGACCCATTAAAAGAACAGACAGAAAAATATAATAAACTATGTGAGAGTATAAAAAAACATGGTATGAAATATCCTATTCTGATTGATGGCGAAAACAAAGTATTACGAGGCAATCAACGAGCATGGTATTGTATTGATAATGATATTAAATATATTAGTGCTTATAGAATTAAAGATAGTGTTATAGATAAGTTTATTCAGAAAACATATATTGACGGTGACGAATACCCTCTATGATATATGCTCTATATAGAATCCACTATGGATTAGATTTCTTAGAAAAATCAATTAACTCAATCATTGATGATGTTGATATGATTTTTATATACTGGTCTAAACAACCTTGGTATAAAGGTTGTAAAGATTTACCACCTATGAATGAGAATGTAAAAGAGTATTGCAAAAGATGGAATGGTAAAGTAAATGTTATAGAAAGAGAATTTGACCTACCATCAGGACAATATACTCAAATGTATGCAGACATGATTATAGGTCATACAATACCAAAAAAAGTATTGATGATGGAACCTGATATGGTGTGGGACAAAGAACAATTAAAAAAAGCATTAGAACTAACAGATCCAGAAATTTCATTTAAACAAATAGAATTTTGGAAGAATGAAGAATGGTATATAAAAAGAACTAGAGAAAGACCAGGACCTACATTGTATAATCAGGCACCAGGTCTTACAGGTAAAGGTACTGCTACGAATACACATCTGATAAATAATAATATATATTGTTATAATTATGGATTTTGTTTAAGCAAAGAAGTGATGAAGTATAAGTTTGAAGTCGCCATACAATCATCCAAACATTATAAAGATAGTATACCTTCTAAAGATTGGTATGAAAAGAAATGGTTAAACTGGACACCAGAGACGGAAGATTTAGAAATGTCAGAAGCACATAAACACTACATTAAAAAGGCACTACCATATGGCACTAAAGATTAAAGATTACGAACCAGTTAGAGTACATACTAAAGAAGGTTCTGAAATAGGTCTCTATAAAAAATTAACAGAAGCAGGTACTCAATATGTTATCTATAGACATGCTGCCAGAGGTAAGATTAAAAACTTTGTTGGTAATTATGAATACATTGATAACAATAATGTATCACATTTAAAACCTATAGACTTAGAATACGGTAATAAAATTTTAGATAGAGTAGAACAAGGAATGAAATATTCCAATATCTATATTTTCTATGATGTAAAAAGTGAAGATACAAAATTACCAGATGAACCAAGTGAACAAGAACATAAATTTACATCTACAGGTATTAAATGGTGGCGACACCAAGAAGCAATGTTTAATTACAAATCTGGTAATCCTAATACAGTTATTTCTACACACATAAGTCCTGAAGGTGCATGTAATCTTAAATGCCCATATTGTAGTGTAACATATAGAGATACACATACAAGAATAGATTTAGATACAATCAAAGACTATGTAACAAAATTAAAAACAAGAGGACTGAAAGCAGTAATATTAACTGGTGGTGGTGAACCTACTGCTTATAAACACTTCAATGAATTAGTGCGTTGGTTATATGGCGAAGGATTAGAAGTGGCACTTATTAGTAATGGTAGTAAACAATATTGGAAACGAATAGACGAAGATGTATGTAAAATGTTTAGTTGGGTTAGAATATCAATTAATGTATTTACAGATTGGGAAAACAGAATTGGTTTACCATTAGAAAAATTTGATATGAATAAAACGATTGTAGGTAACTCAATGGTTTATACAGTAGAACACGAACTATCAGACGAAGTAATGGCAGATAGAGTTGGGTTACTAGATAAAGTTTCTAAAGTGGCAGACGCTTGTGGTAGTAAGTATATAAGATTATTACCTAACTGTTTATTAGAACAAGAGAATTTAATTAGACAACATAAAAGTTTAGACAATGTATTGTCACAGGTGACAGATACAAGATTTTTTCATCAATACAAAATACATGGAGCACCTAAAACACCAACATGTCATCAATCATATTTCAGACCTTATCTAAGTGAAGAAATACATAAAGAGACAGGTAAACCAGGTACTGTTTATCCTTGTGATAGCGTTGTATTGAATGATAACTATGAACACTTTGCTGAAGAATATCAGTTATGCCATGCTAGTGATATACTAGACTACTTGGATAAAAAAGTATTACAAAAATTTGACGCAACAAAAAGATGTACAGGTTGTGTCTTTACTGATAATGTCAATATGCTTGATGATTTTATAAATGATAAAGTTAACAGGTTTGACGAATTTAAGGAGCCGTTGACACATGAAAACTTTGTTTAAACCAGGTCAATTCTTTGACGAAAATTATTACGAAAGAGGTGCAGAAACAGGTAAGAGTTTGTATTCACATTATAGATGGATGCCAGAACTCACAATACCTATGTGCCATCACATTGCCAAATACCTAGAATTAAAAGAAACAGATAAAGTATTAGACTTTGGTTGTGCCAAAGGATTTTCAGTATATGGTCTTAGACTATTAGGTTATAAGGCATATGGTGTAGATGTATCAGAATATGCAGTTAAGAAATCACCAGAAGAAATAAGAAAGTGGTTAGGTGTAATAGAACCACAAGAAGAATTAACATGTGCTGAAGGTGGTTATGACTGGATACTTTGTAAAGATATATTAGAACATGTACCCTATGAAAATATAGAACAACAACTGGAAGTATTTCACAAAGGTGGTAAAAGATTATTTGTGATTGTACCTATAGGTCGTAATGGTAAATATTTAATTGATAGTTATGAACAAGACAAGTCACACTTTATTAAAGAAGATATAGATTGGTGGACTAAAAAGATAGAAGACGCAGGTTTTGAGATAGACTTAGCAACTTATGATTTAGGTCCTTTTAAAAAGAACTGGCAATTTGAACCAGAAGGTAATGCCTTAATTATGGCAACAAGACCAAATACTTTACACGAAGATTTAATGATAGGTTTTAAAGAAGAACAAAGACAAAGAGAATTAGAAGAAGAAGACGAGTGATTATATTAGGATTATATTTTGGTCATAATGCTGCTGCCTGTGTACTTAAAGATGGCGAAGTATTAATCAATTGGGAACTAGAAAGATTTACGAGAATAAAACATGACTTTGGTTTTAGTCAGGAGTTTATTGATAAGACATTAGAACATTGTGGTTTAACAATGAATGATGTTGACCATATTGCATGTAATAATCCAGGCACAATTACTAGATGGATTGAACAACACATGCCAGAAAGAAAATTAAATTTTAAAGTACCTAGTGCAAAGACTTTAGAATATAAAAAGTTTGATAAAGGTTACATTGTTAATCATCATTTAGCACACGCAGCTTCAACATACTATACAAGTCCTTTTGATACTGCCACAATCTTTACATGGGACGGTGGTGGTGATAGTGAGAACTCTAGTGTATCACAAGGTGTTGGTAATAAGATAGAACAATATAAACCTGACGCAAGAAAGAACTTAGCGGCATACTGGTCAAGTATTACAATCAATAATTATAGAATGAAAAGAGTACATGAATGGGACCCAGGTTCTGGTGCAGGTAAAGTTATGGGTCTTGCAAGTTATGGTAATGCTAATGAAGATTTGATAAGAACGATAGAGAGAACATTATCAGAGGCACCAAGACATGAATATTATGATCCACGAGCCAGAGCATATAACAATTGCGAAGACTTATCAGATACAAAAACATCTAATAGTCAAAATGTGGCAGCAAGTTTACAAAGTCTTACTACACGAACACTACTAACTGAAATAGATGATATTTACACAGGTAATCAAAACTTATGTTATGCAGGTGGACTTGCGTTAAATTGTATTGCAAATAGAGAGATTATCAAACAGACAAAGTTTGAAAAATTGCATGTTCCTCCGTTTCCTAACGACACAGGATTAGCGATAGGGTGTGCTTTGTATATCTGGCACCATGTGTTAGATAACCCTAAGAAAACATCATATTTTAGTCCTTATACAGGACCAGATTATAATGTAGGACAACCTGACATTGAAAGAGTTGGTAACCTACTTGCAGATAATAAAGTTATATGTTACTATGAAGGTCGTAGTGAGAGTGGACCTAGAGCATTAGGACATAGAAGTATTTTATGTAATCCAGGTATTGATGGCATAAGAGATAGATTAAACTACAAAGTAAAAATGAGAGAATGGTACAGACCATATGCACCTATTATACCTGAAGAAAATGCCAAAGAAATGTTATTAGATTATAACGAATGGTCACCTTATATGCAAACAAGTGCCATAGTTAAACATGAGTATGATGAGGCATTATCAGGCGTTACACAAGTTGATGGTAGTACAAGAGCACAAATTTTAAAACACGACCATAATGAAACACTATATAATATTATACAACAAAGTAAATTGCCTGCTTTGTTGAATACAAGTTTTAACTACCAAGAACCTATAGTTGAAACACCTGAACAGGCGAAGGCAACATTTGATAGAATGAAAGATGTTGATGTATTAGTAATTGGAGATAAAATATATGAAAGATAGAATTGACCACATAGTAAAATGGATAAAAGATTATGCAAACAAATATAACAAGACAACATTAGTTATAGGTGTATCAGGTGGTATAGATAGTGCAGTAGCGTCAACGCTATGTGCTATGACAGGTATCAAAGTCATACCAATTGTAATGTCAATTAAAAATAAAGATACATTAGCATTAGAACATGCTTGGTGGTTAGATGAGAATTTTGATAATGTAAGTCGTAGAGTTATTAACTTAGAAAAAATATTCCATGAGTTTGAAAACGCAAGTAATTATCTAGGTGCTGATAGTAAATTAGCATTTGCAAATAGTCGTAGTAGATTAAGAATGATGATGTTATATCAAGTGGCACAAAGTAGTAATGGATTAGTTGTAGGCACAGGTAACAAAGTAGAAGATTTTGGTGTAGGTTTCTATACTAAGTATGGTGATGGTGGTGTTGATATATCACCTATTGCAGATTGTATGAAAACAGATGTATGGAAAATTGCAAAAGAATTAAATATATTACAATCAATACAAGAGGCAAAACCAACAGATGGTTTATGGGACGATGGAAGAACAGATGAAGACCAACTTGGTATGAGTTACGAAGAATTAGAAAAAGCAATGAAGCAAGACCAAATGGGTGCCATTGTTACTAAACCTAGTGACCAAGAAAGAATGAGTATATATATGAAACATAGAAAACAAAATTTACATAAGATGGAACCTATTCCAGTATGTAGCATGGAGAAATTTAAATGAAAGTAGGATTTATAGGACTAGGTAAACTAGGCAGAGACGCAGCTGAAGTATTAGCAGAAAAACATGATGTAACAGGTTATGACCCTCATGTAGATGTACCAGGTTTATCAGGTACACAAGAACAAGCATGTAAAGGTAAAGATGTAGTTTTAATTGCAGTACAAACACCACATGACCCTTTGTATGACGGTAAAGACCCAACATCACATTTACCACCAAAAGATTTTGATTACTCTTACATTATAGAGGCAACGAAACAAGTTGACGCATTAGTAGATAAAGGTACTTTAATTTCTGTTATATCAACTATGTTACCAGGTACTGTAAGAAAACAAATACAACCACTTGTACAAAATGGTCAGTTTATTTACAATCCTTATTTGATTGCACAAGGTACTGTAAAATGGGATATGAAAAATCCTGAAATGATTATGATAGGTACGGAAGATGGCAAAGAAAGTTTAGCAGTAGATATGTTGCATGACTTATATGACCCTATCTTAGAGAAAGAAGTAAGATATGAATTAGGTACATGGGAAGAAATAGAAGCATTAAAAGTATTCTACAATACCTTTATATCTACAAAACTTGCATTAGTGAATATGATACAAGACACAGCAATGAATGTTGGTCATATGAATGTTGATGTGGTAACAAATGCATTGAAAAATAGTACACAAAGAATTATGGGACCTAGTTATATGAAAGCAGGTTTTGGTGACGGTGGTGGTTGCCATCCTAGAGATAATATCGCATTAAGAGTATTGAATGAAAGATACCAATATGGTTATGACTTGTTTGATAGTATTATGAAAGCAAGAGAAGAACAAGCTGCCAACATGGCAAGATATTGTTTATCTTTTCAAATGCCTGTAGTTATACTAGGTAAGGCATTTAAACCTGGCATTGACCAAACGGCAGGAAGTCCTTCTATGTTAGTTGGTTGGTATGTAGAAAAGTTAGGTAGTCAAAAAGTACATTATGATAAAGCACCTGATGGTGGTGCGTACACTTATCTTATACATGATAAAGGTTTGATACCTGAAGAATGGAATCCTGGTAGTTGTATTATAGACCCTTATAGAGAATTAGGTCCAGTTAAAAATTGTGTGGTAAAACATTATGGTAACACTCGCAGATAGAAAGATTGGAACAAATGTATTAGTTAACCTTGTTAACATAAGGTCAACTCTTCCACAAAAACTTGTAGGTCTACAAAGACATTTACAACAAGATTATAATTCTTATATAGAATATCTAAATGCAAGATGTCAAGCATTTGTAGATAGAGGTTGGAAAATTAATATGATGAATGATGTTATTGACGAAACTGTTAATGATAGAAAACTTGTACATCCTTTATTTGACTTTAAAGATTTTAAAAGAAGACAGTTTATACCAGAAGATGAGATAAGAAGTTATGAAAAGATATTTGTTGCAGGTGTATTTTTACAACATGAGGTATTAGAAAAGTATCATATGTTAAACAAAGTAAATCCTGAAACTTATATTACACCTACAATATCATTTTGCCAAGAATGGGGATATGATACACAAAAGAATGAAAACTGGAAAAAACTTGTAACTTTAGATATGTTTGCTTATGTTTAATATACCTCATTGGAAATATAATGTGGATCCTAAAAGTTATGATAGAGATATCATATTAAAAGAAATAGAACATAATTATAATATTGATAATCACAGAAACGAATGGGATGGTAACAATCCTTTACAAAGTGATTTACACCATAGTAATAAGGATCCAGATAATCCTAAATTTAAAAAGATTAATTATAAATCTATCATACCAGTTTACCATAAACTCTTTGATAATTTTTGTAAAACATTAAAACTTAAAAGTTCATTTACATATACATTTCAGATTACAAACTATACTGCCATGAAGTCAGGTCAATATATGAGACCACATAATCATGTAGGTGATAGTGATTTCACTTGTATTCATTATATCAAGTACAATAAAGACAAACACCAATCTACATTATTCCACAATGCCAATCATTGGGCAGATGATTACCAATACTTACGACCTATATTCTATTCTAAATTAGACCCATTAAACGAAGAACATAGTTATCTTAACAAATACTGGAAACTTCCTACTGAGGAAAATGATTTTATTATTACACCTTCCGCTTTAGTACACGAAGTACCACCTTTCAAATCAGACGAATTAAGGGTTACCTTAGTCGTAAATCTTCAAATTAAGTAGAACAAAACAAGAACATAGGCTGTGCGATATGTCGCACCAGCACTAAACCATTGCCAGGCAACGGAACTAATTTGCTGTTTTATGCCAATAGTTGTTGACTTTTGGTTAAAAGTGTGGTATATTATACAGTATATGATAACAAAAAATATAAAAACAAATAATATGACGATTGTAAGAAATGTTGCATACAGTCAAATTAACAAGATGAGTAAGAATATCAAAGAAGTTATTGAAGTTGATACTACTCTTTTAAAGATGATTGATATTAATATGAAGAACGCAATTAATAAAATCATTTACGACTATAATGTATATCAACAAACTGGTGTACTAAAAATTAAATAAACTAACAGAAGGATATATTATGACATATGAAGAAATGAGAGACAAAGTTACTAAGTTACTTGACAATACAGAAGAAAAAATGTCTGAGTTGATTGAAAACTATAACGAGAATAATAAAGAAAATACAGAAGTTGATACTGTTGATTTATCTAGTAAGTTTTCAGAATTACAAGATTACTTAGAAGACTATACATCTGAGTTTGAAGAAGTACAAATACGATAATTAGAAAGAGAGATATATTATGAATAAATTTTTAGAATACACAACTACTACATTTGCCATCATTGGTATTTTGAGTTTGATATTTGCCGTTGGTGCTATTGACGGTGGTTATAATGGTGTGCCAATGAATGACAATTGGTTCGCTTTTGGTATTTGTACAATGATAGGTTTAATATCATTTGCAATATCTTTATTAAGTCAATCTAAAATAGAAAGGATATAATGAGAAAAACATTTTTTTACGTTTTTGTTGCTTGGGTCTATATTTGGTCTTGGTCAATATTTAATGTAGTGAAAGCAGATGAACCAATAGTTTCAAAAGAGTATGTTGAAACAGTTGTTGGTCATGTGATTAGAAATATGAATAATATGGACCATGGCGAGGTGTTAAGTAATGACCTTGCTAGAATTGCCCATATGTATGCCATTGATATGTTGATAAGTGTACAGAAACATTTACCTTACATATTAGAAGGTGCTATAGTTGACATGAGACTAAAAGCAGATAAAGAGTATAAATGTTCAATCCAAGGTGACAGTAAAAACAAGGAGTGTTATGACAATTAAAACAAAAGAAGATATTATAGAAACAATAGAATATGCCATCAAAGATATTAAGAGTGGTATGGAAGAAAGTGGTATTGCTGAACTGGAAGATTTAGTGAAAGATATTAAGGATCCTAAAATGATGACAGTTGATTTAAAGAAACAGTATGATTGGAGAACTGATTACGATTGGACTGATTTGAATGACCATCCTGTAGAATTGCCAGATGGTTGGGTAAAAGTATGAATAAACGAAAGCGAAAGGAAACAATTATGATTGCAGAATTAACATTTATTGATGAGTTGAAGGAAATTAAGAACTCCTTAGGAGTAGGTACAGATAATGCTACCTTTAAATTAATTGATACTATTCAGAGGAAGTGGGAAAAACAGGTAGACGATTTTGAGAAAGCAGTGGCACCACAGGATCCTGTAGAAATGACTGAAGTAATGGGTATCACAGGACTAGAGGACTAGAACAAAACGAGAACAAATAAAGGCTTGACAAAAGCACTCTTTTATGATAGGATATAGACAATAGATGGCAATAATTTATACACACAATACGTCTGGTGCAATAAGACGTTTAAAAAGAAGAAGACCCACTAAAGAATATATGATTGCTTTAGCAAAGCATATCAAGTATTTAAAAAAACTAGGTCTAAAAGTGAATGATAAAGGTAGAATTGTAATGAAACAAAACCCAAAATATACAACTGTTACATATAACGAGATTTCAAAAGACAGTACGAAAAGACTAGACGCAGAATACTGGATTAATAAAAAATTTTCAGGTGGTACAAAACCTGTAAATAACTGGCGACTTGAAGAAAGTAAAAATTTTACTATCGCTCCTGCCTACAACAAAGGTGCTTATCAAGTAATTACTAAATCTAATGTGAAAGACATAGGTAAGTAGTGCGACATCCTGTCACATTTACTTTTCTATTAAAGCATGATAGAGTTAACAATATATTATTAACAAAAACGAGGAGACTATAATATGACTACAAAAACTATACAACAAAAAGTTAAAGAGAACGATTTATCTATGCAAGGTATTTTGAAAGAGTTTAACTCTTACGATAACCCTTTAGACAAAGCTAAATTTCTTAGAGAAATGGGTGGGTTAAATTTACCCTATGATGTGAATTGGGAGAGACTTGCTCAAGGATATGACGGCACGAAACCTTTTCCTGTCATTAAGAAAGTTGATGAAGATGAAGGTGATGAAGATATCCTTTCTGATAGAGTTTCAATGGACTCAGTTGGTCATGCAGAAGCACACGGTGATCCTTTAACTAAAAGGGAATTGGATGCGTTACTTTAGTATCGCAATAATATTGACAATGTTAACTGGTTGTGGAAGTATGAATGATAGAACTGTCCACGCCAGTTTATTTGTTGACCATTTAAATAATATGCCTATTGGTAAAACTAATTATTTTATGTGGCACAATAGTGCCACAGGTAATCAAGGTAATGTTAAGATTGTGAATAGTTATGTACATAAGTCAGGTGCTAAATGTGTTGATTATCAATCTACAGTTAATATACAAGATAGCTGGCCAATGAATTTTCCTGGTAGTTTAGATAGAAGTACAGAATTTGGTAAGGCATGTCAAATGCCTGATGGCAGATGGAGAATAATAGAGAGGGTAATGTAATGACAAAAGAATATAGTTCACATGATTGGAGAAAGAATACAGATGGTGCTATTGTTGAAGATGGTGATTATAGTATGAAAGTAAATGACAGTAGAGTTATCTTTATTAATCCACACACATTAAAAGAAGAAACAATTGATGTGTCCAGATTGATTAGAGTATTTGTAAACAATCAAACACAAATGAGGAAAAGTATAAAATGAATATGTTTTATGGTATAATTGTTTCATTGGCGATACTATTAGTACCTGTTGGTATGATGTATTCAATGAATAAAGAAAAACCAAAAGAGAAGAAACCAATTTATAATGATGATACTGTATGAGACAACCAAACTTTAATGTAATGTTTTTTATTGTATTGATATTAGCAATATTAATCTGGTCAGGTGCAATAGCAAATGACGAGACACCTAAATTCACAAAGAGTAATTGTGTTATAGAAGTTATCTATGATGAAAACATGGAGAACGAAGTCAGTAGAAAAATGATATGTAGAGACGGTGTTATAGGTCCTACTTACTGGCAACTATTCGCTCAATTTTATTACGGACAGGATAATGTGCCTGCCTACTGTAGAAAAGTTGAAGGCGGTTTAATACCTGATACGGTATGTTTAACAAATGAAGGCACGTGGGAGAAACAATGAAGTTAATCTTTGGTATGATAATAGGTGGTATAATAGTATATCACAATCCAGATATTGGGTTTGATATATACCATAACTCAATAGAGTATATAAGAGAGGTGATAAAAAAATGAATAAAATAATAATAATGATTTTACTAGGTCTGTTAGTTACAGGTTGTGCTAAGACAGTAAAAATTGAACATGAAGGACAGACCAAGTCTGGTATGTTAGAAGAAGTACCTAAATGGTTTGTAGAAAAAGAAGGTAAGAAAGGTCTCTTTAATAAGAAAGACAAGTTTTATCTTTATGGTGTAGGTGTGGCGACAAGTCCAGATTTACAACTTGCAATGGACAAAGCAACAATGGTAGCGAAAGCTGACTTAGCAGATGTAATGCATGGTGAAATGAATAAGAATGCTAATGTGTTTATACAAGAACTAGGACAAGAAGGTTCTAAAATTATAAACTCTAAAGCAGAGTCCACAATTGTAAACATAATTAAACAAACTAAAGTACAAGGTTATGAACAATGGCAGATTGCTGTATCTATAACTGGAGACAATGAGTATAGAGTTTACATGGGTTTACAGTTACCGTTAGGTGAGTTAAACAAGTTAGCGGAACTGGTAAAAGCAGAAGCTAAAAAAGATATAAATATGGCAGAAGCTAATATTAAAGCGAATGACGCTATAGAAAGTTTAACAGAAATAGCAACGGAGTAAATAATGTATAAAGTATTTTCAAAAGATAATTGTGTCTATTGCACAAAGGCAAAGTCCTTACTCAATAGTATAAATTTACCTTTTGAGGAACATAAACTGTCGCCTACTTTTACACCAGATAAAATGTTTGAAATGATAGGCAAACAAGTACGGTCTATGCCTCAAATTATGAAAGATGATGAGTTGATTGGTGGTTATACTGATTTGCGAGAACATCTAATAAATGAAGGTAAAATCAATTTTCAAGGTGAAACCAAGGAATAAAGATTGGTGTACCAACCCAGGACGGACAAAATCAAAGAGAGTGATACTAGATGACAGCGAAAATTTTATCGTTTCCAGAAGGAAAACATATACCTAATCTGACCAGAGAACAGAAAAAACCTGTAGAAGAAAAGATAGCGGAAGAACAAACAAAGAAATACGCTAATGCAGTTGCTGATGATATGGTCATTGGAATGTTGTCACAGTTACAACAAGAGGGTATGAACATTGGTTTACGAGATCCAAAGTTAAGTAATAAAACTTTCTTAGATTTAGGTATCTTTATGGAGGCATTAAAAGGTTTATTGTATAGAGAACTAAATTTAGAACACCCTTTCCATGAGATAACTGATAATCTTATGTTTAAACAGAAAGATGAAAAATCAGGTAGGACATTTTCAGTAATTGATTATGAAGGCAAAAGAATTTGTGACAAAAATGATGAAGACGAAATTGAATTTGAAGGAGAAAATTTAGATGATACTGATAGACTACAGCCAGATAGCGATTAGTAATATCGCTGTACAATTGGCAATGAGTAAAGACAAGATGACCTTGTCTATACCAATTGTAAGACATATGATACTAAACTCTATTAGAGGATTAGTACACAGATTTAAACAAGACTATCCAGGTGATGTTGTCATTGCAGTTGACGGACCGGCACCTTGGCGTAGAGATATATTTCCACACTACAAAGCAAAACGAAGGGAAGGGCGAGACGAATCCAAAACTGATTGGGAAAGTGTATTTGGTTTAATACACATAATCAAAGAAGAAATACGAGACAACTTCCATTATAAAGTTGTACAATTAGATAATGTTGAAGCAGATGATATTATTGCTGTACTATGTAAAAAAGAACAGACAGGTGTAAACATTGCTAAAAACGAAAAGATTTTAATTATATCAGGTGACAAAGACTTTCAACAACTTCAAAAGTATCCAAATGTATCACAGTATGCACCTATACAAAAGAAGATGATAGAAACACAAAATCCACAAGAGTATATCTTTGAGCATATAATGAGAGGTGATACCTCTGATGGCATACCTAACTTCTTGTCACCAGACGATACCTTTGTAAATAAGATTAAACAAAAACCTATACAAAAGAAAAAATTATCATATTGGATTGACACTTTAATGAAAGGTGAGGATCCTAAGACTTTCTGTAATGAATATCACTATAGAAACTACCAAAGAAACCAAAGACTAATTGACTTTGACTATATTCCAGACGATATGGAAGAAGACATATATAATACATACAAAAACATTAAGGTACAATCTAAACAAAAGATATTACCTTATTTAATTAATAACGATTTGAAAGAATTGATTGGCAAAATAGAGGAGTTTTAAAATGGCTGAACCAATGTATCAATTATCATTCCATGAAATATTAACAAAGGTTAATAATGCGAAAGATAAAAACAAGAAAATAGAAGTGTTGAATAAGTACGACACTAAAGAATTAAGAATGTTAATGAAGTTAGCATTTGATAAGAAATTAGTATGGAAGTTACCAGAAGATAACCCACCGTATAAAGCAAACGAAGCACCACTAGGTACTGAGGGACATATATGGTTAAAGGCAGAGGTAAGAAAACTGTTTCATTTCTTAGAAGGTGGTAACCCACAACTAAAACAATTGAAAAGAGAAGCTATGTTTATAGAAACACTTGAAGCATTAAGTGAAGAAGAAGCAAAGTTACTTTTACAAATCAAAGATAGAGAACTAAACAAAATTTACAAAGGTTTGACGGAGAATTTAGTAAAAGAAGCGTTCAATTGGGACGACAATTTTATGAGAATTAATAAGTAACATGGAAATATATTCCTTGTATGCAAGACCATTGGCTGTTACACAGATAAAGGAACATATACCAAAAGTTGAAGTCATACAAAATTGTACCAGTTGGAGTAATTACGATAACCTTGGTGAATACTCTAATGATAAAAAAATATTATCAAAGTTTCCTGAATTACAAAAAGTAATTACAGAAAAGGTACAAGAGTATAACGACCATGTAATGACTTATACTGACAATGAGGTTCAGTTAATAAGTTCCTGGGCAACAAAGTATCAACCTGGTTATCAAGGCAACTTACATAACCATGACAATACAATGTACTCAGTTGTATTCTATCCTGTATCTGGTGGATCCAATATTACATTTATTGATTATAATAATAAGTGGCAATGGTATGTACGACCAAAAAAATTAATCATTTTAATCAACAAAGACTTACCATAACTCCTGAGGCAGGAATGTTAGTTATATTCCCTGGATTTGCTCATCATAAGGTTGATGTAAATGCAGATAATCAAAGTAGATATTCTATTGTGGCAAACTATACTATCACAGGACCTGTAGGATATGACGATACTAGCTGGCATAATACAGGACATGCGACAGAATAGCACACTTTTATTTCATAAACCGTTGATTTATAAAGGTTTTATTATACCTTTTTTACTTGACTTTTGCTTGTTTTTAGTGTATATTATAAGTATATTAACAAGAAAACGAAAGGTTATATTATGAGTAAAGTTAAAAACATGGCGTGGGACAACGCTGAAGAACAATCTGATAAGATTATTAACAACTATTGTATTGGTGCTATTGACGAAGCAACTGCTACAAAACAATTGAAAGATGTTGACAACCTATCATTGTGTGGTATTGATGAGGACAATGTAGATGAAGTCCTTGATATTGCAAAAAAAGAATATGGTGCTAAATTATTATATAAAAACGAATATCTTAGATAATATATGGCAAGAAAAAAGATAGATAGATTAGCAGAAAACTTTAACAAAAAGTTTCCATATTATCCTACACTTACAGACGCTGAGCTGTGGTTTGATATACTAAATAATATTATCTTTAAAAGAAAACTACCGTCTTTTGATAGTATATCTATTAGAAGATTAAGAGGTGCTGTTGGTCAAGTAGTATTTAATGACCAATCAGAAAAGCGAAAAAAGAAACCTAGAGAATGTCATTTAGAATTACATTATAAAATGAAATCCTTTGACACTTTTTTACAAGTGTTAGGACATGAAATGGTACATCTATGGCAATATTATGCGTTAGAAGATAACAGTTGTAACCACAACATTGATTTCTACAAATGGCGTAGAACGTTTGGTGCAAATGGTATTAAACTAACACTTACTATTGACAATGATACAACTAATATTGACTAAGGAGGTCTTATGAAAATATTTTCAACTATATTATTACTAATTGCTGGTGTGTTTATGTGGAACGCAGTAGCAAAAGAAAAAGAACAACCGTGTACAGATGATGGTTGTAAAGAATTTATTGTACAACAGATTACATATGAGGAGATAGAAGACTTTCCTAATGTTTTACCTGTTATTAATACAGAAACAAAATCTCAGTTTGTTTATACACTATCAAAATGTATAGACAAAATTTATGAGACAACAGATATTTCAAAACAAATACCTAAAGAACTAATCATTGCTCAAGCGGCATTAGAGACAGGTTGGGGTAAAAGTAGATTTGCCAACGAAGGTAATAATCTATTTGGTATTAGAACTTTCAACAAAGATAGTAAATGGTTATTACCAATTACATGGGACCAAACAAAGTGGATTGGTTGGGGTGTTAAAGTTTATGAAACTAGATGTAATAGTGTAAAGGACTATGTAAGGATCCTTAACGAAGTATTTGCTTATGAAGAATTTAGAGAAGCAAGAAGCAACGGTGCAAATGTATACCAACTTGCTGATACTCTAACGAAGTATGCGACAAAAAAGAACTATACATCACTAATTAAACAAGTTATTAAACATAATATAGTAGGTGTCTATGAACTCTAAAGAAGAATTATACTGGAAACGTGTTGACGCTCTAAGAGCATATTTAAAAAAGGTTGACAAAAAGTTGCCGGTGATGTATAATATGTTTAGATTAAAATTAATTAAGTTAATGGAAAAAGTGAAGGAGTTTTAGTGAATATATTTTATTTGAACCACGATACAAAGACATGTGCTGAACAGCATGTAGATAAACACGTTGTAAAGATGATTGTAGAATACGCTCAATTATTATCTACAGCACATAGAATGCTAGACGGTAAAGAGATTGAAGGTAGAAGTAAGACAGGTAGAAAAGTGAAACGTTATATTATGGAAGATAAAAGAGAAGACATTATATACAAAGCAGTACACTACCACCACCCTAGTGCTGTATGGGCAAGAGAAACTAAAATGCAGTATCTATGGTTATATGATTTGTTTAAAAAACTAGGACAAGAGTACACTCACAGATATGGTAAAGTACATAGTACAAACTTTAAACTGAATGAGATACTGGCAAATGCACCTAACAATATTAAACAAGACGGTTGGCGAGAACCTACACCGGCAATGTCACACTATCCTCAATGTATAGTACCAAATGATAGTATTGCTAGTTACAAAAATTATTATGTAGAAGCAAAAGCATATTTTGCCAAATGGTCTAAACGTGACGTACCAGCCTGGTACGCTGCCAGAATAACAGCATAAATAAACATATGCCAACATATACATTTAGAAATAAAAAGACAGATGAAGAATGGACTGATTTGATGTCCATATCTGAAATGGAAGAATACTTAGAAAAGAATAAAAGAAAAATAGGTCTTGTACCGGCTGCACCACTTATAGTAGGTAGTGTAGGTCAACTTGATAGTAAAACTGATAGTGGTTGGAAAGACATGTTAGGAAGAGTTGCAGAAGCACATCCAGAAAGTGCTCTTGCTGATAGATATGGTAAAAAAGACCACAAAACATTAAAGATAAAAGACACTATTAAAAAACATAGGAAAAGAGCAAAAGGTAAAATCTAAATAGTCTAAATAGTTATATGATAGTTAACAGCACTAAGTTGTAGGGATATCATATAACCCAAAGATTGTAAGCTGAGTTAACACATAATCCGTAAGTGAAGGAATATTATGGCAAGTAAAAAGAAACAGTTGGAAATATCATTAAAGGATTTAAATGATATTAAACCAATCACAGATAATCAGAAGGAAGTTTTCAATAACTTCGCTGACAAAAATTTATTCCTATATGGTGTAGCAGGAACTGGTAAAACTTTCGTAGCGTTATATAATGCTTTGAAAGATGTTCTGGATCCTAAATCACCTAGAGAAAGAGTATATATTGTCCGTTCTATCATACCAACAAGAGACATAGGTTTCTTACCTGGTGATGAGGAAGACAAATCATACTTATACCAAACACCTTACCAGAACATGGTTAGGTTTATGTTTAAAAGAGGTAGTGACGCTGAGTTTGATAGACTATATAATGACCTAAGAAATCAAGGCACAATTGATTTTCTTACTACTTCCTTTTTAAGAGGTGTAACAATAGATAATGGCGTTATAATTGTAGATGAATGTCAAAACTTAAATTTCCATGAGTTAGATACAATAATGACCAGAGTAGGGCAAGATAGTAAAATTGTCTTCGCTGGTGATATGCAACAAACTGACTTAACGAAAACACAAGACCGTAATGGCATCCTAGACTTTGTGAATATACTTCAGCAAATGCCTGAAGTAAATTGCATTGAATTTGATTTGAATGATATAGTGAGAAGTGGATTAATCAAATCATATTTAATAAACAAAATAAAGTTAGGATTGCACTATGAGCAACAAATTTAAAGAAGCGTTAGAAATAATACTACACCACGAAGGTGGTTATGTAAACCACCCTAAAGACCCAGGTGGTGAAACAAACCTAGGTGTTACAAAAAGAGTTTATGAAGAATTTGGTGGTACTAAGGATATGAAAGACCTTACACATGAAGATGTGGCACCAATCTACAAAAAAGGTTATTGGGACAAATGTAAATGTGATGATTTGCCATCAGGTTTAGACCTGTGTGTATTTGACTTTGCTGTCAATGCAGGTCCAGGTAGAGCGGCAAAGTATTTACAATCTTGTGTAGGTGCCTTACCAATAGATGGTGGCATAGGTCCTATGACGTTAGCAAAAGTCAACGAATATGTTGAGAAGTTTAACGTGGAATATGCTGTAGAAAACTACCAAAAGAATAGACAAAATTATTACGAAGAACTATCCACATTTGCCACATTTGGCAGAGGTTGGACTAGACGTGTAGAAGAAACTACTGAGACAGCAAAATCTTGGATATAAGAGCTTGACTTTCCTGTAGGATTGTGATATAATAGAGTTTGAATAGTTAAAAAAAAGGATTATTATGTTTATTCACAAGCAACCTACAGGTGAGTTGCCACCCCTGAAGGCAAAGAATGTTGACGGTAAAAGATTTTACGAACATTTAGAAACAGGCAGTAAGTACCCCTCAATAACAAGTGTATTATCAATAATACAAAAAGAAGGTCTAAAGAAATGGCGTGAGAGAGTTGGCGATGAAGTTGCTAACCATATTATGATTACTAGTGCTAATCGTGGCACAGCAGTTCATAACATGATTGAAGACCATTTAAACAATATTGACATCAATGATGTGGAAAAGTATAAGAAGCAATTTCTTCCACGCATGATGTTTCAGACATTAAAAAGTACACTTCAAAACATAAATAATATTAGACTACAAGAGGCAGGCATGTATAGTGAAAAATATACAGTTGCAGGTCGTGTGGACTGTATTGCTGAATATGAAGGTAAACTTTCAATTATAGATTTTAAAACAAGCAAAGCAGACAAACAAGAAGATTGGATTGAGAATTACTTTATTCAAGGTAGTGCTTATGCTGAAATGTATGAAGAAAACTTTGGCGAAAAGATTGACCAGATTGTTATATTGATTACTACAGAGGAAGGTTCTGTACAAGTATTTAAAAAAGATAAAAAAGATTATCTGCCTAAACTAAAAGAAGCAATAGAAAACTTTTACAAATGGATAGAAACAAATGCTAAAACAAATTAAAACTTTTTTAAGAGGAATACTAGGTATTGGATTGATTGTATTATTCTTTTTTTATTATCTTTTGGATTAAACAAAGCACAAGCAGACGAGAAACCTTATTTTTTACCAGGTACATTATACCCAATACAAGTGCCAATGATGTGTGGCGAAAGCACAACAGTATTGACACAAATTGTAAATGGGTTTAAGATGAAAAGTTTGGCAGCAGGACAAGTAAAATATGCTGGAGACTTAGATGGTGATAGTATTGGTGTTATATCATTTTGGATACACCCTACTTTAGAGTATGGTAGTATGTTAATGACAATAAAAGAAGGCAATTTGACATGTTTATTAGGTTATGGTGTGGACTGGCAATGGGACACAGACTTAATGATAGATGTCGTAAACGAAGTTATCAATGAAGATGAGACAAGTACGCAATAGGGACTTGGGTGCAATACCCAACACCTCCACCAAAACCACTTCTATGAAGCATGGTGGTACCACAGATGAAGTGGTTTTGATGGGGGTGATATAGGTTTGACCGTTGTGAGAAAGTTCATTGGAGATAATTCACTGGCGAGTGTAAACGTGACAAATGCAAACTTTAACGAGTATGCTTTAGCAGCCTAGTGTTGCTTAGGGTTTGCCTGTACCTCGTAACAGAAACAGGCACTATTAACAAGTGATAAGGAGATTATGACAAAACAAAGTGAACAATTTTACGAGCTTCTGGATAAGATGAGACAAGTACATGACAATAAGAGGCATGATTATGCTTCTGTTGATGATGTATTCGCAAACTTTAGAACAAGTGAAATGGCAGGTATTCCTGCATGGAAAGGCGTTGCATTGCGAATAAGCGATAAGTTTAGTCGTTTAATGTCTTTCTGTAAACAAGGTGAATTAAAAGTACAAGACGAAAGTATTGGCGACACCTTAATAGATATGGCAAACTATGCTATCATATGCCACATTTTATTTTATGAAATGAGAAACAAACAAATGAACGCACATAAAGACGATATAACAGAAAAGTTTTTAAATGCACAAGGAGATAATAATGACAGATGATAATTCAGTAGATAAGTCTTTTGAGAATGAAACACCGGCACCAAGTCCTATGGTTCAGATTTCTATAAAAGAATACGACAAGTTAAAAGAACATCAAAAGTATATATCAGACAAAGGTATAATTGACATTATAGATAATGTTGAAAGACTTGTTAGAGCATTGAGAAAACATATTGTTAGGACAGACATATAATGACACCTAAACAATTTGCATTAGTAATAGAAAAACGAGCAAGTAAGAAAAGAATAAGTCACATGGAAGCTGTATTAGATTATTGTACTGAGAAACAGATTGAACCAGATGAAGTGACACATTTAATTAACAGAAACTTAAAAGAAAAAATAAAGGCAAATGCTGAAAATTTGAATTTCTTACCAAAGACAGCAACATTGCCAGTATAAGGATAAATTATGGAACAATGGAAAATAAAACCTCACACATTTAAATTTAGAGAAGGCGACAGCGATGAAAAAGGTGGTTGTACGTTTATTGGTGGTACATGGAAAGATGTTACTACAGATGAACTATTTGCAGGCAAAAGGGTAGTATTGTTTAGTCTACCTGGTGCATTTACACCAACTTGTTCAAGTGAACAGTTACCGGCATATGAGGAAATGTATGATAGATTTAAACATGCAAGAATAGATGAAGTTTATTGTGTATCAGTAAATGACGCTTTTGTAATGAATGCTTGGGCAAGAGACCTAGGTATTAAGAAAGTAAAAATGATACCAGACGGTTGTGGTACATTTACAAGTAATATGGGTATGTTAGTAAGTAAACCGGCACAAGGTTTTGGTATGAGAAGTTGGAGATATTCTGCTCTTGTAGAAGATGGTCTTGTAACTAGATTTAACCAAGAACCAGGATATAATCATCAATCAGTAGACGCTGACCCATACGTTAGGTCAGACCCACAAACTATATTAGCGACTATTAGTGTATAATATTTTTTCAACACCTATCTTTATTGATGATATTGATTTAAGTAAAGTTAATTTATTATCTGAAAGTTTTAAGGCACAATGGGAATCCAATACAACATCATCACATGGAGAAACCAATACACTTAAACAAGAAGAAGTAAAGTATTTACTAGACACTATAGTAAAAAATTTAAATGAGTTTATACAAGACCCATTTGAAATATCATTAACACAGATGTGGAGAAATAAATATAAACCAGGTGACTTTCAGGAGAAACATGCACATGTAAAACATAGTTTTTCTTTTATTATCTATGAACAGGTAACTGAAAGTAAAACTGTATTTGTACACCCAATACAACAACTGTTATTAGAAAAATATGGATATGATAAAGATGATAAAATGGAATGTATATTCAATCATCAACATGAACCTAAATGTAAAGCAGGTCAAATCATTATCTTTCCTAGTTACTTAGAACATTTTGTAAGAAGTAATGACGAAGAAACAATTACAGTTGCAGGTAACATAAAGTTAAATATAAA